ACTTGTTTTCACCCTCGGATTCTTCACGGAAATCCTGAACGCTGATGGTTCTTCTGTTCGCGAAAACGATTCGCGGAGAATCGTCATCAGCTGCTCGATAGCCGTCCACAATGCGAAGCAGCCAATCATCGCTTTCCGTTTCGTTGTTGCCGGAATATAAGTATCCGGTTACGAACGGATTCAGCGTGTTCGGAGCTTCAAGAGAACACCAGAGTGCCTCTGTGTCAAACTTTTCGTTTCGACTTTCAAGGTCAACACTCAGGTAGTTCTCCTCCTTCTCATCGCAAATCGTCATGGCGGCAAGGATGGTCTCATCTTCGACCGTGGCAGACATCTCGATGCGGTTGGGCTTGTCGTTTTCGTCTGCCCAGTATTTCTGAATCAGGTCTTCGATGGGGATGGTGACGCTCTTGCCGTTATTGCTTTTCAATGTGATTTTCATAGTGTTTTCTCCTTATCTTTTCTCGATGTAGTCACGGATATAGTTTAGTACACCCTTTTAGACGGTCAGTGCAGCAAAATTGAAGTCATTCAAACAATCGCAATCCAAAAACTGCCTTCCGCAAATTTATTACACCCCTTTCTTTTTGTTGACGCAAAAAGGCGGACCCCCAAAATTAGGAAGTCCGCCTCAAAGCAGAATTGTAAATTTTACGAGCGAAAAACGCCCAAAGTAAAATGGTATCTGTCATACAATTACTATTGTATGCCAGTCGCACGTTAATGCAAGCGCGAACAACAAAAAGCCATCCGCAACGAGTGCAGATGGCTAGTGGTATCGGTTTTTGTCAGTCGCTATGGGTGATTCGTTGATTTTTCGCAACGGTGCTTCTGATTTTAAAAGCGGGGCGAACGCCCATAGAGAGAGAAACATTGTAGCAGGCCGCATTGCCGTTGTAGTAGACATAAGCAAAGGTAGCAGCGGACTCACGAACTTTGTTCTGAACCCAGTACCACTGCATGTTCCCATTCTTGCCCTTAAGTGCCATACGGTTTCTACGCAGCTTCATAGGCTTCCACTGAGTCACATACGGACTTTCGTACTCCCCGTAGTAGTTCTCTCCGTGGATTTCCTTTTCAGTAGGAATACGGAGAAAGTCACCGTTATCAAACGGAACCATGAGTGCCTTGAGGTCTGCCGGGAAGCGGTCAAGGATTTCACCATTCAACTTCTTACGCAGGTCGGACGCTTCATAGCCGCCCTCATTGGTACGGGTTTCATTCATCGGGTACTCTTTAGCCAGACAATCAACCAGGCAGAAAACCATGCCGTCCTCTTCCTGCTGCACTGCCATAGCCTGTGCCTTTTCGTCATCGGTGAGTCTGACCTTGATAATATCTCCAACCTTGAAAGTGGAAACATCAGACTTAATCATTCTTTTTACTTTCATCGTCTTTTCTCCTTATCTTTTCTCGATGTAGTCGCAGATGTAGTTCAGCATACCGTTCTTTTCAAGGTCGTCGCCGATAAAACCGCTGCAGGAATCAACGGTATTGCCGTCTTCGTCCGTGATGCAGTATTGCCAGCAATTTCCTGCCAGATAGTCACTGTATGCTTCGAGTTCGTTACGGATGCAGTCCTCGGCGCGGTGCATGGCTTCACAACGGGATACGGGAGTATCGGAAATTCTCCGCTTCATGAAGTCGTTGATGTTAGCGACCGCAAAGCCGATGCAGGCAGAATCCCAAATATCAGGAAACGGAACCGTACTGAGCGCGATGCTGCTATGCTCATAGATATAAATGGGCGAAATGACGTACTCACCCGTTTTTTCGAGTGTCCGCTTTGTTTCGTTCAGGTGGTAGGCATCGTCGATGACATCGCCTATCTTGCGACGAGGACTTTTGAGACAATAGAAAGTGGCTGCATTGCAGTCATTTTCGCGTGGGTTTTCGATGTCCATGTCATGGCTTATGTCGAGGCACAGGTCATCCTTGAGAGTCAATTCTCGGTAATCGTAAACGGTCATTTTCAATCTTCCTTTCTGATAGACTCAAAAAGGCGGACCTCCCAGATTCGGGAAGTCCGCCTTAAAGCAGAATTGTGAATTGTACGAAAGGCAGAAAGCCTTTTTGATTTGGAATGGTATCTATCGTACAATACCCATTCTACTTGTTTCGCACATTTTGGCAAGTAAAAAATGTTGCTCATTCGAAGACGAGCGGCGAAGGAAGTTATTTTAGATGTGGAGAACAGCCCATTCACGGTTGGGATAATCGTCGCAGAAGCTTGCAAAAGCGAGCGGCGCACCGTTGTCTTGGCTGTCCTTGCTAGAGTGTACGAAGACATTGTAGTCTTCCATATCCTCAACATCATCGGCCGTGGCATCCTCGTCGAAGACATCATTGACGCTTTCCGCAATCAACTCTTTCATTTCCTCAAACGCCTCATCGAAACTGTCGTAGAAGCCCGTAAGCTCGATGCTTTCGTATTCCTCGTAAGAAAGAAGAAAGAAGGGCTTGTCGGTTGTGACTTCGTAAACGACCCACTCGACACTCTCTTGGTCATCCCCATTCCAGTAGTCATATGTGCTATACGCTCTGGGTTCGCTACTGTCAGCGTGGCGGTTCTCATCGAAGGTGAAAGAAAAGCCGTAGTGGTCTTCGTTTTCGTGCGTGATATCAGTTCCGGTAAGACCTGCATGATAGTTCTTGTTGATGCGCTGTGCCATGCTGTCTTTTACTGCGGCGACCGCCTCTTCCAGGGTGTCCTTCTTGCAGATTAGGTTCGTGCAATCATAGTGTTCGCTCTTAATCACGATAAACATTTTGTGGTCTCCTTTTTGTTATATGATAGTGGCGTGTCGTATAATGCATGGCATTATACGACCTCGTTGATGGCGTACAAAACCGAGACAGTCAGCCAATTCGGTGCATAATCCTGACACTCATATATAGCTGCCTCAGTGGTGTCGATATAATACGAGCTTGGAATTGTTTCCTCGTCGCTTCGGTCAAGGTGACGCTTTTTGAGCTCTTCCTGATAGTCCGACTGCATAGCGGCATGAGCCGTTTCGATGGACGGGTACTGGTTCGGAAAGATTTTGAGAAACATCTCCCCTCTTTTGTTGGTGAAAGATTTTGCAACAATAAACATACGAAACTCCTTTTCTGACGCAAAAAAGGCGGGCTTCCGAGAAGGAAGTCCGCCTTAAAGCAGAATTGTGAATTGTACGAACGCAAGACGCGCCTTAGTAGAATGGTATCTATCGTACAATACCTATTCTACCCGGTTCGCACAACTTGGCAACTGTTCATTTTGCGTGGTGCAGTGTTTTTCCGCTGCGGCGCACAATTGCTTGATGTCAGCGGCGGAGTATCCAAAATCGAAATACGCCATCGGCAGCTTCTTGTCATCGTGCTGCCACTCGCTGCGCAGAGCAATCCTGTCTTCATCAGCTTGACGCACTCCCACCCCTTACGGAGTGGGAGTGCGTCAAAATTTGCTGCAAATCATCCGGTGAAAACGAATAAGTCTTGCAAGTGTTTAGACGGTTCGCCAGCAGCGTTTCAGTATCAATTTTCAGACAACACATATGGATTCTCCTTTCGGTGCTTGGCTTCTACATTTCCAAATATACTCATTTCGCACGAATTGACAACAAAAAAAGAGCCCCGCATTTCTGCAAGGCTCAAATGGAACTGGGGATGAAGACGTCGGTACGGTCCTTGCACCGTGCGGCGACGAGGCTGCTCACGATGAGCAGAGTGTCGTCGCACTGGGCGGGAAGGTTCTGCACCTCGCCGTAGACGGTGGTCGTCAGCGGGATAGTGGTCCCGTTGAAGTCCACCGAGCCAGCATCGGCAGTCGCTGCGGAGACGCGAGCGACTATGCCGGAAGGCTCGATGGTGATGCCGGCCACGGTCACGCTATGCGGGGTCAAGTTGCGGATGTACATGTGGGACCTCCTTCGTTGTCTGCAAAACAAAAAGCAGACACATCAAAAGGCGTGTCTGCTTGAAGTTAAGCAGGTTGAGAAACGGTTGGTGGTAAATATGGTATCTATCGTATGTATACCATTATACTTCATCCGCATACGAATGCAAGGCCTTTTTGGAATTATTTTTTGGTTTCCTCAAAAATAGGGTTTTCCCAAAGAACTTTGCGCCCGCTTTCAATGCGAGAGACAGCCTTCATGGGAATATCAGACCAGTATTTACTGTAGTCAGCGCAGTTCTCCGCAAGAAATTCTTCCACATCATTGCAGAGCTTACGCGGTGCAATAGCCCATGTAGAAATGACCTTATTCTTAATCGTTTCAGAAGTAATCAGGTTGGAAACAGGATATTGCACCTGCATTTCTTTTCCATTGGCTTCAATAACGAGCCGAATGTTTTTTGCTTTTGCAGTCGCAGCAAACAAACTACGGCACTCACTTTCCCAACAATGTGGCTTAGACTGGAACTCCAGCATCCTTGATTTGGTAAGATGTTGGACGGCAACGAATTTTTTCCCGATGCTTTCGCTGAAAGGTGTGCCATCGTGAGAAGTGAGATTCTTATCGAGGACATTGACTACCCTTTCCGCCCATCCGGTAGGATTAGCGAAAAACTCGATGGTCGCGGTGTCATCAATGTGCTCAAGGAATTCACGAAGGTCTTTTTCAAATGCGGTGTCTTTCTTTTGCAGGACATACTGTTTGACAGCGTTTTCATAAACCTCGTTCTGCAATTCGGGCGTGTTCAGATAGTCAGGGTCGAGAATTGTTTTCTGCTCCAGATAATCCCACAGTGTTTTCGTCATCTCACCCATTGCGGAATGGGGACCGGTGTAAGCAGAGGTGACATCAAACAATCGCAGGAACTCATAGCTTTCAGCATAGGTCTTTTCGTGGTCCACAACATAAGCCATAAACTCAAGGTTATGCTGTTCAGAAAAATGGTCTTTGCTCATGCTGGTGGGATAGTTACTGCACATTTGCCCAAATAATGCCTCGACACTATGCTCGCCATCTGCCATCGGGACACGAATGAAACGATAATAATAACCTTTTTCATTTTCGTTCATAACGACTCCGGAAAGTATGAAATCAGTTGGGTTTTTGAGAAAATTGTGGAAATCTTCTTCATAAATTGTGTTTAAAAACATAAGGCTTAGCTCTCCTTCTCCAGCGTAAGCTGGTTTTTGATAATATTGACTGCATTCTTAACACAAAAAGAGCGGACCTCCCGATGTGGGAAGTCCGCTCTTCAAGCGAAATTGTGAAGTGTACGAGCGCAATGGCTGCGTCAAATATAGATGTTATCTATCGTACACTTCTAAGTTTATACAGTTCGCATACAGCGTCAACCATCACTCGGTATCGGCAACGCACATATAGAGATGGTAGGTGGCGTTTGCCGTCTGGCAGACCCAGTGATTGTAGAACGAATTGTACGGCTCGGATGTGACAACATCTTCGTCCGCGTAATAAATAGCAGCCTCGCACCACGAAGGACCATCCTTGCGCGGGACGCAGCGCACATCCATGCACATACCATCGGCAAAGGTAACGGACTCGAACTCAATCTCGTCCTGCTTTTTGCCTCCGTCGGTGTACTGCTTGATTTCGTTCATGCGCTCTTTGCTGATAACAAGGCGCTCAACAAAAACCTTACGAAAATTGGTGAGATTCTCATAGGTGGCGCAGATACGCATGATTGCGCTTGCCAGAGAGTGTACGGAACCGATGTCATAGCACAGGGCCGTTTTGTCGAAACAGCCGATACCATGACCCGTCCAGAAACCGCCCTCAAACAAATGGATGGAGGCGGCGTAGCAAGGACAGGCATCGATTTTGCAAAGCTGGATATCAAGCGTGCAGCCATTGTACATACTATCTACCGCAACCCGGCAAATTTCAAAGATTACTTCGGAAGGAACTTTGCCGCTGCCATCCCAATAGGTGGGATTGTAGCGGGAAAGATACATCTCGGCAATCTGCTTTGCGTTGTTCTCTGTCATACCGATGGATTGTTTAAGCATTCTTTATACCTCTTTTCAGATTGTCAGCACATATTAGATGCCTCTGGCATTACGTGGTCGGGTTGGTCCACAGAACCTTCTCTCCAGCCCGGATACGCGTGATACAATCGATTGGAAAAACGAAGACATCGAACATATTGGTTCCCTTTTCAACCTGTTTGATGAGGTTGGGATGCTTGCAAACAAATCGCTGAGTGTCTTCCGGCTTTGCGAAGGCGCTGATACGAGTCACGGAGATTCCTTTCCTGCGCAGTACATCCGCATCGCGAATAAGGTGGCTGGGACAATCCACTTCGAGATGCTCACCCATTTTCTTGTCGTCAATATAGTCCATGACGAGAGTGACGACTTTATAAGGTTCGACAGCATCCATCATGCTTTTGCACACATTGGTGATGTCCTTAGGGTCGGCACTGTCGTGCTCATAAAACGTAAGGAATAGTTCCGACATCCTATCAATGGCAATCAGCCGGGCCATGTAATAAATTCTGGATGCCGTTCCGTTGCTTGCCGTAATGACAGAACTTGTCTCTTCAGCCCAATCCGATGGAGATGACAAATAGTGAATCACATCGTCATCGTTCAGAGGATACATAGTTCGAATCAGGTTGGAGAACTCATTGCATCGAGTTCCAAAAAGAAAGGCGGAGCAAGCATTGCGGACTGCTTTATCCACTGTATCCTTATCCTGAAACATTGCGGGGTCTGCCGGAATGTTCTTTCGGAACAGCGGAATACGGATACTGTCCAGTTTCTCGAAGACATCCATATCGTCGATGAAATCGCTGCTTTGAAGCAACGCTTTTACGGGTTTGGAGGCCATGTAAATAGTTTTGCTATCCACAATGAAGCCGCCAAATTCCCATTTTGCGAATCGTGAAAAGGATGGCTTCTTATTGTCCGACGAATCCCGGTTCTGAACCATAACATAGAGCGATTCAACTTGATGTTCTCTAACCAAAACCGGATGTTTGAAAAACGAGTAATAGCGGGAAAACACAATGTCACCGCTGCGTTTTGCTCCCTCAAAAAAGGTCATGGTCCAGTTTGAGAGAAAACGAATCAGTTCCTCAACAGTAAAAGTCAACATAGTTTATACTACCTCTCTTTAGATGGTCAGCACAGCAGAATCGAAGTTTTCCAAACAGTCACAACTCAAGAACTGACCTCCACAAATGGGGCACTTCTCGATGTCGCAACCGTAGTGGTGATAGTAGCCAATTTTGGCTCCACAATCGCCACAGCGGATATCTTTCTCTTCCGGAGTACCAACGGATTTTTCGTACCAGTCGCCGGGGGCACCGACCTTGATACGGTTAAAAGTTTTCTTGTGTTCGCCTTTGATGACCACACGCTTATACGAGCAACCGTTGGCCGTCAGCATTTCGCGTCCGCAGTAGTTACATTTTGCCATTGCCCGTCTCCCCTTTCAGAAGCTCGCGTGCATGGTCGAGGACTTCCTTTGCGACAGGTTTACCGCCTTCGTTCAGAGCGAGGAAGACCTCCAGAACCTCTGCACGGGTCGTATTCTGGTCAAGTTCAGCAACACCAATGGAAGCATCCATGAACCAGTTTTTATCCAGAGCGGAAAGGTCGTTGTAAAACGCACCCTTGTACGGGAATCGGTTCTCGTAAAAAGCAAGCAGGGTCAACATACGCTGCTTGCCATCGACGATTTCGTAGTAGTTGCCATCGTCGTTTGTGCGATTAAAGGGCAACTGCTTGAAGACGAAACGACCAATTTCGCGTCCTGCGAAGATGCTGTCCAGCAGTTTCTCTCTGTCCTCCTCATCCCAAACAGAACCGCGCTGATAATCGGGTTTGAAATCAACGCCGAACAGGTAATGGAAGCTGAGTAGAGAGTACATGCTACGATTTGAGTAGTGCAGACGGGATAGTGCAGAGTCACGCTTTGCGAAATGCGTGTCTTTGTCGTCATCCAACGGTCGAACACTCGTCCAAGCCCAGCAGGAATATTCGACATTGTTCTTGGTGGTGACGCGGATGAGATACATTGCGCCATCATCCATCACTTCTTCGACAACACAGTTAGGAAGATGTCCAACCTGCACCCTGTCTCCCACAGCAAAATGGTATGTGGGTGTTCCAGAGTTCTTTGCTGCGTTACAGGCTTTCTCGTAAGAGTAGCTATCCTTTACGCGTTCCTGCGGAGTTTTCTCCCGAGCAATTTCTTTAGTACGGCTTTTTGCCATGGTAATGCCTCACTTTCTTTTTTGGCGGTCGTTGAGAAACGTCCCAACCGTCAGTTGTTTTCTTTTTCGTGCCTCTCGTCGTCGCGCAGAAGGTCGTTTGCCACTGCTACGGTATCACAGGTGTAGTAGCGTCCGCAGGTGTATTCGCACTGAGTCAATGTGGCGGAGCAACCGTTGATGCAGCCCATGAAGACATCCTTATTGCCGTTCTCGTCGGTGAAAATGCCGCCGGTCACGGTGATGCTCTCAACATAGGGCAAGCACGGCTCGTCCGTGTCCTCACTCAAGTTCCATACAATCTCCCAAAAGCTGATGAAGGTGTCATTGTACAAGAAAGAGGGGCGGTTACCGCTGTCTTTCCGAACCAGTTCTTCAAGGGCATCCCAAGGAACTTCATCTGCAATGAAGATGCCGAATGCGCCACAGGAAAAAACGATTTTTCCAATATGACCGCAGATACGGACATAGTCACCCACATGAAGTTCGTTGTCATTGGCATCGGTGAAACCTGTGTCGAAGCCTTTCTGTGCCATTTCATTTGCGTTAGTCATTTTAATACACTCCTTTTTGAAATTGACGCAAAAAAGCGGACCTCCCAACATCGGGAAGTCCGCCTTAAAGCGAAATTGTGAATTGTACGAGCGCAGTGTGCGCCTTAGTAGAATGGTATCTATCGTACAATCTCAATTATATCCGACTCGCACGAAGATGCAAATGTTTAATTGCCCTCATGGAAAAACATATGCATGAATTCCGGATGCCCAGCGAACACCTTCTCAACAACCTCGGGCAAGTCATGGATATCATCCAGAACGAGCCGTCCTTGCCTATCGCGGTACGGTGCTGTCGCTGCGGTTTTCTCTGCAAAATAAGCGTCAAACGCCTCTTCGCTATCGAATTCCGGCATTAACGCAATTTCCCGGTTGCGGTCCTTCATAATTTACACAGCCTCGTTAAACGCCGAGCAGTTCGCGCTCTTCGGCAGTCAGTTTATCGAGAACCTTCTGCCTGCGCTTTTCCCGCGATTCCTGCTTGGTGCTGATGATGAAGGTATCGGCGCGGTCGCCATCCCGCACAAAGACGGGACGGTCTTTCAGCATATTCCGCATCGCGTCCAAACGCTCTTCTTTCGTCATGTCGTACATGCCGGATGCGCCGTAAATGGAAATGTTGATTTCATCCTTTTTCGGGGCCTTGTCATAGGCGGTGGGGTCTACGGCAGTGAAATAAAGGGTGTAATAGTAGCACCTGTCGGCGAGCGCCAACGCGATGGTATCGATATTTCCCTCAAAGACACCAAGGTCGGTGATGGAGCGGCCCTCGCAGTCACCTTCCGTGGTGACATGCCAGAATCCGTAAGCTTTGTCGTAAGGTTTCTTAAATTCAGCCATTGTATTTCACCACTTTCTGCTTTCGTCCGACTTGTACATGAGTTCAAAAGTTTCAGGCGGAACGATGAAAAGACTGTTTTTCTTGCCTTCCACCAGATATTCGTAGGGCTTGATGCGCAGCACGTCCAGGGCGAAGCTGTAAATGGTGACGCAGTTGTGGATGATATTATCCCTCACCTTCCAGCCAAGACCTGGATTTTCGGCAACCAGCTTCTTGATATCCTCGAAGCTCTGCGCGTTTTCGGGGTCCCACTGGACCGCACGGATGCTGTTCCTTTTGTGATAATTAGCCATTGTGATTTCTCCTTTTTTGGTGTTATTTATTTTCGAAAAATGCAAGCATAGCCGTATTAGCTGCCTGCGCATACCGAGTTTCGGGATGCCGTGCAGCAAAGCTTTCTTTCGCAAAGAAATTGTTTGCGGAATGTACCGAATACCTCGTACCCTTCAACTGCCAAGCCAGCTGATTCGTGTCACGCTTATGAGCATCAGTGATGCTCGTGACGAGAAAACACGGAGGCAGCATCTTGGCGTAAGTCTTAGGCGACAGGCATTCGGCGTAGCTGGTCTTCTTCCAATCCTTTTCAATGAGATAAGGCGCGATAGCGTTCATCTTTCTGCGAGAAAGGTCAAGAATACCATTCTGCAAGCAGACAGCCTTGAACGTGAGTTTTGCTTCTTGCGGTACATCGAACGGAAGTTCATCTTCGAGATGCTGCATGGATACAGGGTTCCAGAGAAGAGCGTATACGAGGCAAGCCAGTGCAGCACCTGCACCGTCACCTACCAGATACATTCTGGACATATCTGCGCCATACCGTTCTGCACAGCGGTGGATGACAACGAACGCCTTCAAAAGGTCGCCGAGTTGCCCGAACAGATTCGTTTCGGGAACCGGGGTGTATTCCGGAATAAAGGTCAGATAGCCATGCTCCGCACACCATGTTCCGAAATTCCGGTTCAGGGCACTGCGTCCTGCAACGAAATCGCCGCCGTAGATGTCGATGATGACAGGGAATTTTTTGCCGTCGCTTTCCTTGTGCTTCGGAACATACGCAGAGATGGGCAAGCACTCATCACTTCTTTTCGTGATGATGTGATGTGTGACCTGCGTCTCGCTGCAAACTCCGATTGCGGTGGTATTGGGTTTCGGTTGCTTGCTTATGATTTTCTGCAAGGAGCGCTCCTTGCAAAGTGCGTAACGGTTGATATTCAAATTTCTTCCTCCTCGTTTTCGCCGCAGTCAAAAAGAGAGTCTTTCCAGCCCCTTTCAATGGCAACTCCGTAAGCCTTTTTGTACTGCTCCTCGAATCTCTGCAGGACTGCATCGTACTGACTCTGCGTCATAACAATATCGAGTCCGAGGTCGTCATCGTCGTTAGAGTTGTCGTAGTGGTACAGCCGCATTTCAAATTGTCTGCCGAAAACATCCTTGTTCGGATACCAGCATGAATACAAAATTACATAGTCGTCATCACTTCTTTTGCAGACATCGAGTCCAAACACCTTATCGATGTCAAACTTCATGGGAATGAGAATACTGATATAGTTGTCATCATATGTCCGCATATCGGATTCGTTGATAACGAAGCGAAGGAACTCATCGAGGTCTTTGATGGCTACTTGACCCTGTTTCTTCACAGAGTCGATAATTTTTTTGTGTGCCATGATTTCTCCTTAGCTTATCGTGCGCAGCGGTAAAAGAACGCCAGCATCTCATCGTTTGCCATCTGCCCCCATGCCGTTTCCGGATGAAGTGCGGCAAAAGCGTGGTCGGCTTCTTTTACATTGCAGAATACGAATTGATGGTACTGGTGGTTGGTTTTCAGTAGCTTCACATAATGTTTTGTCTGTCCTTTCAGGAAATCTCCTTTTCCGGAACAAAGAAAGCACGGCGGCAGCAGCTTGCAATAGTATTCGGGACGAATATAGGAAGCGTACTTCTCTTTACGCCATCCCTTCTGCATGTAGTTGTTCGCCAGCAATCCAACCTGACCTTTGTAAATGTAGAACATCCCACTCTGAAAACCCATGGCAGTCACGCGGAGAGCCTGAACCTTTTGCGGGATATACCTTTCAAGGCGGCGGATGACCGGCTGCATCTCGGTAGGATGGTGTAACGAAGCAACGGCCATAGAGGCCAAGAAAGCACCGGCACTGTCTGCGGTAACGAAGAGTTTTTCGATGTTGCCGCCGAACTCTGCCGCTTTCGCTTCAATGACTGCAAGCGCATCGAGAATATCCGAGATTTGTCCGAAGATATCCGTTTCGGGAACCAGACGGTAATCGGGGATAAAAACGATATAGCCTCTTCTTGCTAGTTGGATACCGAGATTCCTGTTCTGTTCTTTGCGGCCGGCAATCAAGCCCCCGCCATGAACATCCAGGATGATGGGTAGTGGTTCTTTGACCTCTCCGACTGGCTTGTAGACATCCATTGAAAGTCCTAAACATTTCCGAACCGGGATGGTCACAATATCGACAAGGTCGCTGTTGTGCATACGCGGTTGGCTGCGAATGATTTGTTCGACGTGGATGCGCTCCTTTACGGAAGCACGAGTAATGATATTCAAATAAATCAACTCCTTTAACAAAAAACGCGGCTGCTGCTCTTCTTGAACAGCAGCCGTATTTGGTGAAATCAACGGAACTCGAATGTGTATTCGGTCCCGGTAACGGTTGCAACGAAAATATTCACGCCAATCACGCCGAGGCGCTTTGTCGTGGCAGTCGTAAAAGAGAGAGCGTTCTCATTTGTCCCCACGATAAACCGAAGAGGCTCGCCGTTTACGACATGCAAGGCACCTTTGCAGCCGATAAGAGACTTGACTCTTTCGTCGCTGCTATTGGTGGCGGTTAAAATACACCCTTCCCGAATTCGCATTTGTAAATTCCTCCTTAATCAGAAATCTCAAGCCGAAGCTTGCGGGTACTGGTCAAGAACATCGTTGAATCGGGAATCTAGGTGCCGGTCATTTTCGTCACGGGCGGGATAACTGAACGCGTTCTCGTCTGCAGCAGCATCCGTGAACCCGTCCATCATGGTCAGGATACCCTCCATCCAGGCAGCGGCTCTGCCAAACATACCGTTTTCCTGTTCCTTGTTGCGGTGTAGGTAATCGGTAAGGCTTTCAAGAGCCATCTTCTGCTGGTAGAAGGTATCCCAGTTAATGTCTTTGATAGTGTCGAGGTAAGCGTTATCGTCCATTTTGAACAAACTCCTTAAAAAATAAATTTACGATGCATACCCCGAAAGGCTCCTGCAATCAAATTCAAAACAAAAAAGGCAGGCTCTCCATGTGACTGGAAAGTCTGCCTTAACGGTTCAGAACTGTGAATGTGTGAATTACCTTTCGGTTGGTATCCATCGTACATTTTTCATTGTATGCGGTTCGCACATTCGCGCAAGGGCTTAAAGGTGAAATCTGAGAAAATTATTGGACAGTGACAGAAGAATTTACAGCCTCAGACGAAGAATCGGTGCTCTCGCTCGCGGCTACATCAGAATCCGCAGCGTTTTCAGCGTCAGATGCAGCACCGAACTCGGCTGCTGTATCAGATTCCGGAACAGCGGCAGCGCCCTCAGCAGGTGCGCCTGGCATAGTCGCATACAGACCCGTCAGACGGACAGGCGCATCACCGTAGCCAAGATATCCCCAGAAAGTATCGGTGCTGGCTTCATTGATGTACTCGGTGCCCTGCAATACCGGGAACTCATAGATATCGGTGATAGCCGTGCCCTTCACATCGGCACTGTCAAACTGGTCGCTGCAGGATGCCACAACGGTGCAGTCCTCGTAGTTCCAGACGAGGTAGAAGGACTTGGCACCGGTCTCTTTGTTGTATTCCGCGTCACGGAACTCATCAAAGGAAGTATACTGCGTGCCGGTCGGGCTGTTCTTCCAATAAAGGCCATTCGGGGTGCCGAACACCGCATAAAGGGCGTTGAACTTCTCCTCGGGCGTGCCGTCAACAGGAAAATCCTTCAGAGCGGAAGGCTTCATCGTCGAATAGAAAAGACCATTCTCAAAGGCGTTCCCGATAGTCATGCCGTCAGAAGCAGCCGTGGTGCTGTCCATGACATTCGATACCGGGCCACCATTAAAGCCAATCTGGTAGTAGTTGGCGGATTCCCCATTCTCACCCTCGGTACAGACACAGAAATCCGAGATATCTTTTTCCAGACCTTCTCCGGTCACGGCATCCTCAATACTGTCGATGACCGTCTCCCCCGTTTCCAGAACGGACAATTTCAGGTATCCGGAAATCGGCATCTCGTTCAAATCCTTCACGGACACGCTCTTGATTTGTGTAGAGCTGCCGGATGCAGAGGAATAAAGTCCTGAAACGAATGCGCCATCCTCATAGGTCAGAGGATTTACACCAAAAGGCAACCCATCCGTCCATGTCATATCGGGCTTATCCAGAGTCCCTACAGCGAACTCCGGAAGATTGTCAAGCAATGACCATGCATTGATGGGCTCTGGCGTAGGTGCAGGAGTCGGTGCCGGTGTGGCAGTGGGCTGTGCGGCGGCGATAGCCGCTGCCTCAGAAGCAGCTTTCCGGTCCTGAATCTCCTGAGATGCACAGCCGGTAAACATCATTACGGATGCCATCATGACAGCTGCGGCGAATAGAATTTTCTTGTGTTGCATACTGTTTTTGCACTGTCTTATTTTTTAGGCAGTGCTTTGCCTCCTTTTACATATCGTTTGTGCTGAATATGACCAATGACCGCAAGCCCCAAAAAGCCAACGGCAATGAGCATCGAACTGCCTCCGAGAAGAAACGCGCAATAACCGGCCACATCGCGCCACTGTGCGGCTTTTGCGAGCGTGCAGATGACGCAGGCAATAAAGCAAAGCCAGCCAAAGAGATAGCCAGCCATTCCGATGGTAGCTACCTTCCCTAATACGGATTCTAAAAGCTTCAAAGCAACCACATCCTTCCTACGAGTTTAATTTTATGCGATTCGCAAGTATTGGCAACAGGAAATTATCGCTACAAAAAGAAAAAGCTGCCCAACCGAAGCTGGACAGCGAAAATGCTATTGAATTTTACTGTTTTTTGTTTTGTTCTGCTCTTCTGCGCTCGCGTTCCTCGTACTCCTTCTTCTGATATTTCAAGCGTTCGTTCAGCAGAAAGGAGTTTTCATCGCGGGTCATGGTGAGTTTGGCTCTGTACACGATATAAATGACGATAAGTGCCAAAATGCCGTAGGTGAAGATGAGACTCAGAAGATTGCCAACAACCGTTACGATAATAGGTGAAATAAGATGGAGAATACCAATGACGAGCAGGAACATACCGCCAAAGACGATGACTTTAGCAGCGGTCTGAACGGCAGGCGGGTAGCCATCGAGAAAAGTAGATATAGTATCGTTGATTTTGGTGAAGATGTCATTTCTCTTTTTGCCATTGTTATTATTGTTTTCAACCATACTGGTCCCTCCCTTTTTATGCCAATTATAGCACATATTTGCACAAAATGCTATACCTCGCATTATATTGTGGGTGAGGACAGGAACCATTTTGTTTGCCAAGACGACAACGAAAAAAGCCGTCACCCCAAAGGGCAACGGCTAAGTGTATTGGTGTGATTAGCGAGGCAGGTTCTTGTCTACCACGATTTCGAGGTTGTAGTGAGGCAGTTTCGCAACATCACCCTTCGCAACCTTGAGAGCCGCCTTCATCTTGTCATCAGGCATGGACTGAATAAGGCTGTTCAGTTCCTCACAGGTGTGGCTGAGCATCGGACCGCGACTGGTGGTGAACATCGTAGCGGAAACCGGCTGGCAACCCTGAGAGACCATACCGTCCCAATGCGTGCGCAGTTCAGCAACGGACTTCATGTTAGCAGCAGTGCTCATGAAATCATAGATGTTGCAGTGGTTCTCGTCGATGTATTCAAGAACATCGATGCGAGTGCGGTTCGCATATACAGGGAACTGGAGCTCGACCTTGTTGCCGGTGTTGTTCATGATACGCTCAGCAAACTGCTTGGCGTACTCCTCAAGAGGGCAGGTCTTGTCTTCCACGACAGGAACTGCATCCTTCACAGCATCGAAGATGGCACGCCAGCCCTCATCGCTCAAATCGATGTTGGACTTGTTTGCGAGGGTGTTCAGGAACCCACGCGGCAGGTCAGAGATATCGATGGCGATGGTGCCGGTGAACAGATTGAAGGAAGGATGACGAGCACGGTCCCAGATGGTATCCAACTGTGCGGTAGCGATAACGCGGTCGCCGAGCTGGATATCCACACCCTGGGTGCTCATATTTCCCTGATAATAGTGCTTCAGGGCGTAACCACCGGTCACTGCACGAGTCTGAGTAGCGGCTGCATTGAGCAGACCGACCTCGACGGAAACAGGGATATCGTGACCATTGTAGTTCACGCTCAGATGATGCGTTCCGGTCACAGCCTTGTAGCGCTGGAAGATAGGCTTGACGAAAACATCGCAAGTCTTGCCGTTCGCCATCTGATAGTCGGGAATCAGGATACGGGCGGGAGCGGCACCGGAATCATCGGGCTTGAGGTAGTTGCGATACTTGACGCCGAAATGCTCCGCAATTGAACGGCGCAGCACATTGAGGCTGGAAACCTTGCTCGGAGCGCAGCTGCCATTCTGGGTCAGCATAGTGCTTGCGGTGCTCTTATCCATCTCCACATAGATGATGGTGGAGGGAGCGCCGAGAGGCTTGTAGGCATCACGCATGACGATGTCGGCAAGAGGGATATCCTGCTGCTCAACAATCTTCATCTTGGTGTCGAAGGGGCCGTCAACGAGGTGGTAGGAATCCTCTTCCGGCTTCTTGGTGGCGATGAACCACGGATACTTGTTCCGGGTGGCGACCAGCAGGAAGTTGTTGAGACCTACGCCGTGGATGCACAGAGGACCCTCATCGGTGTGACGAGAGCCAAACTGCAGGCTTTCGCCCACCTCGTCGATGTCCATACCGTTGCCCCAGTCGGCAGTAACCATGCCGATTAGGTCCTTCTCGGAGCCTGGTACGAACGCAACCAGAGCGTTTACAGGGCCGGTGCTGTTCGACAGGATGTTGTCCATGGGCTCGCAAGCGGCGCTGTGCATCGGGAGAAACTGGTTGGAAACGGCATTGAAGTAGTTCTTGGTGATACCAACATTGAGAATATGTGCCTTCATAGTATACCCCGTATCGTGGGGCCAACGTGCTGCTCTTGAAATCATCTCCACAGCAGGTAGAGCCCCAAGATAGGGGGTTATTGTTATTTGTTTGTGTGTTTGTCTGTTGTTTTAGGAAGCAGACAGGCGATAAAAATCGTGACCGCTGCTATAGCAATCACGGTCACGATAATTGCGGGAATTGGAATTTGGTCGATAAGTGCGAGTATCACGCGGTCTATCAGCAGCCAGAAAAGATGGCGTAACATCTTATGGCTGCTAAGAAAGGCGTCCACTCGCTAAACTATCTTGTCAAAACTAAACATACAGGGTTCTCCTTTTTTGATTGATATTCGTTTTATGCTAACGCACTTTATCGTTGTACCCACGGCTGGAATATGTATAAAAGATGCTCTAACGCGGCGTTCGCGGCTGGGATATGTATAAAGGATGCTTTGCTGTATTTGCAGCAAAACAACGATTTTCGCATTAACGCAGCGTGTACGTCCCGCTTTTTAGGCAGGAAATCTATTATAATCACCGTATCGTGGTGTACTACGATGCAGGAATGTTCCCGCATGACCAAAAACAGATAGTCCGCAAAAAACCTCCAAAAGAAAAAGGACAGACACCCATGACGAGTGTCTGTCCTTTTCAAGAAAAGAGGATTGTGAATATGGCTATTGTTGCACTACCTATACAGGTAATGATACTGGTATCTTTGATACGATTATTATTCTATGCCGTTCGCAAGCGCTGTCAACACTAATTTCTGATTTTTCCAACTAAAAAGCCAACTGTGTATCAGATGGCTTTTCTGTTATTTGTTGATGTTTTTCTCGTCGTGGTGAAGGGTGCCACGGACAAACTGGTTCCAGCGAGCATGATACAAAACAAAACCATCTTCGAACTCAACGGTAATGTTATTAACGCCGTGATAAGCGGTGCAGGTGGCTTTGCTGCCATCCTTCATCGCCATCGTAGTGCCGACGGATTTCGCATAATCGTGCTCATCCTTGCGAGCTGCACTGATAGTACGCATCCGCATTTTGCAGTCGGGACAGCAGGTAGCACCGGATGCAATAGCCCGCGTCATGGCGCGAACGCTTGTCACGAACTCTTTTTTGCAATCCGGGCATACGAAGATAGCTCTTCTTTCCGAACGAGCGGAAATTTCGCTGGGAGTGTAATCGTTCTTGTCGCTCCACATAGGAACAACCTTAGGACACTGGGTAGCCAAATCATTGATTCCGGGAACAACCTTGCGACCTGCGCAAACAGGGCAACCGGTATGGTAGTACATCAAGGATTTAACGACATTGCAAATAGAAGCCTTAAATTCCTGCTTGCAGTCGGGGCATACGAACCATACCTTCTTGTTGTTGCCTGCAGATACTTCACTGGGAGAGCAATCGTTCTTGTCACTCCACATGGAAGCGGCCATAGGGCACTTGGTAGCCAAATCATTGATACCAGAAACAACCTTGCGACCTGCGCAAACAGGGCAACCGGTACTGCCATTTTGTACGGTATGAACTACATTGCAGATAGAAGCTTCAAACTCCTGCTTACAATCTGGGCATACGAACCACGCTTTCTTGTTACTGCCTGCAGATGCTTCGCTGGGGGTGTATGTGTTCTTTGCACTCCACATAGCGAAAATCTTAGGACACTTGGTAGCCAAATCATTGATGCCAGGGACGACCTTAAGACCTGCGCAAACAGGGCAACCGGTATTACCACGCATCAAGGACCTTGCGACATGGAAAACACGGGCTTCAAACTCCTGCTTACAATCTGGGCATACGAACCACGCTTTCTTGTTGCTGCCTACAGATACTTCGCTGGGGGTGTATGTGTTCTTGGAACTCCACATAGCGGAAATCTTAGGACATTTGGTAGCCAAATCGTTGACGCCGGAAATGACATTCTTGGAATTGATGGTGTTGGCATTCATAGTAAACTCTCTTTCTCCTCGTATTTTCGAGGCTTGTGATAAATAAAAATGAGCGACTTGTAGTTACAGCGTCTTAAACTTACGGCAGCAACGCATCATGGTGCGGATACGAACCAAGTCAATCTCGATTGCCAATGCGTTGATGGCTTCGAAAAGTGCATAGACAGCCATTGCGGGAATCGCAACAAGTAAAATAATGATGGATTTAATGGTTTTCATTTCAAGCTCTCTTTCTCCGCATTTGCGCGGCCTTGCAACAAAAAAAGACAGGTCACCGATTGGTGCCTGTCTGAATTCTGTCAGATTATAAATGGTTGGTCGTGTTTTGTTATCTATCGTACAATACTCATTCTATACTGTTCGCAAACGCCGTCAAGACAACATTTCAAAAGAAAAAGCCGCCCCACCCCGAGAGGTGGAACGGCTGATGAGATTAGTGCTTGATGTAAAGCGAGGTGTCCCTGAACGGATTCAGGATACCAGGCTTATACTTGGTGCTGACATACTCAGCAATCTGAGCATCCGTCATACCGTTCAGTACATCGAGCCAGCATTCGGCGTTGATGCCCATGAGTCCGCCCATACCGAGCGCATTGTCGCAGCGTCTCATATCCTCAGCAAATGCTTCATGGTACGCGCAAGGCTCAGCAGCACGAGCAATACGATTAGTGTCGTACATGATGCCACCTCACCCGTTTACCATAGCTTTAAGCCCTGCTTCGTCCAGAACGGGAATCCCCAGAGCGTTGGCCTTATCAAGCTTAGAGCCTGCGGCTTCACCGGCGACCAGATAGCTGGTCTTCTTGGATACGCTGCCGGTCACCTTACCGCCGTGTGCTTCGATAAAGGTCTTAGTCTCTTCGCGGCTCATCGTGGGCAGGGTTCCGGTAATTACAAAGGTCTTACCGGAAAGCGATACAGCATCCTCAGCGGAACCGTTTGCGGATGCATTCGGTGCATGGTAATCGAGGTTGACGCCAGCCTTGTACAGGGCTGTGACCTCCTGCTTGAACATAGGGTCAGAGAGCATTGCATCCAGAGCGGCATAGATTGCATCAGAGAAACCGGGGATGTTACAATCCTTGATGTTATCCACATACAGGGCAGATAAACCGAGCAGGTTTCCGTCCGTTGCCTTGCACTGGGTAAACAGAGCACGAGCAACATGACCGCCAATAAGACGATAGCCAAGACCTTTAAGAACACGGTCTGCGTTCTGGGTCTTGGAGTTCTCGATGGCTGCGAGCAGCTTCTTAGCCGTCTTTTCACCGTACATGTCGATGAGTTCGGATTCTTCCTCATAAAGCCAGTACAGGTCTACGGGGTTGGAGATGAACCGACTATCGACCAGGTCCTGAATGATTTGCGGACCAAGCCCCTTAATGTCCATGCACGCCTTGGATGCGAAATGGATGATGCGGTTGACCGTCTTGGCAGGGCAGGAATCGTTCGTGCAATACAGGTCAACAGACCCGTTCACGGAAGCGATAGGCTCGCCACAGACAGGGCAAACCTGACTGGACATGTCATAGGGCACAGCATCTGCCGGACGCTTTTCCTTCTCAACCATCGTGATTTTCGGGATGATATCACCGGACTTATGCAGCACAATGGTATCGCCGATGCGGATGTCAAGATTTTTGATGAAATCCGCGTTGTTCAGCGTAGCACGTTCAACACGGGTTCCGGCTAACTGTACCGGGTCGAATTCCGCCACAGGAGTGACGCGGCCGGTACGACCCGTCTGCAACACGATACGGCGAAGAACCGTAGCCTTCTCCTCAGCGGGATACTTGAAAGCAATAGCCCATTTCGGAGTTTTGGTCCGCTCACCCATCTTCTTGCGGATGTCGATTTCGTCTACCTTGATGACAGCGCCATCAATGGGATAATCGATATCATAACGATGCTCCCCGATATCGCGGATAGCGGCGAGGATACTGTCGGTATCATTGCAATGCGCGTAGTAGGTGGTCTTGAAATCACAAACATCGCGCAGATAGTTAAGCTGGTCGCAGTGAGAGTCAGCAAACTCAGAGGAATCCTCCCCGTCATTGACACTCTGCACATTGAAAATGAACACTTTCAGGTTCCGCTCCTTTGCGACAGCCGGGTCAGACTGACGCAGCGTACCGGCAGCGCAGTTACGGGGATTGGCGAACAGCTTCTTCCCTGCTGCTTCCTGCTTGGCGTTGGTTGCTTCAAAGTCCTCTTCGCTCATGTAGCACTCGCCGCGCAATTCGATTTTCCAGATACCGTCCGGCATCTGGATATTGACAGGGATGCCAAGAACCTTGACATTGTCGGTAACATCTTCACCGATATGTCCGTCGCCGCGAGTGGACGCCTGTACGAGCCGCAGTTTTCCGTCAGAACCGGCAGGCTTAGCGTACACCAGAGACAGGCTCAGACCGTCAATTTTGCGCTCAATAGAGAAGGTGGCATCAGGGTATTCCTTCACCACGGAAGCCGTAAAATCGCGTACCTCGTCGTCTGAGAAGACATCCAGAAGCGAAAGCATCGGGACACGGTGCTCAACCGGAATGCCGATAACGCGCTTGCCGCCAACCACCTGTGTGGGGCTGTCGGAGGTGACGAGTTCCGGATGCGCGGCTTCGAGGTCACGAATCTCGTGCATCGCACGGTCGTACTCCTCATCCGTTACGACAGGAGCATCCTGCTCGTAGTAAGCTGCGCTCCAGCGCTTGACCTTCTCGCAGAGTTCATTGTAGGTATTGATATATTCAGTCATTGTAATGAGTTCCTTTCAGTGTAGCCGCTATAGTATCTATCATACAACACTCTCAGCGGCATTAGCAATATCGAACATTAGAAAAGCGGGTCCCAAAATGAGATGAGACCTGCTTTGCACTTACTTCCTTTTGACCCTATCGTATTTCACGCCGAGAATCTCAGCGGCAGCGTTAAGGGTTTCGAGAGAAGCCTTGTTAAAATCGTTTTGCGCAGCCAGATATAGTGCTTTTGTGCATCTGACGGCGTCGCAAATATCGTAGATGATATCTTTGTTTTCGAAAATCAGCAAATACTGCTCATAGCCGACTGCGGCATCTTCTCGATACTCAACACCGTTGGCATCGAACTCGTATAAGCGGTTTGCGGTTCCGGAAGTCGGGATGCATACAAAATGGTTGGTGTTAGAATCTGTGTGGGTGACCACCATCTTGCGAATCGTTTCGGGATAAGGAACCCCAAAGCGAAACTCGACCATCCAGAGATAATCGCCTGCCTTAACAGAAAGCATTTCAAATCTTCCTTTCAGTGTTAATTTTTATTGTTTATTCGTGCCCTTCAAAGCTTCGATGGCAATCTCAAATTTTCAGTTCGAGCGCAACTTTTTCTTCTGCGCTCTTATCGTTCATCCCATCGACGAGAACGTAAATATCTACGTTCCTTAAAACAAGTCCTTTCGCTTGCCAGTCGGTTTCTTTGCGAATCTTTTCTGGCAAAAGACGAAGTGCCTGCTTTTTGAGTTTGTCGATTTTTTCTTCTGTGGGGTACATTTCTTGGCTGAAGGTAAATTCTGCAGTTTGGTACGTTGTAGTCCATGCACGAACCTTTACCGTTACTGTGCTTTCCGAAACGTTGTAGTCTTTAAATGGGATTAAAGACTCACTCAGTTCCCCAATTCTCGCATTAAAGAGATTGGTTATACGAGCGAGTTCCTTTTGGTAGATTACCTTTGCTTGTCGCACCTGTTCACGGTAGCATTTTACGCAGTCTTCAACTGTGTAGAAGATGTTTACAGACTCACCCGTGTATCCCCGATAGCCTGTATTATCCATTGGAGCAATTACCTTGGACATAATATGACCGTTCTTTACAGGTCGGAAATAAATAGGAGAATAATAAATAATCTTATTCGTCTCCTTGGCATCCGTTACCACCACCGGAGTGGGCTCAATTCCACGAATTGGCTTTTTGGTCGGGTCTGCGTTTGCTCGATAGTCGCAAATCCAAACCATCTTTCCCGTAATGTTTTCCAGCCCTTCCGCGTAATCAAAATCCGCAAGAGATTTCGTCTTTTGAGGTCCTAATGCACGGTTATTTCGCCAAAGGGTTACATTGTTATTTTGTAGATATTCTTCGAGTTCCATTTTTTCACCTTTTTCCTTTCAGAGCTTCGATAACCAATTCTTCGTAGTCCTCGATGGCGTAATAGATTTCAGAAAACCCATTTGCATGACCACGCTCATACGCCTTTTCCCAGACCATTTCTGCCGTCTCTTGACTGATAAGAACAGAGGAAGCGCTTTTTACATCCATCTGAATAAGGGCAAGAATGTCAACCATGACATCCGAAATAGCTTTGTTGCGGTCGGTCACAAGTTTGGTTACTTCATCGTTCCATTGCTGCTGAAGCTGCCGCACCTTCTTTTTATTCCAATCGAGGGAATGTGCGCTGCTGATGATATCACCGGTTTTAGGACGCTTGGTTTTAGGGGTTGTGCGCATGTTCCAAGCAGCCTCCATGCGAATCTGAAGATTTTTCCAACTACTATCCATGTTTTATTTCCTTTCTATGCGTTTTTTACATTAGAATTTGAAATCCTGACATACTTCGATGCTGTTTTTGTCATAGCCGACAGCGTACAGTTCATTGAGCAGCGGCGTGTATTCTTCGACTGTTGCAGGAACGCCTGCTTTCAGATACCCGTAAGACGCATTCACATGCTGCCCATTGTGGACATACGCATCGAAATACAGGTTGGGGTCCTTCAATTTGAGTCTTTTGCAAAACTCGATGGTTCCCGGTATCTTGTCAAGAAACACACAGGTGAGTTCGGAACCGGCTTCTGGATTGAGTTCGTCGGTACAGTTAAGAAAAGCTACTTTCATTTTCGTTCTCCCTTTTTTGAGCGCAAAAAGGCGGGCCTCCCAAAATCGGGAAGTCCGCCTTAAAGCAAAATTGTGAATTGTACGAACGCAGTTAGCGCCTTAGTAGATGGTATCTATCGTACAATTCTTATTTTATTCGGTTCGCATATCGCGTCAACAATTATGTTTAAGGGGCTGAAATTATAGCGGAAAATGACCGTAAAAAAGCGGACCTCCCGCTTCGGAGAGTCCGCTAAAGCCGTAATTATTGACCCTGATTCTCAGTCGGCTGCTGCGGTTCAGCGGGCTGTTGAGGCTGAACAGGCGCGGTAGGCTGCTGAGGCTGTGCAGGTGCCTGATAGGTCATGTTAGGATTTTGGGTTTGTTCCTGAGTCGGCTGCTGATACTGAGCAGGATGAGCAGCTTTGTAGACATCGTACTTCTGCTTCATCTGGTCATAAGAATAGCCATCCTGCGGGATACCGAAGTACCGATACTGACCGAACGCCAGAATCATGTTGAAGATGGGGTTCAGGAAGAACAGGCCAATGGTGAAGCCAATCCCCTGCCCAAACGCGACACTCTGCTTGTACAGAGTCACGATGTTGATGATGACGCCGACGATGACCAGCAGCGTGCCGAGCAGCGGGATGCCGCCGAGCACAGTGCAGACGATGGGGACGAAGAACAGCCAGCCGTTGCCCCAGAAGATTTTGTACCGGATGTAGCTGTTATAAAACGGGACGATAGACGCCCATCCGGGTTGACCGGCCTTCTCGAAAATTTTCCAGCCAGCCACAATGTTGAGAACGAAGAATGCCAGGATGATGAGCCAAAATCCAGCAAAGATGCTGAGAAGTGCGTTGAGGGCCGCCGCCTCTGAACCGTAGGACATAATGATTCCTCCTAAAAAAATTTATATTATAAAGCCAATCGGCCTTATTCCTTTTCCTGCACGGCTTTGCGTGCCGCTTTTTCTTTCGACAGTGCTGCGAGTTTCTTGCCACTTTCGACCAGGATTGCGCGGCGTTCTTCCGAGATAAACATGGGAGGGCGAATTTTCACCCACTTTTTCGGAAATTCCGCTTCTACGCAATCTTCCTTATCGATGGTCAGCTTTACCTCATCGGGATGCTCTGCCGCGAGTTTGCGTAACTCGTTCACCCGCGAATAATTTCGCGTATAGTACGAGCAGGTTTTCTCTGCATCGCAGAAATTGATGATGGTCTCGCGTTCGTAGGCACCATCGGCGCTTTGAGGTGTTTGGTTGATGGGACGCATTTTGTCATCTCCTTTCAGTCGCACAATACTGCCTTCTTTGCGGGTCCGTCCGGCGTAAGGTTACACGCATAAGCCCAACGCGGAAGCATAATACGACCGCGAACGCTAACGACGGTCATCTCCCGCGCCGTGGCTTGTTCGAATTCCGATGCGTCCAAAGCACTCCGGGTCAACAGAATAGCGTCGTCCGGCATATCGTTGAGCATCATTTTCAGTTCTTTAACTGTCATAGATTGTCTCCTTTTGCATGACCTCATCCAGCGCCTGCAGGAACAAGACGGATTCGGTGTTCTGCGTCCCAGCTGCAACGATACCGGAAATCTCGTTCGGCTCGATGAGGAAAACGCTGTCACCGTCAATGAATCCTTGCGGCCATGGCGCAGCATAATAGGCGTAGGGCACAATATCGGTTGCATAGCCGATAATCATATATTTCTGGTCAGCGTCCTGCCGAACCTTAACGATTGTTCCGAGCGAAAACGCGGATTTGAGTGTAGGTGATACTGAAACAGGCATTTCTCTTTTGATTTTCAAGGATGAAAACACCTCCATAAATACCAGTCTATGCGGTTCGCAAGAATGTGCAACGAAAAAGGTACAAAAAAAGGAGCTGCCCGAAGGCAACTCCCTGTCATACATAGATTTGCTGTACTAAAAGCGAACTCAGCGATTTTGTGCAACCTTGACATTGAAGTCAAACAGTTCCTTGCTGGTCGAGCACCGTGAAGAAAACTCTCCGTCACGGTTCTGGATGACATCGGATGCCGGGACAGGCTTTCCGAAACCATCGTCCACAAACACAGGATGCTTGCTGTCATCATTGTCAGAACGGGGTGAGAAGCTTGCGGCTGCGAACCAGTCTTCCTCATCGCTGCCCTGCTCGTCATACAGACGGCAGAACGGAGCAGGGATTTCGGGTGTCGGAAGCTGGAACATTGCTGCCTGCATTTCCTTGCCGTCATTCTTCACATTCACATCAATGAGAGGGCAAATCGTATCGCCTGCACACTCCCACTTGGTATAGGATTGAGCGGTAATTGCGGTATTGTCGTCAGATACCTCAATACCGAGTGAAAGAATGTCGGATTTGAGACCGAGCTTTTCCTGAAGCATTTCCGGGGTGAGAGTCAGAAACTGACCGCCGACCGTGTTGATGATAAGATTCATGGTTACATACACCTTTCTGTGATTAGTAAATATAGTTCTCGCCGCGAAGCGCTGCCTGAACGGCGCGGATTTCCTTTTCGGTGAGTTGGTAGCTGCCAATCGGAGTGTTCGCGGAACCAAAGTAAGCGGAATCGAACACCATGCAGGCTTCTCCGTTCTCATTGAGCCGATAGAGAAATGCTTCCTTTGTCCGTGCATCAGTAGGATGGTCTACCAGCGATACGAGAGGAAGACCTGTTGTCGAGTTCTTAACCATCTGCCACTCGGATGCGTTCCGGTCACAGTACCCAGCGATGTAGATGTGCGGCTCGGAGATAAGGCGCAGGTCACGCTTCATCAATTCGAGCAGTGAATTGGCGGGCTTGCAGCTGTAAGTATTGGTCAATTCGGCGTTCAACTCGAAATTGAGAGAAACACAGAAAACACGGTATCCGCGCTTATCCAAGTCATCGAGCATTGCGGTGCCAGCGCCCGAAGATAGGAATGAAACCATCTTGGTGTCCATGTTTTTAGGCAGGTAAAGCACAGCTGTAATGAGGTATCTTTCCGAACGCACCAGATTCTTAAACATCACGCATCATCCTCCGTCTTGGTAGTCATGCCATGGACTTTGTCGATGGCGGCGGCAATCGTGTTGTTCTCCAGTTCAGTCATCTGCGTGCAAAGGTAACCCCAGTCGATGGCATCGTGGACCTTGCGGACAAACACATCGTAGGTGCCAGCGGTTTTCATCATTTCGATTTCCGATTCATAGCAGCCGGATTCCTCGAGCAGATGCTGGATGTCATCGATGGGGTTCATTTCGATAGTTGGTACAGTTTTGTTCATGATACAAACTCCTTTAAGTGTTTTGGATGCGAAAAGAGCGGACCTCTCAGAATCGAGAAGTCCGCCCTTTAAGCGAAATTGTGAATGTACGAAAGGCAGAAAGCCTTTTTGATTTGGAATGGTATCTATCGTACAATACCCATTCTACTTAGTTCGCATATTTTGGCAAGTAAAAAATGTTGCTCATTCGAAGGCGAGTGGTGAAGAGTGTAATTTTAGATGTGGAGAACAGTCCACTCACTCCTTATTCTGTAATTTGTAATTGTAGCGTAGATTTCTAAAAAAGCCGCCCACCAAATTATGTTGTGGGCGGTTTTTTTGTTGTTAGTTTTCGAAATCTGGATTCTTCCAGACCGTTTTCTTTCCGTAATGGATATCCGAAATGTACTTGAACGGAATCTTATCCCGGTTTTTAAGAAGAACATCGTTTTCCTCTAAAAATTCCTCAATGCGTTCCTCTTCACTACGCGGAGCAATGTTCCATGTATCGAGATATCCATCATACATGGCATCCATATTGAAAATTCCGTCAACGGGATACTTGACAGAGTCAATTTCTCCGTTGACGTCCAAGCCAAGGTGGACGTTCTTATAGTTCTTGATGCTGTCTGTCAAGGATTTGAATTTCCCTTCAGGAGTATCGGGATTGCTGTACTTTTTCACGTACTCTTCCGTTAACTCCTCCGTCATGGCCAATGTAATCCAGAACTGGAGCCCGGAATACTCAAGGCTCGCTTTCTTGATTTTCTCCATCGTCCGTTCAGCCCAGCCGGTGGGATTAGCAAGATAATCCACTACCAGTTCATCGGCATTTGTGGATGTCAGGCCAAAGCAAGACCCGTTTCCAATCTCATCGACAATGCTGTCAATAGGGCTGCGATAATTCTTATGCTCATTTATTATGCGACAGAAAGCGTTCTGTCGTGCTATCTTGTCGTAATAACCGCCCTTGAGAATTTTCTTCTTGTCTTCTTCCGTCACATTCTCTCGGAACATATCGAACAGCTTCTGTGCCATTTCCTCTATGACAGAATCCGAGGTAAAAGAAGAACGGCAGAAAATCGTTTTGAAGTCGCATGTTTCATTGACGGTTTTGGCATTGTCGACAACGAGGCAAAGGAAGCGTATCTCTTGGTTGAATGTTACGGGTTTGTTTTCCCAGATTCCGTAAAACCGCTGCCCGTACAGAACATCTACCTTGTGCTCACCATAGGCGAGCGGTATGCGCATAAAACGGTAGTAATACTCGGACAGCTCACCGGAATCAAGAATGATATTTCCTTCGAACGAAGGAGCGCCGAACTCGAGGAACGTTTTGAATCCCTCGCGGTTGATATTGTTTGCCATGATATTTTTCCTCCCAAATACTTACTTCGTTAAGCCCTTGAATTTCGGATTTTTCCAGAGCACATTCTTCGTATTACTCTTTTTCCATCTGTACAGTCCAGCCGTTCACGTCGGAATAAACCGCATAGAGCAGTGTTGCGAAATTATAGCCTCCGTCATACAGCGTGTAACGAAGGGAAATGTTCAGCGCAAGAGTGCGTTCCTTGACGGTGCCATCACAATCAAGATAGCTGAATATCTTTGTCGGATGGGAAAACCATGCTTCCCGTTCTTCATTGAATTTATCTTCATCGTATTCCACGACTTGCTTGAAACACGAATCAAACGTAGCAAGCTTGACCGACGAAAATACATCAGCCATCATCCCGCACTTTTCAATCAATTCATCAGGCCATTCGACTTTGATGATTGCTGCACCATCGTGCAGTTCTTTCAGTTCTTTGCGGGGGCTCAGCGAGACGTTGTAGCGTTCACTGAGGAAGGTGAACAGCCAGGACCAGTCAATGACTTTCAGGAAGTTAGATACTTCCTTGGAATCCATGAAAATTTTGATTTCTTTCCGTGCCATAGTTTTATCTCCTGTTTTTCGATTTTCTAAAAAATGGTTCAAGTCATAGAATTCCAGTTATTGCCCAACCATTCACACCAGTCTGTGGTGGAGGAGGGGCAATTTTTTCTGTCCGCGCAGATATGATTCAGCAGCATTGCCAAGTGAAACTTATCCAATGTCCGAATCATTTCGAGATTTGTCTTATCAGACTGCACGATTGTCATGTCAACGTCGGTTTTCGTCTTGATGTACGACACGGCGTCGCCCATCTTTTTGAAAAAAATTCCGCAGGCCGGGACAAAGTATCCAACCTCGATGGCAAGCTCCGCCAAAAGACGGTAGCTGTCAGCAGCGTTCGTCTTCTGGAAAAGTTCATTGAACTGAGCACGGATTTTCTGCTCATTGTTTTTTCCAATGTCATCCAGGTCAAAGATGTATTCCTGAACAATGAACCCATTATTAGATTTCGTGGGCACATATGCTTTGTAACAGGATGCATCAATCTGTTTCATGACAATCGGAAAGTCATGGGAAGACGTGGAATAGAGACGCGCTTTATCGACTTCCTTTTTCAGCTTTTCCAGCAGCTTTTCAAGAACAGTCTTGAGACATTCGGCGTGCTGAGCGTAGAACCCTACCTCTGCCTGGAACAGGCCGGTGTCATCTTTGAGCCGGCCAGTTTCCTTGGCTTTCTCAAAGACGGATTGGAGTCTTTGGAAGTCATCCACACCCATGTCGTTGAATTTTCCAGCATCCACATCGGCTTCGAAAATGGCGATTGCTTCATGCACATCGTCAAAGGAATCGACCACCAACTCAAGGTCTTCCAAGAAGAGTTTCTTGTTGATGGCAATAGAGTAGCAAATGTCCGGGACACTCAGAGTGACAATTTTGGAGTTTTCCTTCATGGCAAGCCCCATCTCCCGGCAAATATCCGGGAATTGCTTCAAATACATCATAGTTTCACCTCATACTTTCTCGGCGATATCCTCGCCGTACACTACATTCAGACCGGAACCGTTGTCCAATTCGGCAACATAGCTAAAATCTACAGTTAATGTGTTTGTCGTAGGCAATTTCTCCTTTCCAAGTAAACAAGCAGGCCCGCCAAAATGGTGGGTCTGCTTGTTGTTTACAGATTGTGAATTGTACGGTGTCAAATGCTGCTAAGTGGAATGTTATCTATCGTACACTTCCATTCTATTCGGTTCGCACAAACATGCAAGTAAAAATGGGCCTTCCCAAAAGGAAAGCCCATTGTATTGGCATTGCTGATACTCAGATAGCTGCACAGAAGTTCGCAAGGCGTTGCCACAGCAAGTAGTTATCGTAACTCATGCGTACCTTTTCCGGCACGCCTGTAACGAGATACCACTTATGTGCCTTAGCCTTGATGTTCGAGATGCGCTGCTGTTCACTGCGCGTAAAGGCTTTGCTGAACATGCGGCGTCTGCGCCCGGAATTCCAGTATGCACCCTCCATAGTCTCGCAGATAAGAGCATAGGCAAGTTCGTTCTGAACATCGTCATGGGACAACTCGATAATCTTACCCATATTCAGGCACCTACCTTTCGGCTGGACTTCTCGCGGCTCTGATGCACCATGGAAAGCGCATAGTCGAGCGCAGCATCATCATCCGGCAGATAGGTGACGGATTTGAGTTCTCCGTACTCGCTGTGATGGCGCGGGATAGTCTTGGGTCTTTCCGTAACGACCGTCTCCTTCTCGAAATGCAAAGCAATCCGATTTGCAGGAACGGCATACCGTTTCTGCCGCTCGCATTCTTTGAAATAGTCGATGGGCGTTGCGAACCCCAAGGGTTTTCTGCCATCAAGTCCCGTAACGGTGACGACATATGCCTTGATGCCTTTTGCTTCCCGTCTCTGCTGGTCCGCGTAGTAGTGGTAGGAGATGTACATCGGCGATTCCTTCAAATACGCGTTAGATTCCCGCGCAATGTAGGTCCCGCTTTCCCGGCAAAACCACAGAAATGTCTGAGGTTTACCGTCGGCTTTCGCTTCCTTTGCCGCTTTCTGAATGACCTTTGTGTCGAGGTCAAAGTCCGACTGATATTGTTTCGTGACCTGCTTCATCGCAGATTTCAGTTCCGGTAAAATCGGAATCATAGTATTATTCATTTCAATTCTCCTTTTAGAACGCTGTGAGCTTGGAAATATCCATGTCATAGCGTTCATATTTGTGGATGTAATCGAAAACGGTGTTCACCTGTGCCTGAGTTGCGGTTTTGGTGGCGTCCATATCGAGGAATGTCTTACCCAAAGACGGATTACGAACCGCAATCCAGCCGCGCCGGTACAGGTAATCAAGACCCTTCCCGCTCCAATCATTGGCCATGTCCAAGACTTCCTTATCAGAGAGGTTCAGGTGTATTCTGTTTTGCATGATGATGCGCCCCGCAAGAGCCGCATGTTCTCCAAACTCGCAAGGATACCATGTTCCGTCCGGAGCAATCATGCCGTATTCAGATAACTTCTGGATATTGTTAGATTCGTTCACGCAAATGACCCCTTTGTAGTCAGGTGTTGTTGTCCAAAAACTCCTGGCATTCGGTATCGTTCATCACGAATCCGAAATACGCCACGCGCTTAACGGTCGTTTCCCAGACGCGCATCGTGCGACTCCGGGGCTGTACGACCCAGGAATGACAACGCCAAAGCCCGTCCTCAGAAAGAGCATACCCGGTCGCAATAGAGCAGTGACCACGGTTTGCATCCCAAAGATAAGCGGAATTCGCGTGACATTGACTGGGCTGACCTTTGCGCATATAGCTGCTGCCATAGAAGAACTGCCCCCGACTGAGTGTTTTTACGGCGTCTTCGTCGTAGGCAGTCATACAGACCTCGTCTCCGCCGAAGCTGAGAATCTTGTCATGCAGTGCTTTCATGGCATCGAGCATCTCTTTGGAGAATCTCGATTCGCCGTTATATACCTGATGGCTGTCCATCCATTGTTTCCAGTCATCACTCATTGGATTCCAGTGGATGGGTGCGGGCATCTGGTCAGGGGCTGTGATGGGTTTCAGACTGTTCCAACCTTTCGTACTCATTACAATTCCTCCCTGACAGAACGCAGACAGCTCAGGATTTTTTCATACAAACGGTAACGATTTTCGCCGCTCGGTACAAAGTCACCAAGCTTTTTGGAAATGAGAAGTTTATCAAATGCCTCCATAATATCAAAGACGGTGAACAGCTTGTATTGTGTATTTATATGCTTCACACGGAACTCGACATCTTCGACAAGATGCCAATATTCCATGCCATACAACATTGCGCCGCTTTCGTTTGCTTTTCGGTCTTGTTCCTCGTCTGCATCGTCACACACAATACAGACACCGTTTTCATCGAGATAGTTTTCGAAGACGTCGCAGATATCGGAGGCAACAGAACGGATATCGGAATTTGCCTTCACCTCAGGTTCAGGCTGGGCGGCTTCAACTTTGTACTCGATACTGTCGTGACGAAGTGACTCTTCGATACCATCAAAAACGATGTCCGCGTAGTCGTTATCATCCCGACACGCTTTGAAAATGTTTTTGACGGATTCGATTGCCTCTTTGGAATCGGAGTTTCCCTCAACAGAGAACTCCAAAGGAACCAAGGCAACAACTTTGTATTTATTCTTCATGATTTTTTCTCCTTAGTTTAACAGGATGCCGCAGCATTTGTTCAGGCAGATGACACTGAACACGAGCAGCGCAATATTGTGCAGCGTGAAGGACTGTGCCAAAGCACTGATGCTCAGGATGATGAAGAGAACAAACAGGGCGGCTAAGGTTTTGAAGATGGTATAGATGATTCTGTTCATGGCGATACTCCTTTTCTTGCTCCGGTTAGCGAAGCATGTCAACGATTTTTCCGACCAACTCATCATTGGTAACGAACTGGTTGCGGCCCTTGGCACCGAGCGATACAGAGGAGTAATCCTTCATATCGGCGGCATAGCGAACCATATTCTTGTCGGCAATCGGCTGATAGCAGGACCGTTCTGTGGTCACATACACGCATTTTCCGTTCAGGATATTCATGATGTGTCCGTAACAACCCGTCTGCTTGCCGTTGCGCTGCATGTTTTGCAGGTTATGCGTCAGCATCAGACCGTCGTTCTCCTTCTCAGCGCTGGAGAGCATAGACAGTAGTTTTCGAGTCTTATACGCAGTGTTTGTCATAGTAAATCGCCTCATTTTTTAGAAATACTTGTAAGCAGCGTTCAGCCGCTTGTTGTAGAGTTGTAAGGTCGTCAGATTCCCGCAATAGACCTTGCTGGACGAGATAGGAACATTCACACCGGCTTCCATGTGCGAGAAGAACATCGCAAGACAATCTTCTACACTGTCGCTCGTGGTGAGTGTCTCGTATACCGGATACGAGTACCCCGCTGCCTGACTGTAGGTGGCATTGAGCTCATGGACAAAGAATTGGACCTGACCGGACACGGAACTTGCATCCAGACCCGATGCATAGCACCAGTTCAAGAGATTCGTCTTGCGACCGTGCGTCCATTGCAGAAGCCCATAGCCTCCATCGTTCGGATTCTCGGCAGTAACGCGAAGCCCGCTCTCCATTGCCATACACCCCATCACAGCTGCAGTGCCGGCCTTAGAGAGACCTGCATCCCGCAACGCTGTATAGATGGCGTACTCATTGTCAGAAAGGTTCTGAGGAACCGTGTCAGTCACAGGTTCTTCTGACGGTTCCTGAGCAGTCTCTGCCGTCTCGACAGAAGGCTCGGATTCGGGCTCTGTCTCGGCCACCTCCTGCTCAGGTACAGAAAGTACCGGCGCGAAAGGCGGCTGAGCGTTGAGTTCCTTAAAATGGACCTCCAACGGCGTGACATACTCGATATCAGAATCATCAGCTGGCTTTACCGGCGCGGCATACGCAGGCGTCGAGAAAAAGCAGGCTAAGCAACCTATGATGGTGATGACGCTGAGCATAAAAGCGGTGGTCCCGGCATAGAATTTCAGTTTGTCGTTCATTGTGATTACTCCTTTGAATAAAAGTTCCCGCCGACAATAGCTGTTCGGCGGGGTGTGATTGATGTTCGGTTGTCGGAAAAACTTCATGCTTCACGGACTACGATGGCGGTATATCCGCTGTTGGCAAGATACCGATACGCTGCATCATAGGCATCGCTGAGCGACGGGGCTTTGACATACCCGATAAAATCGGAGCAGATAACCATGCCGGAAAAACCTGGGTTACCGGCATAGATGGCGAAGCGGGTGTTTTTCTTGGGATTGCGATTAAACATAGCGGACCTCCTTGCAGTCGCGTTCAAAAAGATGGATACGGATTTCTGAAAACAAAAAAAGCAGACCTACCACGAATGGTAAGTCTGCCTAATTTGAAAACAGAATTGTGAATGATGTACGCCCGAAAGATTCGGCTGTGTAGAATGTTATCTATCGTACAATACCAATTCTATGCCGTTCGCAAGGATACGCAAGAGAAAAACAAAAAAAGGCGAAGTCTTCCGAAAAAGACTCCGCCATGGTTTTGTGTGCGATTTTTTGCATTTCAGTGTTGTTATTCACGGCACATTTCTCGCATCTTATTCTTCCTCAAGCCATTTCTTGGTGATGTCAAGAAGGCATTTTCGGAATTCAGGAGCGGGCTGCATCGGAATCGAAGACCACTGAGAATCGAGAACGACAGGGTATTCGTACTGTTTGCCGTTATGCGAAAACGGTATGAACTGAACTTCTCCGTCCACGAGCCATAGCTTTTCCGTTCTGATGGGGTCGATGTACTCCGTCAGCCAGCATTCGTGCGTGACAACGGAATCCGCCACGAAATACTTTGTCTTATCGTCCAGTATCAGTGCTGGGTTGTTATCCTCGACACAATACACTCTTCCGACGAACGGCAGGAGCATCGTCTCGGCGGCGTGTTTCGCGCTTCTCCCCTGCCGAATTTCCGATAGCAGGAAACTCGATATGAAATGCGGGATACCGATGCCGGTCAGGCAGTCATCGAGTGTGTGTCCGGTACAGATTCTCGGTGTTTCCTGGTCCTCCCCCTTCATCCGATTCGTAGGGATTTGCGGAACGACCTTGTCCGGCAAGCATCCGGTATTCGCCATGAGATGAAATAGTATCTGCATTATGGGACTTACTCCTTCGGCAGTTTCTTGCGAAACGGGTCAAGGTCTCCTGGCCTATAGACCGACTTGACATAGGATTTGATGTCGTCTTCTCCAAGGCTCTCAAAGAGATTCAGCCAGCATTCGGCTTCAATCCGCATCTCGCCGCCCATTTGATACGCTTTCTCGCACTGCACCAAATCAAACTGAAAATCGTTCTTGTAGCGGCAGTTTTCGGCTGCTTTTGCAAATTGCGTAAATGTTCTGGTATTCAAGGTTTACCTCCTTTTCTGAAAATGGAAACAAAAAAGCAGACTCTCATTTCGAGAGTCTGCTCTAAGCACATAACAGATTGTGAATCTACCGGTATGGGGAATCAGAAGATGGTATCTATCATGCACTTACTATTCTATTCGATTCGCACAACTGTGCAAGGGGGATTTTAAGATGCAGCTACGCTTTCGCCTTCGCCAATTTCTTCGCAGCTACGCTTCCTGCTCACTCGCTGGCGGCAGCTACGCTTTCGATATCGTCTGCGTTCAGGTTGATGTACTGCCACGATTGCGGAGCGCGTTTCAGGTGCAGCTGATGCAGGGATAGAGAAAGTTTGCGAACATTTGAGATGTTCCAGCCATACAGCATGCCGGTTTTGTTGCCATACTCGAACAGCGCGGCTATATCGATACAGCTTTCCCGAATAAACTCATCCGCCATACCGGACAGCTTTTCGCCGTCTGCATAGTAAGGAGACAATCCTGTCAGGCAGTTCAGCTGGTCGATGTCCTCGCAGGTAAAGGCCCCGATGATTTCCCCTGCACCGCCGTTCGCCTTCGTTTCATAGCAGAATACTGCGAACGGAAACGAGATTTCCCAAGGGCGGGATTTGCGGACTTCGAGAGTCTTTTCACCTGCTATGATTTTAGAGAGCCATTCACGCTTAATCGAAATGACGACCGCTTTGCCGTCATTTACCACAAGTGCATTTTCGAGAACCGTCACAACTCATCACTCCTCATATTCGTAGTCACAAAAGCTGTTGACCTTTCCTTCTGTCTGTTCGTATTCGGACATAAATTTTGCGACAGCCAACTCGAAGTGCCCACGGCTGATACCAGTGACATCCGAAAAATCGAGGAATGCGTGCTCAAAGTTGCTAACCATAGCCACGAGAATGTACGATTCAAGTTCCTTGGAGAATTCTTCCGGAGTGCCATCGAAATGGATGATGACATCCTTAGATTCGTCGTCAGGGTCAAGATAATTCGAAACAGCCTCATCCTTCGCACTGGAGAAGAACCCATCGACATTGTCACTCACTCGCAGTTCAGCGGAATCGCTAAGCGGTACATTCAGCCCACCTGCAGCTTCCGATTCGGCCATCAGTTGCATAACATAGTAGCGAAACATGAGGAACGCGCACACACCCGTAGGCTCAAAATTCTGAATGACCTTTTTCAGCTGCGCCTGACGGTTGTTTACGACTTTATAGTTGGCTTTCATGAAATCTCCTTCTTAAAAAGATGCTTTACAACGCATGAATATTTGATTTGCCGGGCGCATACATCAGCGGTTCGTCCGTTACTTTCAGAACGGTGCCGTCCCCTTGCCTGCACGCATACAGGATTGCTTTGAGCATCTCATAGGCAAGTTTGCTGTTGTAGGCAAGCCCTGCGTTGGAGATGCCGAAATTGCCATTCCAGCCAACCCGGAGTTTTCTCAGCTGCGGAATCAGAAGGTCACGGGCTTCCGCTATGCCGATGCCGCCCCAACGAGCGTCATGATACGCCTGCAGCTGCGGTTTGTTGTCGGTATCAGCTATATCGAGAACCTCATAGATGATGCTGAACTGTCCCATTAGGATTCTGGAATACGCATCGAGGATGGCAGCAGCTTTTACCCAAGCACTTTCGTTCATGTCGATGCGCTTAGTATACGGGGTCTCCTTGTTCCCTGCCTCGATATCCGCTGCCGCGAGCGCAGTCTGATAGATTTCCCCTGCTGCGTTTTGCATGGTAGGCACGGGAGCCGTGACCTTGAAGTCGGTGAATATCATATATGCCTTTTCGATATCCACATCATTCACACCGTAGGCGTCCCCGACCTCTTTGCAGATGGAAGAAAAGTTGTTGCCGTAGAATGTCTGCATTACCTGCATGACATGCAAAAACAGCTGATACTGCTTTTCGGTCATTTCGAAAATCATGGCGCACCTCCGTTACTTTATTAGCATTATACCACAAATGTGTATTCAGTACAACCATGAACGCTGATTCGTAACAAATAAGATACAAACAAAAAAGTGCCCCTAAAATCCTCGACTGAAATCGAAGATTTTAGAGGCAGTGGCGCTCATGGAAGGATTCGAACCTTCGGGCGACTTCTCACCGGCGGTTTTCTGGACCGCTGCCATCGGCCACTCGGCCACATGAGCATATGGCGCAGAGAGCGAGATTCGAACTCGCAAGCCGGGGATTGACCCGACGACGGATTAGCAATCCGTTGCCCTACCTTTGGGCGACCTCTGCAGATATGCACCCGTTTTGTTAAACAATAAAGTTGACTACCGAACTCTAAACTTTACTATCTCGTTGTGGGTGCTTGTATGACCCCTGGCAGACTCGAACTGCCGACTCCAGCTTGAGAGGCTGGCGACTTAGACCAACTTGTCGAAGGGGCCTTATGGTGTGCCGGGTAGGATTCGGACCTACGAACCGTAACGGAGCGGTTTTACAGACCGTTTGCTTTAACCACTTGCATACCGACACATATGGTGCGCCGGGTAGGATTCGAACCTACGAACCGTAACGGAACGGTTTTACAGACCGCCTGCTTTAACCTCTTGCATACCGGCGCATATGGTGCTCCCGGCTGGAATCGAACCAGCGACACATAGGGCTTCAACCTACTGCTCTACCAACTGAGCTACAGAAGCAGATGGTGACCGAAATGGGGCTTGAACCCACACTCTCAAGCTTGAAGGGCTTGCGACTTAACCAATTCGTCTATTCGGCCATATAGCCGCAATCCTGCGGCGAGGGTTTATGCGATGACGAGAATGTCATCGATTTTCGTATCGAGCATCGCGGCGAGAATCACAAGGTTGTCGATGGTAGGAAGTGCAGTGCCTGCCTGCCATTTGGCTACCGCCTGTGTGGAGACACCGAGCGTATCCGCCACATCCTTTACCTTGATGCCTGCCGCTTTTCGCAGTGCCTTGATATTGGCACCTGTTTGCTGGATATCGATGGTTGGAACGTTCATTTTCTTTTGCTGCCTTTCTGTATTGCAGGCAACAAAAAAACGCTGCCTGCCGAAATGAATCGACAAGCAGCGTTCGGAATGCAAATGCCGTCAGAAGACGCACCGCAGCCGTTCGAGGTCTGTTTTTGCCTGTCGATGGGTATAGGAAACAAAGCTGGATTCGTAGGACTCGAATTCAGATTCATAACTATACTCAGCAAACGACATAGCATTAACAGTCTTGCACAGCATCTTCGGTTGTCTCCTTTCGTTTCGTTCTGTTTACATTATACCACTTTTGTGGTTCTGGTCAATCAACTTGTGGTTGATGTTTATTCGCAGTAACCAGCACCTTCGTGGAAAACGCGGTCTGCGCCGAGTTCGTGCTTGCTCATTTACACATACTCTCCTTCCGGAAGTTTGTCTGCATCTGACAGTTCATCGACAGTCAGTTCCCTCAATGTTCCTTGGTCTGTATCCAAGCCGATGGTATATATATACACTACACGGCTATCCCGGAATACTTCGGCCGGGGTCTTGCTTTTACTGACGATTTGTTCGATTTGCTGCTCTGTTGCCGGATACAGGACCCAACGCTCTTCGCTTCGCACTTCTGTGCAGTTACAGAAATACAATTTTTCGTCCTCATCCTTGCATACGCAGAGCAGCGAAATGCCGTCATAACTCCAGAACACTTTATCGACAATAAGTTCTTTCCCGAACAAATCCTTAAAATTCAGTCCCTCAAACAAGGGCTCTCCGTGTAAACTCATATCCGCTCCTGTTTTACTTCTTCATGCCGGAACCAACTTATGGTTGAGACTTTTTGGGTTTATCTGCGCCAAAGACGCGAGGATTTGAGGAAGTGAACCTATTGGTGTGCGCTTTTTATTCTTGTGCTTGCCCATGCCTAGTCCTTCTCAAGAAAATGTTCCCACTGTGTTCTTTTGATTTGCTTGCCGCCAAAGGAGTAGTGCTTATCATAATAATCCGACATTTCTGCGGCATACTTGGCAGCGTCAACTGCGTTGGAAAACACCGTTTTGCCAATACTCTTTAATGCAACCCAGTGGACAGTGATGTTACCATCCACATCCACACCGACGCAATGCGCATCGACATAGTCATTGTTGGTCATCTCCATTTCATTGAGCTTTTTGAGCCATTTCGTTTTGACGATGTGTTCCAAGTAATCCGCATTATATTTGGGATTCGATGAAATCACAGAGAACGGTCTACCAAGCTCTTTCTCTCTCAATTCTTCCGTCTCCCGCATTTTTTCGAGCATATACCGGAAATTTTCGGGGTAGTATTTATACAGATATGCGAAATTCAAATACGAAGACATGGGGCAATACATACAACCGCAGCGCTTGTTTGTTTTGTAGTAGTTGTTGAAAATCGGCTGTGTCTTTGCCCATTCCAAAATCACATCCTCGTTAATGCCGTTTTCTGCGAGAGGGTATATCTCTAACTTTTTGGAACTCAACCGCTTGTTAAAACGGTGTTCTTCATCGGCGCAATAGCCTATGTAATGCACTACATAAAAACCGACTTCGTTCAGCCATTCGGATAGTTGCCGCTTTGCATCAAGTTTATAGTGACCGTTACACCATCTTACTTTTCTTGTTGGGAAACCGCATTTATCATACAATTCTTCCCACGTTTTCCTCGGCTTGATTCGCACAAATTGGATGCCAGCTCGCTTGCACTCCGTTTCCATATAGTCGATAACATTATGTATAAACGGGTAGTCGATTTCGAGTTCAAAGTGAACCACGCCGTCAAGCGGGTATCTGTCCAGATGGTGCAGTATGTAATTGAGCATATACAGGCTATCTTTTCCGCCAGATACGCTTGCCCAGTATGATGGGCGCAATGCAATTGCTTTGTCTGAGTCAGTCATTGTCGGTTACCTCCGTGAGCCAGTAGTCTTTACGGCACTCTCGATAAAAAAACCAACCCTGAACTGGGTAAAACTTCATATTTTGATTTTCTTAGATGTGTGGGAACACCTCATATACACTGACATACAGCATTCCCGACTTATAATCAGCGTATTCTACCGGACGCTTTTGTTCATAAACCTTCACATTCGAACCATCATCTGCCGTAAGCCAGAGATATTTGACATGCTCAGCATAGCGAGGGTCTTTTGCGCGATACATTTGCCCTTCTTTGATTTTGAGGCGGCGCATACAGGCTTGGACGCGGGAAAACTCAACAAATGCACCATAGTCACCAATCACGATACGGTTGTACCCGTTGGTAATGACTGTGCCATCAGCGGTTTCGAGCGAAATCGTGTCACCGGACACATTGCACCATTCCGGCAATGCCTTTTGAAACTCGGCTCTCACATCGCAGAAAAAGGTGCGTGGGATAGGCTTGTATCCATAATCTCTGGCGAGTTGCTCTTGATATTTGAGCATCTGAGCGCCGACTTCTGAAATTCTATGCTCCATCGATTACTCCTGACTCAGCATCTGCGCAGAAGCAACTTCCCGAATATTGCGATTCTCTTTTTCGGGAGCCGACACAATGCGGCGATGAGAGCGCATCAGCGTCAATACGCGGTTACGGAGCTTTTCGTCCTTGATAAGCCGAGCAACCTGTTTGATTTCCGATTCACGCAGATACATTGTACTGTTGATGAGAACGCCATGTACTTCGCCGTCTTCGGAACTTTTCTCAACCTTATCGACATTGTTATAGGCATAGATGACATCTACGTCGATGGTGATGGACGCTCTCTCAAGAAGTTCAATTCCTCCTTGGGCTACCAGCCACTTGTGTGTGTAGCTTTCGTCAGAAATGTATGTTTCGCCAATGAGTTCCAGCGGCGGCGACACAAGGCTGTTCGTTGAATAACGGATATGGTCCTCACTTTCATTGAGGTTGTCCTGCCAAAGTTGCATCGGTTTGAGGCTCTTGTCCTTAAAGTAAACATAGGTGTCCTGAATGAATGTGCAGACGGTCCGCTTAATATAGTCGATTTCCGGCATCTCTTCAACATTGCGGAAAACAAGGCGCGTAGACTCGCCCTCGCCGTACTCTTCGTCGTCCGTTACATAACGAACTTTCTCCAGCACAAACTTGGGTTTTAATGCCTCTTTAACGGCTTCGAGAGAAAACACATTCCACTTCATCAAATAACTCTCCATTCTTTTACCAACTGGTCGTATTCAGCAATTTCCCGTTTTACGGTTTTTCCGTCTTTTTTATATAAGGTGATTCGCTGTGCATAGTTTGCGGCGTGTTTTTGCAGTCGCTGCAACGCGTCTTCTTCTGAGTTTGCTTTTGTAATTCCGCGATAGGAACCACCAGAGCCTAAGATTTCGGGTTCGTACCAGCCTGTCTCGTAGTATTTAGTCTGTTCTGTCGCTTCATCCAGAACGACTTTTCCCTGCTCGCCATAGTCACCGGTATAGTTGCTGCGGATGATGTTGGCGGCACGGTCATTTCCCTGCTGTTCATAGGCTTCGGCAATGAACTCGACATAAGCCCTGAATTTTTCCTCGTCACCTTCACGATGCGCGGCGATGAGTTTTCCGATGGTCACAGCGTTTATGATGTTCATGGACACACTCCTATAAAACCGATTTTAAAATTTTTGGTACTCCAGCCGGGAGTCGAACCCGGAGAAAAACGGGGTTTGAAGCCGCCGCGTATGCCAATTCCGCCACTGGAGCATGGTATGTCGCCCACGAAAACAGACGACAGTTGCATGGCTTGATTTTGCAGCGAATATCACATTTTATCGCTGTTTTTATGATTGTATTATACCATATTCTGATGCAGATTTGTAGTGAGTACAAGTATGATTCACAAACAATTAACATCTGGGCGAGTCGCATTTTGCTCGCGTGCTTGTCGTGTTCGTCTGGTGTGAATCAGTGCTGAATCTGCTCCGTCAGAAAGCAGCCAAAAGCAACAGCAACACAAACGCGAGTCTTTGCAAGTTTCAGAAATAGCGCTTTCCTCGGCTCAGGACTTGCTCTCTGCGGGCGCTGGCGTCCAGTATAAGAGCGTTCCGAGGATATCGCACATCGGTGCCGCCTCGAAGGAGCAAAGCGTTTCCAGAGCGTCTCTGAGGCGCTGCTCGTAGTCTGTGCGCTGCATATCAAGGGGAACCAGCACCTTGTAGGAGCCGAAAGGCGCTTTCAGAACGGGAGATTCGGATGTCTGGTTCTCAGAAAGGTCACTCTCCCAGCCGCAGGTGATGAGATAGTCATACAGAGCATAGGGGTTTACAGCAGAGACTGTCTTTCTGCCATCAAGCATCTTGTAGGCACGGAGATACTTGGCTTCTCGCGCAAGGTCTTTGCTTGTGAGAGGATACGGGATTCGGTTAAGGTCCATGTTGCTGACGAGGTCTGCGCGTTTTACCTTGACGGCAATGTCGTTTTGCTTAACACGCCAGATATACTCTGAGTAGGTCATATCTTTTTCCCGAGTCAGTACAGAGACCGCCTCAGCCACTTCCTGAGGGAATTCCGCTCTGATGGTATCTATCGTGGTGCCGGTATCCTCCACCGTGTCGTGCAGGTAGGCGGCAGCTTTCACCAGCGGGTCAGGCTCAACGCCGTCTGCGACAACGGCCACATGCGCCGTGAAGTAGTCTTCCCCTGCCTTGTCGGTCTGGCCCTTGTGCGCCATCATGGCGAATGCCTTTGCTTTCTCAATATAATCAATCATTCGTATCACCTTTCTTTGTGTCGTAAGCAGCACCACGCGGGTCTGCCGGACAATAAAAAAGGCTTGCCAGTTTCCCGGCAAGCCTCGATGGATTCAGGTCTTTGCGGACCTATGTTGTAGTGTTGGAAACGGGAGATTTACTCCGCAGCGCCCTCAACGATTACGACCTCAGCCTCGGTTTCCTTAGGCATGTCGGCATCTTCCTGCTTGGTGTCGGTGCTGTCCTCGGAAGTCTCGGCAGACTTCTCGGTCTCAGCGGACTCAACAGGAGCGGCAGGCTCGGCGGGAGTCTCAGCAGGTACAGCGGGCTCAACAGGAGCAACGGGCTCGGCAGGAGTTTCAGCAGGTACAGCAGACTCAACCGGAGTCTCTGCGACATAGGTTTCGGCGTTGATGCTCTCGGCGCTCATTTCCTGCGCCGGAACCTCGACAACAGGCTCAGCCCCGGCTACGATAGGGTTTGCAGCCACCTTGGCACTTGCGGGCAGACGAGCGATGGACTCAGTCTTGGTCTCGCCGCAGCCAGTGCAAGTGTAGGTCTTGACACCCTCATGCTCAGTGGTAGGCTCGGTGGTAACGACACCGTTATCCCAAGTATGGTCTTTCTTGGGCGTGGTAGAGAGAACGGTGCTCACTTCACCGCAGACGGTGCAGTAGATTTCGGTGCGACCCTCTTCCTTGCAGGTAGGCTCAATGACACGCATCTCGGCATGGTGACCGGTGGAGTGTACAATGTTGTCCTTGTAGGAGAAGCTGTCATCTTCGTTGCACTTGTGCATCGTGTAGCCGTCCTCGGTGCAAGTCGGCGGGACAACGGTAACAGTGAAGGTGTACTTGGTGGGCAGGACCTTTTCGGTCATGGTCGCATCGCAGTTCTTGCAGTGCAGGGTCTTGACGCCGTACTCGTCATGCGTGGGCTGGGTAGTGATGACACCCTCATCCCAGATATGACCAGTACCACCATAGGAGTAGGTCATGGTATGGGAAGCATCGCGCTTGCAGTGCATCAGCATAGTGCCCGGCTCGGTGCAGGTAGCCTTTTTCAGGCATTCGGTGTGCTCGAAGTCCCAGTCGTGGCTGCCGATAGCGGGCATAGGAACGAGAATTTTGCTGTCGCAGCCATCATTGGTGCAGTACATCCAACGCTCGCCCTCAGTCTCGCAAGAGGGCTCCTTGACGATTTCACCGAGACCCGTGTACTCGTGGACATGGACCTTGGCAATGCTCTCGGTCTTGGTCTTGTTGCAGACGGTGCAGGTATAGGTTTTGATGCCCGGCTCGGTGGCAGTAGGCTCCTTGGTGATAACGCCCTCGTCCCACTGATGCTCCTCATTGACGGGGATATCGCGGACATGCTGCTTATCGTTGCAGCGCTCACAGACCTTGTCTACGCTGCCAGCGTCCTTGCAGGTGGCGGGAGTAGTGACTTCCTTGTACTCATGACCCAGCGCAGGGACGATGTTGTCCTTGAAGGACTTGGTGGCATCTTCCACGCACTCGTGCATGGTATAGCCGTCCTCAGTGCAGGTAGGAGCGACCACGGTCTCGTTGTAGGTGTAACCCAGAGCCGGAATGCTCTCGGTGTAGGTATCACCACAGTTGTGGCAGGTGAAGGTCTTGACGCCGTTCTCGGTGTAGGTGGGCTCGGTGGTCACAACGCCGTCATCGTAATCGTGACCGGTTGCGGGGATGACCTCGGTGTAGGTATGGCTCTTGTCGTTCTGGCAAGTGAAGGTCTTGACGCCATCCTCAGTGCAGGTAGCAGCCTTGGTGACAACGCCGTCATCGTAGTTATGACCCAGCGCGGCAATCTCCTCGGTCTTAGTCTCGGTGCAGCCATCGTTCAGGCACTTGTAGGTCTTCACGCCGGAAGCCTCACAGGTAGCGGGCGTGGTGACAGTACCATCATCCCACTTGTGACCCACAGCCGGGATGACCTCAGTCTTGGTCGCGCCGTCACGAGAGCAGGTAAAGGTCTTGACGCCATCCTCAGTGCAGGTAGCAGCCTTGGTGACGACACCCTCGCCCCAATCATGGTCCAGAGCGTCCACGAAATCGCGGTTCTCGGTCAGCGTGGCGTCCTGGTCGCAGATGTAGACGGTGTAGCCCTGCTCAGTGCAGGTGGGAGCAACCGTATCACCCTTGTGCCAAGTCTTCTCCACCATCGGGATATCCTCGGTATAGGTATCACCGCAAGCAGAGCAGGTAAAGGTCTTGACGCCCTTCTCGTAGATGGTCGCTTCCTTGGTCACAACACCCTCATCATAGGTGTGCGGGGTCTTGTCGGTGAAATCGCCCTTGTAAGTAAGACCCGGAACCTCATTGCACTCATAGATGGTATAGCCCTCGGAAGTGCAGGTGGGAGCAACGACCTGCAGGATGTGGTAGGTCTTGTCCAGAGAAGGAATCTCCTCAGTACGGGTCTCACCGCAATCCTTGCACTTGAAGGTCTTGATGCCGGTCTCAGTGTAGGTGGCAGCTTTCGTCACGGTGCCGTTATCCCAGCTATGACCCTTGGCGGCAACATAGTTGTCGTTGTAGTTCATACCGCCCCACTCGTTGCAGATATGCTCATCATAGCCCTGCGTGGTGCAGGTGGCGTCATGATGGCGTACGGTGAAGGTGTAGACGGGCTGAGACTTCTTCTCGGCAGGAGCGACAGCGGGAGTCACAGCAGCAGGCTTCTGGGCAGGAGTCTTGGTGCCGGTGGTGGTTTTATGGGTGTTGTAGACGGGAGCCTTGGCGGGACCGTCCTTAGTAGAAACATTGTCGGGGTTCGTGTTCTGGCTGGCGGCGGGCTTCTCAGCCTTGTCGGAAGCGGCCTCAGACTCAGCGGTCTTGTTCTCGGTGTTGGCAGCATCGGAATTGGGCTTGCTCTCAGCCTTGCTCTCGGACGCCGCCGCGCTGGTATCTTCCTTCTCGGCAGTGTCAGGGGTTTCGGACTGTGCGGTGCTTGCGGAATCGCTCAGGCTGGTGGAAGGAGCAGAAGAGGCAGCATCCTGATTCTTCTTGCCCTTACATCCGGTAACAGAGATTGCGACTGTAGCAGCCATGGCAACTGCAAGCACATTCTTCATCATAGACTTTTTGCGCATGATTTTACTTCTCCTTTTTACTGTGTGAGGTGAGTCCCCACATCAACGAAACGATGTGAAGAGCGGAGGACTTCTGATATTTCGTTTTCCCTGTCGCTCTATATGCATTATACCACATTTTTCCTTGAAAGTATACTGAGTACAACCATGATTAACGTAATGTTCACAAATCGCAACAGAATCCAAAAGGCTCCTATCGGGGAAAAAACGATTCTGGTACGATGAAAAGAAGCGCAAATATATAAAAAGCAGCCGGGTACAGAATGTATCCGACTGCTGATGGCGGATAGGGTAGGATTCGAACCCACGGACGCGGATGCATCTCTGGTTTTCAAGACCAGTTCCATAAACCACTCGGACACCTATCCAAGAATCAGAGAGTGTTAGCCGCAGAAATCTGCGTTGCCCGCCATCTACCGCGTGGAGGTCGCTCTCAAAAGATGGCTGACGAGACGAATTTGTCTCGCCCATGCCGCAGCCGTTTTCGCCACTCGGCATGATGTTTTCGGCTTGACGTAACCCTGTGTAAATGACCCTCAGGTGGGGGCGGTGCGGGCAGGATTATCGTCTTCGTGGTGTAGTTAAGGAGTACCGCACCAAATAAATGACCGTACTGCGCTTGTGTAACAGTACAATGCACGCCCAGAGACGATTTCCAAGATGGAGATGTGTCTGGTGGTGGAAGCAAAGGGATTCGAACCCTCGACCCCCTGCTTGCAAAGCAGGTGCTCTCCCAGCTGAGCTATGCCCCCATGATGGCGGGAAGGACCCGCCAGTAATTACGCATAGTGAAGTTCGCCGTACTGTTTGACCTCGCGCTCCAGATGCAGCGGAATGGTCTTGGCGCTTTTCTGTGTGATATCCTCACGCGTCAGAAGGCGCTCATCGACGCCAGCTGCCTGCAGAACTTCGTACAGGTTCGAGGGGCCGGTGCCGTCGTAACCCGCAGTCAAGCCATTGACTTGCAAAGCGAAGCCGTGCAGATGCGGTGCCAGACCCGGTACAAAATCGAGTTCAACAACGACTTCGTTACTGTTCTCGTCCACGCGCTTAACCGAGAGAGCACGGATGTTCTGACTTCCGAAGGCCTCAATCAGCTTCTTAGCCGCCGCTGCGGTTTCAATCGTTGATGTGCCTTCGACATTGATAATCGCCTGCTCCATCGGAATCATCTCCTTCCTACTTAGAGTTGTCATGCGCTATAGCAGATAACGCTCTGCCGTGCGGGGCTTTACGTTGCCCATTCGTGTTCGGTTCCGGCTACGACGACTTCCGTAAGGACTTAGCCAACCGTCAGCAAGTGCATGCCCCCGCTGACAGCTTCTTGGGCGGATTCTCAAAGAGCGCGTCACCCAATCGGACCGTGGAGCTTGATGGCAGACTCGAACTGCCGACCTGCGCGTTACGAATGCGCTGCTCTACCAACTGAGCTAACCAAGCACGGTAGGGTGTTTTATGCTGGTTATCACCCCTCAGCGAGGAAGCCAACCTCGCGTCCAGCACCATCCGGTAGCAACCCCGGAGGATTCTGCGCTGTATCCTCTCCGATGTTTTTCAGCACCATTCGCGACTGATGCCGAGACTTTCGGATACCTTCAGGTGCAGCACCTGTTTGCCGATTCTTTTTTGACTGTCCATTGGCAATTCGGACAGCGGACCACATGTGGACCATGTTCGCCAATTTTAATGTCGTGGCGTACGGTGACGGCGACGGTGGAGCGGGCAGCGGGATTCGAACCCGCGTGACCAGCTTGGAAGGCTAGTGTATTAACCCCTATACGATGCCTGCATGAGAAAAAGCGGGTGAACCCTCTCTTAGCCCCGCCATGATGTCCGTTTAGTAGGTCGTCATCCCCGAAACATCATCTTTGTGCCTCTTAGCGATTCCGCGAATCTCTGCGTGGACGATACGAAAGAATCCGGAAAAGCATTTTAGACACTGGTCAACTTCAATTCAAGCCCTGCCGTTACTTCCCTGTCAATTCGGGTCAACGGATTGTTACGGGCTGTGTAAGACTGCGGCAAACTTACCAGATGCCGCGCAGCAGTCTCGCCTTTTTCGGCTATGTCGCGTCTGGCTGCGCCCCGGCTTAACGGGGATGCTCGTACGATGCATGCTTAGCGGGACGAGATTTGTTGTTTCTGCGCCGAAGCACAAGAGGAAGCACTCGCCCACACGGCTTCCTGACCGTTTAGGATACCGTTTGCACAGGGAATGCAATGCGGTTCCTGAAAGGACATTCGTCAGTGACAAGCATAGTCGCTGTCCACCACCCGCCGCGTGGAGGCTGTCCCATCGGGTGGCTGAGTACGCCGAGGTGTACGGACGCACTCAGATAGGCGCTACCTATCATGTTGTTTTAAGACGGGAGCTGCCCGCCATCAGGTTCATCAGTACATTGGAGTTACCCTTTCGTCACTTTGTTTGTCAAATTGACGTGCGTTAGTGCATCGGAGTGTCCCTTCTGTTCAGATGTTGCATTCGGACGAGAATTACTTCTGCATCGGAGTGCCCTCCCTGTTTTATTTGAGCTGCTAGAATCGCTTCCAACAGGTCATGGCTCTGGCAGGTGGAGTTGAACCACCTTTTCCCGTGCGCTGCGGGCGAATTAACCATGGTGCATTGCAACCTTCGTATTCGATACCAGAATATTTCGGTCATTTTACGTCCGACCGATTGACATGAATAGCCGGTTTAACGTCATGGCATGGACGATGGGTGCGGAGACAGGACTTGAACCTGCAACCGCCAGCGTATGGGGCTGGTAAGCTACCTTTGCTATACTCCGCGTGGCGGGTCGTACTGGGTTCGAACCAGCGACGCTCGGATTAACAGTCCGATGCTCTGCCGACTGAGCTAACGACCCAAGAGAAAAGACATTTGCCACGGGGAGCTCAATACCCGTGTTACCGCCGCTCGCCGCGAGGAGGCTGTCTTTATGAGCGGCAACTCTTATGGGATACCAGATACGATGCTTGCCGCCGCTCTACAACCAGCTGCAAGCAGATGTGTATGTAAGTGTGTGTAAAACTATGATGTTGTTTCGGAGCATATCTGGTATCTTCTAAGAGTTTTATGTTATCTGCGAAGATGTTTGCCAAGCTAAGGGAGGTTAAGCCTGTTGCCCGATGCCGACCGCGTGGAGGTCATCTTCCCGGCATCAGCTTCCGACAGGATTCGAACCTGCAACCTGCTGCTTACAAAACAGCTGCTCTGCCATCTGAGCTACAGAAGCATATTCGGGAGAAGTAACTCTCCCGAAAAAAATGGGTAAATTACCCTACTACCAATTATCTGCAATTCGCATATTTTGTCAACACAAAAGCGCCACATACAGTGTCCAGAACGGAATATGTTGTGCATAAGCACAACATATAGTACTTTCTGTTTCTGTACTTGCATTATACCATATTTTGGCGCGAAAGTGTATCAAATACAAGTATGATTTACAAAATGTTCAAACACTTTCCCAGGCTCGATGCGTTCCGGGAATCGTAGACTCCTGTTGCCGACGCGGTGCATCCTGTGGTCAATGACATCAGAACGGCGCATCTGTTCCGCGTTCACGCAAAAGCCTGTACCGTAGTATTGCATGTAGTTACTTCGTTGCTCTTTATTTTCCGCAGCCCTTCCGAAAGGTCTTCGTTCATCGTGGACGAACACCGTATCCGAGCACAGAGCGAAATCGAGATAGTGCATTGCCGCCATGCGCTCAAAGACATATATCTGCCTGGTCTCGGTGAAATAATAAAAGATATAGTCAGCTTCCTTATACAGCCATCCCTTCGAGTGCTTGGCTATTGCTTTTTGGTATTTTCCAAACCGCAGCAGCTTGTCATCTTCGCCGATTGCGAAACTATTCACCGCTGTTTCGAGGAAGACATTTCCGGTTTTGTAGGTGTCAGCCTTGGCTTCAACCGTGAACGAAGAGCCGTCCTTCCGGTATACAACGAAGTCGATGTCGTCTTCCTGATATTTCTTGTCATCTCGTACATCCGAAAATCCTGCAATCCTGTCCTTGTGCTTTTCACAATAGTAGTCAAGATAGTGCATGGTGACAGATTCACCAATCAGACCCACCTTCATCTGACCCGCCATGTTATAGGGAGTCTTGTTTTTCTGTCTGTACAAGGGTATTACCTCACGATGTTACCGCAAAACGGGCACTTTGCGCCTTTCCGGCAAATGTCAGCAATCGAAGGCGTCCAGTCTTTGTCTTTGCCGTACCCGCATGCGGTGCATACGAGCGGGATATTTTTGCAGCTGCCGGTCGTATACATGTCGGGGCCGAATTCGTTTTCAGGATGCCACAAAGCGGCGATTTGAGGGCATGCAACTGATACTAAAGGTTTCCTTGCTGTCTTGGCGTAGTGGGCTCTCATGACCTTTCTCAGTGAGTTTCTGGCGCATTCGGGACATCCGGTATGTACTTCCCCGGACCCGCAGGCAAAAGCAATCATCGGATGCCATTCTCCGTTTGCGCCGTACCCGCAATCCTTGCAGACAAGGTATACATGCCTTGCGCTTCCGGAAGTCACTCGCGTGGGCGGGAACTCATTAAGTGTCGGATGCCACTGTGCAGCAATTTCGGGATGAACGGTAGCTACATCATTGACGCCTTCGACAAGGACTTTTCCGGAACACACCGGGCATCCGCCGCCTGTTCGACAGGCACCGGCGATAGAGGGACGCCATTCGCCGTTCTTTCCGTATCCGCATTTCGGACAGATAAGAGCGATTCTGCGATTGCTGCCGCAGGTGACTTCCTCTGGTGATACAGAATTGGCTGTTGGATGCCACATAGCAGCAACACGGGGACATTCCTGTGCTACCGTGCCACGATGCCTGCGATACCGCCACTCGAAATCTTTCACGGTACAACCACCCCTGCCCGTTTATGGATGTTTTCGGACTTTGCGATATTTACAGCTGTGCTATAGGAGATACCATATACATCCGCAAGGTCACGCAAATTTTTGCCGGTGTTCATCCGTGCAAATTCCGCAAATTCCCGGTTTCTGGCTTTTACATTATCCGTGATAGGAGAACGGCTTTGCGTGGCTTTACGGGTTTCGGCTTCAGCCAGCGATTCAGAAAGCTTTCCGTAGTCATGCAGAATCTTACAGGTCTGACCCACGGCAATCTTATGGTCTTTAGCAATGTCGGAGACACTTTTCCCGTTCTGGTATTCTACCGCAATCCCCTCGCAGACTTCTTCCGGCAGCTTCTTCTTCATTTTAGCGTTGCCGCGCAGGTTCTTGCGGTAGAGGGGATGATGTGCCCGGTATTTTTGGATAAGCCCCGCAATGAATCGCGGTGTGACATTGTACCGTACTGCGATATTCTCTACCTTAATACCCGCTTTGTAGTCTTTCAGGATATCGTTGTTCCGCGCTTCGATTTCCTCCGGAGTCTTGGTGTCTTCCAAGGCTTCACACCGTAGCTCCAATACTTTCGGGCTGTGCTTGAATTCCGGGATGTTCATGGGCGGTTCAGGACCGAAACGGACAAGACCACCAGAAATCGGATGCCCTGCTTCTCGAAATACCTGATAGGTGGTGGATTCCGATAACCCATACTTGTCCATGATTTCTCCGACAGTCATGTACGGATTTGCCCTGACATCCGCAACGATTTCGGCATTGCGCTGGCGTTTCTTGAACTGCACAGCTGACCCGATATTCTCTTTGTGCGGGGTATAATCAGGGCTTCTGCGCAGGATATGATAGACCTGTTGTCCAGAGAGATTGTATTTCTCAGCGATTTCAAAGGTCCAGGCCCCGTTTTTGTAGTCTTGCGCAATCTCAATATTCCGCTGCTCCATGTCGGCTTTCGACAATCGTTTCTGATTGTTGGGTTTCCGATTCGGGCTTTTGCGGTCATTGCGGCGCACAGCATCAAAACCCTCTAACACTTCAAGGGATTTCTTAACATTCGTGCAGCCGATACCGTATTTCTCAGCCAATTCCGCGATGTGCATACCGGCGATATAATCGTTCAGCATTGCCTTATCGCGGTTCAGTTTTGCTTCTCCGGTTAAACTTTTCCGATGCATGGTGTATCCTCCTGATTTGCTACCCAGTCGATGATATGGTCGATGCAAAGATTCGTGATTTTGCTTGCGGTATAATACTGTGAAGTGTCATCGAGCTGCGATTCAATTTCCGCATCGGATGCCGAATACCCTACTGATGCAAAGAACATCCTTGCGAGGGTACGCGCATCGTCCCGGCACAGAGGTCTTACCGTATGCCCAAAGGTGAAGCGCCGGAGCAGAGCATCGTCCAGCGTATCGGGACGGTTCGTGGTCCCGACAAGGATGATGTCGTTGCCGAGTCGGTCAAGCTCCTGCATCAGGGCAATCGTCACACGGTTCATTTCCGCAACATCATCCTTGCCGCCGCGCCGTGTCCCGATAGCGTCAATCTCATCGAGGCAGAGCACGCACGGACTTTTTCTCGCATAGTCGAATATCATACCGATATTCTTCTGCGTTTTGCCCAGAGCGGAATTCACCAGACCGGAGAAATTCGTGTATACGAAAGGAAGGTTCGTCGTATATGCGATATACCGCGCCAACTCAGTCTTTCCGGTTCCCGGCTCGCCCATGAGTAAAAGAGAACTCGTATAGTGAATCCCCATTTCCTGTAACCGCAGCGCAGCACGGCGCGTCTTGCACATTTTATCAATGACCGCCTTCTCGCTGTCTCGGATGAGGAACCGGTCTTCTCGGAAAGCGCTCGAATCCTCCGCGACCAAAAGCCCCTGCAGGTTATACGGCAGTTCGATGAGTGTAGGACTTTTACTTGCAAGTGTTCGCAGACAGGTTTCCTTGAACGCTTTGTCCTTGACAGTAGTAAGCCCCTTCAACACGATTTTCGCCTGCTGCTGAGATTTCCGAATATCCCCTTCCACTACATATCGAAGCAATGCCCGTTCATTCTCGTTCACTTAATTTCCCTCCCTCATAAAAAGAAAAGCCCTCTGCAACATTCTGCAGAGGACTCAATCTCTTTTACATTTCTGCTTACGGACGCGCCGAATAATACTGTAAATACCCGGCAAGGAATAATGGTATGCCTTAGCGAGGTCTTTGGCGTCGATGCCGTTTTGGTATTTCTCGAAGATTTCATCGTTGCGTTTTTGTTGACGGCGGGTGATGCGACGGTGACTGAGTTCTTTGTTGCTGATTCCGGCCTGAACAGCAATGGCACTGCAATACCCAATGGAAACACCGTACTTTTCGGCAATGTCGCGGACACGCGTATTTTTCTGATACTCCGCCACGATTTTATCGACCAGATTGGCATGGTCCTGTTCTTCCGCAATGCGCTGCGCCTGTTGTTCTTCATCGAGAGCGCGATAGCAGGTCCTGACGCAAAGCCCGTATTTCTCGGACAGCTGCTCAAACGATAGCCCGTCCTCATAGTCTTTGACAATCTTCCTGTTTCGCTCGATGATTTCGCTGCGGGTTGCTTTCCTTTTCCTCATACTGGTTCACCTCTTAGGCTTTGCTGCCTTCTTTTTGCGTCCCTTGCCGCGATAGATACCGGCCTCATGAAGATACTTGAATCCGGAAGAGGGACTGATACCGTATTCCCGAGCAAGGTTCTCGACCGGCGTGTTGGGGTTCTTCTTCGCGTAGTCCACAAACCCCTGCTTGAAATCTTTAATGCGGCGCAAAGTAGAGGTCTCGATTTTCGTGTCGAGGTGCCGGTGGTAGGAGTCCCCGCCTTCTTTCAGAATACGAAAAATCGTGGCGCGGTTAAGGTTAAAAGCTTTTGCCAGTTCTTCGGCTGAAATGCCTTCCTGATACTGGTTGCGAATCTCGTCGTTGCGGTTATCCTTCCACTCTGTGAAAGTCACTTTCCGCCGCTTCTCCATCTCCGCCTGTGCGATATGGTAGACGGTTTGCGGGCTGAGTCCGTGCTCCTGCGCGAGGTCCGTGACCTTTGCGCCATTTTGCAGTGCATCGGTAATTTTTCGATTGCGTTCCAGCAACTTCTTATGCGTCATAGAAACCTCCCAAAATAAAAGAAGCAAGCTCCCGAAAGAACTTGCTTCTTGTATTCAGTATTCACTTTTTTCGCGTAACGCGGGCAAAAAACTCACCCACTGATTCACCTTACAGTCTTCATTTTACCCAATTCGCACGAATGTGCAACAACTTTTTGCGAATTTAGGTCCACTGCATGTACGGGATGTCTGAAAGCATCATAAGGCAGGTCTCTAACTCGTCTTCGATGTATCGGGTGATGGCATCGAATCTCTGCATCAGTGGCAGTTCCGCGAAAGATGTGCCGGTTTCCTTGCGGCATTTCCCCTCTGCGCTCGTATATATCACATTCAGCATGACATTCAAGGCGAGAAGAATATCTTCATCCTTGCCCTGAACCGTGAAGAAGAAGTAATGCTCCGATTCACCGTCCGTAACGCCGATTCGGTTGTCGTATTTTCCGTAACTCGCCAAATCACCAAACACACTGATTGCAATATATCGCAGCTTATCCTCAATAGGAACAGTCCCCCATAGAGGATAGTGTTCATCCGGCTGAAAATCCGCCTTGCCGCCGTTATATTCCCATTCAATAAAATCACGGACGGAGAGTTTCTGACCGCCCGGAATGATTATTTCAAGCTGTTCCAAAGTGTTCTCACCTCTTTGCGTCGTCTCGATATTTTCTATTGTATCCGGTTCGCACGATTATGCAACATTGAGAGAGAAATTACCGGACACAGGAATCTGACGATAAACAAAGAAAAGCCGCCTCCAAGACGGAGACGGCTCGATGGTATTACATTCCGATTCTCTCAAGATACGGGATAGCGGCACGCATTCTTTCGCACTCCCAACTCTTGCGGTGGTTGCGTTCGTGCTTCTTGATGAACTTCTTCATCTCGGCGGAGGTTTCGGCACCCAGTCCGGTGGCGGCTAAGATTACCCTTGCACCGTCACACTTCATGGCTTTCAGGGTATCCGAGTCAATTTCGCGTCCGCCCTCAAACGGCTGCATAAATTTGAGTCTGCAGAACGGGAGGTAGCCTTCCGGTGCATTATCGCCGATATTCCAAATGATATAGCCGAGAGGCGGTTCCGTTACGACCTCGTAGGTGTCGCATACGCCAAGCGCAGTATGATGGATTTTCATTGTTGTACTCCTTATTTTTGTGGCGGTCTTTAGACCGGCTGTGATGATTACAAGTTCAGGGTGACATTGCGGGCACTGGGCTCGTATTTCTTAGTCTCTACCCCGGTAATCTTGAACATGTGTCGTGCAGCGACATTGTTGTTCGCATCTCGGTACTTGTCGTCGAGATACACGATACGCTTTATCCCGCTCTGAATGATTGCTTTCGCACACTCATTACAGGGGAAAAGCGTGACATACATCGTAGACCCGTGCAGGTCTTTCCCGGCGTTGAGGATAGCGTTCAACTCCGAGTGGCAGACATACATGTACTTGGTTTCGAGTTCGTTTCCTTCCCTGCCCCAAGGCATGATATCGTCATCGCAGCCAATCGGCATACCGTTGTACCCAAGAGACAGGATTTTATTGTCGCGCACGATACATGCGCCCACCTGACTGTTCGGGTCTTTGCTGCGCATCGCGGACAGCATCGCAATGCCCATGAAATACTCGTCCCACGAGATATAGTCGCGGCGTTTGGCGGTGTTGTTCTGAGATGCTTCGTTTTTCGGTGAAATGCTCATATGGTTCTCCTTCTTGTCTGATTTAGACAGTGGGTTCGTTTGCGTATTTTTGCGAAAAAATGCGGTGGAGTGTCTTGCCCCACCGCATTGGTATTGGTCAGATGTACTTTTCCCAGAATTTCTCGAAGGTTTCGTCCGGCATCACCATTTCCGTTTCATCGAGGACACGGCTGAACTCGCTGCTGCTGATGTCGGTGCCGATGAAATCCGTGACGGCATCGCGGCCACGCTGCATCAGGGCATCTTTCAGGATATACCAACGGTATTTGTGGATGAGCTCCGTCAGAGATTCGCCGTCGTTCTCCCAGTAATCGTTCTTTGCCTGAACATGATACAGAGCATCGAGAACGCCGTCGTAGTCATCGCTGTCATACTCGCTCACGATGTCGGTGAGATTGAGCAGACGGCGGTCAACGCCATCGACCTTCACGGTTGCGTTGTTGAACGAGTCATCGTCGCAGGGCTGTGCAGGAACTTCCACAGCAAACACCTCGCGCGTTTTCTTGTTCACATTGCACGGCAGATAGAACGATGCACCGGAATCAAAGTTCGAGGAGATAACGCCAGATACAATATCGGGCATCGGGTTCTCGCGAGCCTCCTCAAACTCCGGCAGATGGAACACATCCACGACATTCTCGATGTCGTAGTCAAGGGCACGGACCTTCGTGACGATATAGCCGCCGCGCTGCAATTCGAGAACTGCACGGCAGAGGTCAAGCTTAATCTCGTGCTCATTCAGAAGATTACCGTGGCTGTCTTTCACGAGGGTGATTTCGATTGTTTTGTTCTTGGCGGTCGTTTCGGCCAGAAAATAGGTCTTGTCATTGCAAATTTCAAACATGTCATTACGCTCCTTTTTGTGTTGGACGCAAAAAGAGCGGGCCTCTCAGAATCGAGAAGTCCGCCCTTCAAGCGAAATTGTGAATGTACGAAAGGCATAAAACCCTTTCGATATGGAATGTTATCTATCGTACAATACCAATTCTATGCCGTTCGCACATTTTGGCAAGAAAAAAGTCGCTGCCCTCAGCATAGGCAGCTACAAAATTATAATGCTGTTAGATATAATTAGGATTCCATTTTTCACAGCCATAGGAAACAATGGATTGCAAAAACTTTATCGGAACAAGATTCTCGCTGACCGAGGCACCGTTGTTTTTTACATATTGATTTATTTTTTTGCGCTCCTCTTCACCTGCGGACTCAACATTGATGAAAACCTCTTTTGTGGTCGGCTCATAGAAGAAAAAGCTGCTGCAAGAAATCTTGACAGTGATGCCCTCACCGTTGCCGTTTCCGATTACGATAGTTATATTTTTTCTTGCGTCAAGCGTCCGTGCGCAGTATACAGACACGCTTTTTGCAATGCGTTGTGACTCATTATCATCGAAAACAAACGCATGGCTCATTTTATCAGCCATTCTTGCTGCTGCAACTCTTTTTGGAAACTCATTTGCTCGTCTGCTATACCAGGTTCCCTGAAGCGCCAAACTTCTTAGCACATAATCCTTGAGCGTTTCCATCGCACCTCCAAGATAACCATCCTCGTCAATGATGTAATTCACAATGCTCTTATAATTGATATTACGCACAATACTTTGCGCGTTTAGAAGAAGAAAGTTATAGTGAACCGGTCTGCCTTCGAGCATGGTATAAATAGCATATTGTTCCGCCCGCTCATTCGTTTCCTTGCCATCGCTTAAGGCATGACAGAAGCTTAATTCTTCAATGATTTTCTTGCAGTATGCCTGCTCGAATTTCTGATGATAATCTATCAACTCTGCTTTAAGCTTTGGACACACGCTGATGAGATAATTTGGTAAACTCCAAAACCGAGTAGAGTCAATGCTGTAACCGGCTTTTTTGAAATTGTTCGAGTAATCACTGGGAAGCGGTGTGTTGTAACCGTTTTTCCACGCTTCCCACCGAAATTCCTGCATATATATCTCGTTAACTCTACTGTTGACCGGCACCTTAAAAATCTTGATATATACCCCACTTTCGCAATTTCGAGGGCAGAAAATGGGGTTTTCATCTACAATAAAGCCTTCGAGAAAAGCTTCGTTTGGATTGTGGAAATATTGATAAATACGTTCTTTGTTCAAGTATTTCACGTTTTTTATCGCTGCCATAATTCATCCTCCGTTTTCAACATTCGCACCAATTTTCTTGGCAATGATTTCAGCCATGCGTTTCGCATTGCTTTCATCGGTCACAGACCATTTCAATCTACTAAGTAGCCATTTTTAGCGTATTGTTTAAACGCATCATCCAACTGCATATTGAAACGCTCGCCGATGTCAGCGTCCTTGAATTTACGGATTTTGGCGAGAGCCTTGGCGTAATTGATGTCATGCCCCTCTCCATAGTGCCACAAAGCAGGATTACTTCCATGCCAATCCATAGAGCCGTTGTTGAAAGCTAAACAATCGTGCAAAGGAAAATCACGCGTATTATGCACGATATTAAAGCAGCTTAAATAACTGGTGCCATAGGAAAAGCCGGTCGAATTGCGCATCCCAAAACCACAACCACTCACTGGCACATAACACTTAACTGAGTTGTAGCCTCGTTCTCCGTCTTGGTTCCAAGTTTCGATGGTAATAAGTACACCGGAATTTAGATTCGCCCATACATCAAAGATATTGTCTTTGTCAATGTCTTCTTTGTATTCATGTGCAAAACCGAGCTCCTGTAAAATACGAGTCAGTTCCTCATACGGAACAGCCTCTACTTCACCAGTTTTTTCGTTGTATTCCATGTAGAAGTCATAAGAAACATTCTTCATCGTGGCGAGAATGCAGTTTTCTCTGTTTTCAAAGGAAACCACTCTGCCATATCCTACATGAAGGCTCTTCCAATTTTTGATGATAATAATCTTCCCGTACTCGTTATGGGAAATGAGCTTACCATTCTTTTTGGACCTCCGGATACGGTAGACATTATCTGCGCTGATTCCGCTCAGGTCAATAGTATCGTTCATATTCATGAATCTTACCTCACTTCACTTGTTTTGTTCTTGGCGGTCGTTCCGACCAGAAAATAGGTCTTGTCATTGCAAATTTCAAACATATCATTACGCTCCTTTTTGTGTTGGACGCAAAAAGGGCGGGCCTCTCAAAATTGAGAAGTCCGCCCTTTAAGCGAAATTGTGAATGTACGAAAGGCAGAAAGCCTTTTCGATTTGGAATGGTATCTATCGTACAATACCCATTCTATTCGGTTCGCACATTTTGGCAACAGAACAGCGAGAAAAATCAGGAAACAGTCGTTGTTCCCGGCAACCATCGCTGCGGATTTATGCTTCAAACCTTTGTACAAGCATCATAGGGACGAGGTTTTCGCACACAGAGAAGCCGCAATCTTTGACATAACGGTTTACTTTTTCACGCTCGCCTTCTCTAATATCGCAGATGTTTACGAAGATTTCTTTTGTCTCCGGCTCATAGTAGAGGAAGTTATCAAGAGGAATCTTAATCTGCATATTTCCGGCGCTTTTGTTGCACAGCGTTACATCGACAATGTTCTTTTTGCAAACAGTTCCCTTATGGGAATTCAGAAGATGTCTCGCTGCTTTCTGGGATTCGTTTTTGGTCGGAACGAACATGTTGGTCATCTTACTTGCAAGCCTCGCTGCCGCAACCTTTTTGGGAATATATGCACCGGTTGGCGTTTCCTTTGATGTCGTTTTAAAGTTCCTTCTGCTGAGACTTGTCAACAAAGAAGTTGTGAATCCTTCAGGGTCACAAGCATAGTTGAGACCCAACTCGTAGCAGCCAAGTACACTGACTGGATATAAAGTTTGCAAGGCGTTCTCGATACAGCCGAAATACACCGGCTTCTCACGCTTAGAGAGCATATCCAAAATCGCGTACTGTTTTGCCAGATTCTTAACGGCCTCGCTCTTTTCTACGCCAGCGTCAACTGCGTATTCCTTCAAAACCTTTCTGGTAAACGCATCCCAAAATTCAGACACAAAATCAGCATCATCGAACTTCTGCCGACTTTGAGTGCAAATTCTCCAAAGCGGCTCCATAAGCCAAAGACGAGACGAATCAATGACAACCCCGACCTTTTCAAATTTGGTATCTTTCCCAAACTCCTCTATCGGACGGTTGCTGTCACCTTCAAACGTTTTGTATGGGATAGCTTGCATGTATACTTCGGACGCTTTATCTCTAACGGGAACCTTCAGCAATCGGACATATACACTCCTATCCGTTTCTGTTGGAAAACCGTAGCTTTGAGGGATAAGTCCCTCGAGATAGGTTTCACTTGAATTGTGCAGATAGTCAAGAATCGTATCAGCATCCAAATATTTTATAGCATCCATAGGGTAGACTCCTTTTTCAGCTGTTCGCAGCCATAGGCAACCACTGCTGCGGGTAGGGACGAAGTTTCTCCCTAGGCACGCAATCGTTCAGAGCGGAGTTTTCAGCGAGCGCCATGTCGATGATGTAATAATCATCACCATTACGCATCACATCAATACTCCACTGCCCTACCAGTTCCACGGCGGGAAGAATCTTCTTGATTTCTTCCAGAATCATCCGAGCACTGTCATCATATCGAGATTGCAGGATATCCTCGTGCATCTGATAGATGACATAGTCGTGGCGTTCCTGCGGCGTACTTGCATTCTTGAACTTGCCCTTCATCACATCGGCACGCCAATAAGGACTGATACCCAGCACCTCATCAGCGTCGAAATCGACGAATACGCGGAATTCAGTGTGCAGCGGCAAACCGTTGTAGATGGTCGGGTTGTGTTCCTTGTCCTTGATATATTCCCTTAGCACCCACTCGTTCGTTGTATTAGCACCATAGAAGCAGGTATTGTTCAACGGCGAAGCCATAGAACAGGTCAGATGATTCAGGAACAGGAAATACTCGCCCATCTCATTGATTTCCTTCGGGTCATGGATATGAGCGTTGCGGAACTCATACTTGGAAGAATAAGTTCCGGTCTTGATGAAGTAATCCTCGTGCTCATCCAGCTTGAATATCCGCTTACAATAGCGGTTCACGATTTCCTTGGTCACTGGATTCAGGGTTTCGAAGCCAAGGCGAGTGAGCTGCAGCATCGGCAGCGGAACACGCAAAATCTTGGTATCAGGAATCCTGAAGAATTTGTTCCCGTACAACGCTTTTGCCAGCGGCGGAAGCCAGAATCCCATCGTGTTGGGATTCATTTCGAGCATCTGGTAGGTGAAGTCGTCGAGGTCAAGAATATCAAGACCCTGACGGAACTGGTTGTAGTAGAACTTCTTCATGCGGTCATCGCGTGCATCCTTGTACTCGGCGTAATTCTGAAGCAGAATCTTATACGACGGCTCCGAAATATCGACCTTCACAAGATTTCCTGTAAGCTGAGGTCTGAGCTCTTCTGGGTATTTTTTCAGGTCATTGTTCGTTACCGTCACAGCGTATCGAGATGCTGCATAGTTCACATAGTATCCGCCGCGTTTTTCGTCGTAGATGTACAGGCGAGTACCATCTGTTAACTCACCTACGATACGGTCAATGAGCGTTTCAAGGTCCCGCGTAAACGGCACCCTCTTGTCAAGCATAGCTTTGACAGTAGCGGTATCCCACTGTAAAAAGTTCTCGGATAATGCCCCGCTGTCCAGTACCTGCCTTTTATAAGTGCCCTCAAACGTTTCGAGTGCCTCGGGGCTGGTTTTCAGCATTGCGGCAAGTTCTTCGTAGGAAAACGATTTATCTTCCCTTTTGGTCATCATTTTACCGATTTTGGCAATCATATTTTCGATTTCCTCCTTTTTGGGAATCAGGTGTTTGCAAAATTCGGATTCTTCCAAATCAACTTATTCCCGTAATAGACTTCGGGAATGTACTTGATGGGAATTCTGCGATTGTCTTCGAGTTGCGAATCGTTGTTCGCGATAAACTCCTCGATGCGATTTTCTTCACTGCGCGGGGTGATGTTGCAAGTCGAGAAACCTCCACCGTACAGGATATCACTGTTCATCATACCTTTGACCGGATACTTTACTTCGGTCGTTTTACCGTTGATGTTCAGGACAAGGCGAACGGTTTTGTATTGCTTAGCAAGTTCCACAAGAAGCCTGAACATGATTTCCTGAGTGTTCGGACTATTGTACTTTCTCATATACTCTTCCGTCAACTCTTCCACCACAGCCAATGTAATCCCGTATAGGCGTCCAGACCGCCCGGAATTTGCCTTTTTGATTTTCTCCATCGTCCGTTCAGCCCAGCCGGTGGGATTAGCAAGATAATCCACTACCAGTTCATCGGCATTTGTGGATGTCAGGCCAAAGCAAGACCCGTTTCCAATCTCATCGACAATGCTGTCAATAGGGCTGCGATAATTCTTATACCCCTTTATTATGCGACAGAAAGCGTTCTGCCGTGCTATCTTGTCGTAATGACTGCTCTTGAGAATTTTCTTCTTGTCTTCTTCCGTCACATTCTCTCGGAACATATCGAACAGCTTCGGTGCCATTTCCTCTATGACAGAATCCGAGGTAAAAGAAGAACGGCAGAAAATCGTTTTGAAGTCCTGTGTTTCATTGACGGTTTTGGCATTGTCGACAACGAGGCAAAGGAAGCGTATCTCCTGATTGAATGTTACGGGTTTCTTTTCCAAGGTTCCATAAAACCGCTGCCCGTACAGAACATCTACCTTGTGCTCACCATTGGCGAGCGGCACACGAATGAAACGGTAGTAGCGCCCGGACGGTTTTCCGGTATCGAGAATTGTGTTGCCTTCGAACACGGATGCGCCGGATTTGATAGCCTGCTCAAAATCCTCACGAGTTAAATTGATAGTCATAATTTCTTCCTTTCTGTTTTTGTTATTTTTCAGCTGTTTTCTTCGATGCACAATTTGCTGCTACGAATGTTTTCCAACCATTTTTCATCCATTACATTACCAAAACGATATTTCTTCTGCGACTCGTAGGACAAATCGCAGCCGGAAACGACATCACCGATGGCGTTCAAGTACAGCTCGCCGCTGTAAAAGTCGATGCCGCCGGTTTTGCTGAATTCGTATTCGAGCTTATCTACATAAGGTTCACGTTTCTTATAGATATTCGAATCGAGATTCTTAGCACGCCCTTCGTTCAGTAAACAAGCCCGATGAAAGTCCGTTACCTTATCGTTACGGTTATATTTCAAGCCACTAAGGATACTTTTACTTTCATATGGGATTGCTTCATGGAAATCATCGCTGCTGATACAAAGACCACACGAATAGTCATCCTTGTCATCGCAATAATTCCACCACTCCAGACTCGCCATAGCAAGGTCAGCCATCTTATCGACGGCTTTTCCGTTGGTGACCATGTAAAAGCTTCCAACGGCGATACCGCGCTCTTTGACAGCTTTCAAGGTGTATCGAATTGCCGGTATATTCAGAGAGATTTCCCCACCGGTAAAGGTAAGAGAGCTGATATAAGCTCCCGTCTCAAAGCTGTCGAGAAAAGCATCGATGTACTTCTCCTGAATATCGATGCTTTCGGCATCTCCGCGCAGGCAGTGCGCACAGCACATATTGCACCGACGCGTAACTTCTATGAATACGCTGTTTGCGCTATAAATACGCATTTTTTCATGTCCTTTCTGTTATTCTTCCGTGCAATCGTCGTAGTCATCCATGAAACTCTCGTTGCGGTCAACGACAACATTCACATCCGGCGGCGCAATTTTAGCCAGACCATAGTTCAAGAAGAACGAGCCGGGAATGTCATCGACATCGCCCCAGTTCCAGCAACCACAGTTGATTTCCAACCGGCGTTTGCCTTCGTCCGTCTTGAGATAGTCCATGACAGCACTGCGCAGGACGCTTTCTGGGTCATGGATTTGCTCCGGATTGTAGCTGAATTGCATCAGTGTGCATTCCGTTGCGGATAAGCCAATGACCTCATTGGCGACGATTGTAAAAACTCTTAACATTGGTGTTTACACTCCTTTTTTTGTTTTGACGCAAAAAAGGGCGGACTTCTCAGAAACGAGAAGTCCGCCCTTTAAGCGAAATTGTGAATTGTACGAAAGGCATAAAACCCTTTCGATATGGGATGTTATCTATCGTACAATATCCATTCTATTCAGTTCGCACATTTTGGCAAGAAAAAATCACCACCTACTTGCATAAGCGGCGACTGATTTACTTGCTATCGTTTTAGTACCTTATTATGGTTTTCCGTTTCCGAATCAGCCAAGGCGCGTTCCTGAACCTGGTTCGTCCAGAGCGGGACATCCCGTGTACTACTCAAATAGGCTTATATGGATTGGATGCTGATTGGATACTTATGGTTTGCAATATCCGCAAGGCGTATATCCCAACTCGATAAGTTCCTCTCTTGTGCCGGTATACTCCTCCCTGTTTGCATCGCTTATCTGAGATGCAGAAGAGCAATCAGGGCGGTGGAACTTGAGAGAATTCGTGTTCAGGATATAGGTCTCAGCTACCGTGTCAGGTTGCTGCGATTCTTCCACCTCGGCGCTAGAGGTTTCGATGTCCTTATGGTATTCCCCATACGAGAAGGTGACTTCCGAACCGTCAGAGGTGCAGTAAATATCACCGAGTTCGTCCGTTCTGAACACCTCTACTCCCGCGCTGGCCAGCTTTGCGAGGGTTTCGCTGTGCGGATGGCCGTAGCTATTGTCCTTGCCACAGGATATGACGGCATAAGTAGGGTTCACGGCATCCAAGAACGCCTGAGAGGTGGAGGTGCTGGACCCGTGATGTCCGACCTTTAAGACGGTGGATTCGATGTCTTGGCCGGATTCGAGTATCTTCTCTTCCGTTTCCTGTTCGGCGTCGCCTGTGAACAGGAAGGATGTATCGCCGTAGACAATGCGAATTACGATGGAAGTATTATTCGTGTCCTCAGGCACGGAATTGACAGCCACAACGGTGACGGTGGCTTCCCCTAGGGTGAATGTATCCCCCACTGCCGGAACTGTTATACCGCCGCCTTTCTCGTCCGCACGAGCCTTAAAGTTCCGGAATGCTTTGCTGTCATACTCTGTTACGGGACAAAAGGTGACATCGGCTGTGTCAGCCTCGAAGGCACCTGAAAGACCTCCGATGTGGTCTTCGTGGGCGTGTGTTCCTACGACATAGTCTAAGTGTCCCTCTGTCTCGCGCTGTAATACTGAGTATACAAGGTTCGAGTCATCGGCATTGCCGCCGTCAATGAGCATCGAGTGCCTATTACAGGTGACGAGGGCGGAATCTGCCTGCCCGACATCGATAAAGTGGATGGTAAAGCTGCCGCCTTCCGATACGCCAGCCGTCTCCTGACCGCTTTGTGCGGTAGTTTCTGAGACGACCCCGGATACAGGAAGGCTTCCCGGAGATTCCGGTGTCTGACCGCAGCCTGTGAATGTCAATGTGAAGAACGCAGCAATTACCGCTGCAGTTCTCCGAAGAAATTCGTGTTTGGTTTGCATATATTTATTTCTCCTTTCAAACAAAAAAAGCGGACCCGTCCCCCGAAAGGGATAAGTCCGCTAAAAACGAAATTGTGAATTGTAAGATATCTGGTATCTATCGTACAATTCTATTTTACCGGTATCGCAAGAACATGCAATACTTAAACCGTATCCGAAACCTCATGGCACAGCATCCTGTCCGCATAAATACAGCAAAGAACCAAGCCAAGGCTCGCAACGCAGCCGAACGCGACATGCTTCGGGGAAAGAAGGAGCCATTCGATGTCGTTCATTACTTTCACCCAAAACAAAACGCCCATCATAGCAATGATGAGCGGAATAAAGACAGTTCCTGTGTAATGCAGGAATTTTCGGATTTTTCTTTTTTGCATCCTAAAACTACATCTCCAATCATGCTTGCAAAACAGCCTGAACCACATATCTCTGATTCGTTGGGCTGTAATACCCAAACGGATAGCAGGTATACATGATGAGTTTATCGATTCCGTCTGTGAAATTAACGAGGACAGTGCCATCATCCGCAATCACGGTGCTCGCATCCGAGGATACATAGCCGGGTTTTGCTAGGGTGACGGAATACACATACTCGCCGTAATCGGTATCCACAACAAAGTTATCCCCTATGCTGACATATTGCAACAAAGAAAACACGCTGTCGTTATGTGCGCAAAGCAGATGTCCTCCGGTCACACCGACTTGATAAGAACCGGGATACTGATACACCCCATCGCGTTGATTCAAAAGACTCTGGTCATCGCCCCAGATAAGAGAAGAGTTTAGGCCAATCGCGTCACAGGTAATCGTGCCGTAGGCTTGACCCCAGGCTGCAGGGGCAACATCACCCCAGACAGAGGTCGCTGCCGCAGGTTCGGAAGTCGGCGCAGGCGTTGGTTCGGGAGTCGGACCCGGGGAAGGTTCAGGTTGCGTTGTAGGAGACGGTTCAAAAGGCGCAGACGGTTCCGCGCTCGGTTCCGGTACGCCGGATAAGTCCGGGATTTTCTGCGCTTCTTCTGCTGTTTCTTGCGTCGCAGATTCAGAGGTGCTGAGAGAGGATTCGGATTGTGCTGATTCGGCAGGCAGAGGTTCCGCTTGCCATGAACAGGCTGCAACACTGGTCAGCACAGCCAATGTTGCAACGAGTATCAGTGCTTTGGTTCGCCGCATTTGAGTTTGTCCTTTCTTAAACAAAAAAATATATAAAAAAGCTGCCCTCAGTTCTTGTCGAACCGGGGCAGCCTTTTAGCAACGGACAGAATCAGCCATTTTTGTGTGCTTTCCGAAAGAATTTGTGGCTTACACTCCTTCGCCTTTCGGATTCCGCAGGTACTCATGCCGTCATAATAGAGCAGGACACCAATATCTTCTGGTATCTCTCCTTTGACCTTCTTATATAACTCTGTGGGCATCGCATAATAGTTGCAGTGCCCGACGAAATTGTGCCCGTGTGCCGAGTGAAAATCGCTCACAGAAATCTTGATTTCCACACAAGTGATGACGGCATCGAGCGTATACAGATGATTCGTCTTGTGGAAGTGGCACCATCGCTCGGAACAGTGCTCCCTGCAAAAATCCGGCGATGAAATATTCTTGACGCAGGTTGCCTCTTTTGCTTTTTGCTGAATCGCGGCAAGCGAAGCACACGTATCCGTTTCGATAAGCGAGGCCAGTTTGCAGGTCCCATATTTGGTTTCGGAGGTAAAGCATTCCTGAACCCTGACGAAATCGACCAATCCGGATTTGACAGACCCGCATTCTACCGGCACTTCTAAGGCATCGAACCCTTGACGAAACGAATCCACCCGATACCCGCCGTAGCTGGAAGGATGCCACGCATGAAGCGCGGCCTCAATATCGCGGGTCAGCTGAGTTTTCGCCATCAGGTATCACCGGAAAATCTGCTGACCAATCTCGACCATCTTACGGCGTTTGCGGTGCAGCGAAACAAGCTGGTACACAACGACGGCAAATGCCGCAGCGGCAAGAAATTTCAGAATCTTTTTCATGGTAGTCCTCCTTAGTTTGTTAGTGGCTTAGCGCTTTATTATTGCTCCGCCGTATATTGCCGCAGCATGAGTTCCTGTACCGTCATGACCGTAAAGCCTTCCTTCGCCGCCTCATTGAGGGCTTCGTAATAGTCATCTACATACAGAGCCTGCGCAGCATTCAGACCGGCAGCTTGGGTCAGGAGTTTCATGACGGAGGTTTTCCGTTCGGGGGTGGCAGTCCCGATGACATCGAGGAACTGTCCCGGATAGTGCATTTCAAGCCACTGCTTTTTATACGGCAGGGTCATACTGTCCTGCACGCGAGTAATGCAGTATTTCGGGATACCGTCGCAGCTTTCGAGGAAATGCTGGACAAGCGTATTCGCTTCCCCAATCTCATCGAATACCTTGTACCCGCCCCGGTTCTCAGCCTCATACCGCAGCAGCCGTGCCCTGTGTGCGTCGGCAGTCGCGTCGAGTTTCTGTTCCCGATAATGGATGAGAAGGGTATCGTCGAAATCGAAGAACATCATACGAATTTTTGAGAAATTCATGGGTCTCACCTTCCTTCAGTTTCTCGCCGATGCAATTTCGTGTCGAACGACCTCGGCTTCGGTATAAAACTCATCGGTGTAGTCATTATCGTTCGTCTCCTGACAGACCTTGTGCCGGTACGGCGCGGAGCCTTCCTGCTCGATGAAAATGCGCCAGACGCCGGAGGAGAAGCAGACAAAGAGAATCGTGCCGTCATCTAAATAAAGCCGGACTCCGGCAACATCGAAACACCCGATTTCATCCTCGAAGTATCGAGAATTTTCGATACAAACGATATCATCGCTATAGCCGTAAATCTTGACCATTCTGTTACTGCCCCCTTACTTGATTACAAAATCCTTTGTGGCATCCTCTGCCTCACTGTACCGGCTCACATTGTGCCGAGCAGCCTGCAAGAGAACATCACGCTCGGCATCGAGCGCCGCCTGCATTGAAGTCTGCTGTACCTGCTTGGCATGGGATGTGCGAGTGTTCTTGTACTGCGGATACTCTGCGACGATTTTATCCATCAAAGCCCAGCGCTCTTTGTCGGAAAGTGCGTTTAGGTTGATGTTATCGCGGTGCAGCCGTTCAATCGCATAGTCCAAATACGCGAATTCTTCCGCAGACGGGATAGCTTCTATATAATCCCGCATCGTGGCGGGAGGACCGTTGTAGGTCGCCATGGCTTCATTGTACAGCGTTTCTGCAACCTCTGACCCGTACCAGTTATCCGGCTCATAGCCATGATTCCGGTACACCTCCGCTACCCAGAGAGAAAATGCTTCGCTGTAGGTCATGATGTTTTCTCTTCTTAGAAGTCCCCAAACGAGAGCTGACGGCTCTGCGAGACCGGGATATTGGTTTTGGGCTTTGACGAGTGCTTAACTTCACCGTACTTGGTGAGATTCCGGCATTTATATCCGTAGCCCTTCTGTGCGGCAGAAATCGACTTGTATCCGTATCCGCTTGCATCGTCCAGCACCTGGTCCTTGTCGTTCAGATTGACGACAATATACCGCACATCGTTGGGCTTAGAGAGCCGGGACGAACGAATAACGGTATAGGGGATGCGCTTATCGAATTGAGGCTTTTCTTCTTCCGGGTCCGGTTCGGGCTTTGCGGCCTTCTCCTCTTCCGGCATTTCAAGCTGGACATCGACCCCTGCCTTAACGAGGGATTCGAGCGTAGAGGCAAGGGTCTCGTACCGCGTATTCTCCACGGTATTCGTATCCTTCTTCTTCCGCTCCTTCCAGACCTTCAACAGCTGGCGTTCGCTGAAATTGATGATAAGACCACGGTCTTTGAGCATCTTACGAACAACATAGGTGGAAAGAGAAGCGTAGTTTGCATATTCGCCGATATGGTGCTTGATATCCACCTCGGTCTTGGACATAGCTGCTTCGAAATCCCTGTGATTGTCGAGCCAATCCTCAATAACGCTGAGCAGTTCCTTCTTGGACATGGATTCCTCTGCCAGCTGCTTATTTTTCCGGACATAATCCTCACAGGCAGCGAGAATCGAATCGTAGCCGTTCATGGCGCTGTTATCGATGATTTGACGGTTCGCAGCATCCACAATGATATACTGCTCACCACGGCGGATGATAGAGATACCTTCATCAGCCGTCTTCTTTTCTTCCTTGACATTGCCGCCGACATCGAATTCCGGCAGGGAATCATCGGTCATGATTTGCTCGATGATGGTATCGAGGTCCTGCGTATAATCCTTGGAAATCGTATAGCTTTCTGCCTTGGCAAAGACCTGCTTTGTGATACAGGTGATTACCGCGTCAAGGAACTTGTCAGGGTCCGGAATCTCGATTTCATACATCATGTTATCGCGGATATTCCAGACAACACCCTGCTTTAACCCGGTAGCCAGCATATAGCAGGCACATTGCAGGAAATGCTTGTGCGCGAGCGAAGACACGAATTTCAGCAAATAGACCTTGTTGTCCTTCACGACATCCGCCATGCCGCTGATAACAAGTTTCTTCTTTGCCTTGGTATCTACCATGGCAGTCAACTCACAGCGTTCCTGTACGGACTCGTCTGGAGTGAACACCATAGACAGACGCTTGTTCAGGTCTGTTTCCTGCGCTCTCGTAATGAAAGGGAGCTCGACCTGTTTTACATACCGGTCCTGACTCGTCATCAGCATCGTCAGGAACAGCACCTTCTCCTCCACGGATTTCCAGCTGGAAGGCAGCGCTACCTTTTTGTCGTTATGCAGGTACATGTAGAAGGCAATCGCGCTGTCGATATCGTAGTAGTCGAAGAAGTTCGCCTGCTGGTAGATGCTGATGCAGGGAGCCAAGTCAATCATCGCATCCGAATGCTTGATTTCGATTTCATGCACATCCTTATGGAACACCGGCGTCGTATTGATAAGCTGGTAGCAGTGCTCTACATCCTCATCGAACTTGAAATCGAACATCTCAGAGATATCGAACTTTGTATTGAACTCCTGATTCATCTTGACGGGAGTCATCAGGGTTTTATCGCTGACCAGCCCAAATCTGTCCTCTTTTTTCGGAGGCTCTACAAAGATGACCTCATCCTTACCGCGACTCGCCGCAACGCAGAAAAGGTTTCTCAGAATCTCATACCGCGCCGTAGGCTGAAATACACGGGAGCACCAGTAGGATTCCGTGAAATCAAAGACAACACAGATGGGGCGCTCCATACCTTTACTGCCGTCAAAGGTTGTAAAGATACCAACGTCTGCGCCGGGTGCTACATGCTTTTCACCGTCCGGTTCCTTGATGCTGGCATATACATGGTTCTTGTCATAGAGGTTGCCGGGTCTTGCTTCCAGTTCATTCAGAACCTTTACCATAGACCCCGTTCTGGCACCGAGACACAGGACATCCTTCGGGTTCTTGGTATCCAGATAGTCTACCACCTGCTCGCGGGACATGGTCGATACCTTACAGCTCTTGTTCACACCGTTGATATCCTTGCCCCAGATGTTTCCGAGCCGCTGTGCAAGGTCATGAGACAGGCGGAAACATTGCGTGAAATTGACCTGAGTGTGCTTGCCTAAGAACTTATGGATGAACGACCAGATATCCAGCGAGGTCTGGTCATAGATTTTCTGTTTCATGTCCCCGACTGCGATGATTTGAAGACCGGGATTCGATTCCTTGATGTATTCGAGCATCTTCGAGATTTCCTCGTTGATGTCCTGATACTCGTCGATGATAAGCACGTCAAAGTGCCCGACAGGAACGCGCTTCCTCAAGACCATCCCAATCTGCTCGCCCTGTCCGACATTCTTGATACCGCGTCGGTACAGGATTTTCGAGGCAAATCCATGATAGTTCTGGACCGTGACATTATCGTTCAGAATCTTTTCCTGTGCATCGAGTTTCAAAAGCCGGTTATAGGTCAGGTACAGAATTTCCTTAGAGGAATCAAACTCGTTGCACAAAACATTGATTGTGGACGTCTTACCGCTTCCGATACAGGCATCGCACAACACGTTTTTCCCGTCAAGCGCCAGCCGTACAAGGTCCTGCTGTTCGCTGGACAAGTCTTTGAGCGTCATTGTAATCCCTCCGAATAGTAGATTGGCAGGCAATAAAAAGACCCTGACAGCCATTAAACAGCCATCAGGGTACAGTTTTTAGTCTATAATTTAGATTGTATGCAGTTCGCACAAATGTGCAAGAGGCTGTGGATAAAAATCGCTGTTTGTATATTTTATTTCTCTGCTGACCGCCAGCAGAAAGGGGTTAGAGGAGCATGGTTTATGCAGTGTCCCTATACCAACTCGATACATTCCGCCTCAATACGGTGCCATTTATCGGTGCTTGCATCGTATTCCAGCACATCTTTTCCGACCATCTCCCCGTTTTCGACGTACTCTAAAATGTGTCGAACTCGCATCGGCGGATTATCGTTCTTCGCATGCCATAGTGCGATATCCTTGTTGTCGATGACGAACGCAGGTTTATAGCTGACAAAGGGGCTACCGAGAGGCTGTGCTTGCCGACTTGCCTCGTAGTACGATTTTACATAGCCGTCACGGGAAGTATTGCGAATAGCACGAGCGCCTTCTTTGTCGCCTTGCTCGTCCAAGGTTTGTGCAATTTCGTCTACACACCGGTTAAAATGCGTGAGGTCTTGACTGTTTTTGGCAAAAATCAGTTTTCTGATTAACCGCACTGCGTCTTGCTGCGTCACAAACCGCTCCTTTCACGTTTCTGTCGAAACCAAGAAGATTTTCTTTGAGAAAATCCCCTTCTCCGACGCTTTCTGACTTCTGACCTGTTCTATTTCCCGCTTGGAAACAGCGCAAGTCTTACCCATAGCGTACAGGACCTCCATCACATCCGCCATTTCTTCGGCACAGTTCAGAACGCTTCGTTCCTTGGCTTTGTAGGCTTCCAGCAGTTCAGCGACCTCTTCCTGCAGTTTGTTTGTCAGAGCGTCCTCGTACTCTTTGTCGGACAGCGTGCGCGTCACACAGGTTTCCCCGTTCTTCTCAACGATAGCCGGGATATTATCCCGAACCAGCTTTTGGTACATCATAGTTTTACGCTCCTTCCAATCTACAGTGCCGCAGCGGTATGCGCAGCTTACGGTAGGCACTTTCGATTTCTCGTTCATCTGCGACTCCTTCAAAAACTACGCAGCCCTTTTTCTGCTGTTTAGATAAGTATGTGGGCAAATCATCGTTTGTGACAGGAATGAAAGAGTATCCCCGCTCGCTGGCGTACATAGCCGCCAAAGCAGTCATCTTCTTACCAGATTCTGCTGCAATGACGACATTTTCCCGTTTTGCCAGCATCTTATCGAGGTACTCTGACATTTGCATGCGGGACTTCGTCATCGATAACGGCGTTCCTGCAACTCCGCAAAAGAACCAATCCTTTTCGCAGATTCTGTCCTCACACTCTTGACATTTCAGGTAGACGACATTGCCGTTTGTATACGGACAATAATTCCCCATGCTCAAACCTTTTTGAAATATTTCTCGACATACTCATCCGGCAGCGTAATGTGCATCTTATTTGGACCTGAAAGTTCCTTGAAGTTCTGCTCGCCGCCGCACCATTCTAAGCGCCAGATGGTCCCGCGCTTTACCCGATATGGAATTTTCTTGCCATCTTGACCGATGGCATCAAGCCATACATCGAACGGCTTGACGCATTTGTAGTTGGTATTGTACATGCTAATCCTTTACTTTTTGGGCAGCGCCCAAATCTCAACGTTCACATTCCAAGCATTGGCGGCTTCTTCAATGAGATTCAGCACCGTTACCCAGTTTCCGCCTGCCAACCCGCAGCCGAGACCGTAAGGAACACGGAAAGTTGCATTAGGATGTTCTTTCATTGCTCTGAAAAGAGCCGTTCCCAACGCCGCGTAGTTCGTCTGACGCTTATCTCTGCCGAAGCTCGATTGCCCAAACAGGTTAGCAACATACAGTTGCGGGGCGACCTGAACCACCTGAAAGTCACCGAGTTTCTTAGGATTGCAAACTTTCACATACTCGTCGAACACAATGGGCCACTTATCCCGAATCTGTCTGGCAAGACCAGCACCCATCGCGGCACGACAGTTCACCTGATGACAAATGATAGTATCCTCATTACGAGTCGGCGGTGTTAAGATATTGCCCTCAATAAGGTTGACACTCATAGTCATTCACCAATGTCTAAGATTTCGTATTTTCTCGCTGCAAACCCCAGCAACTCATTGTAGATTCTGGTTGCGATTTCCAAAAACTCAGTATCGCAGATTTCTTTTCTGCGTAGGAAACGGTTGTCCTTCTGCATCTCTGCTGCGGTATTTGCCACGATAGCCCAGATGCAGCTGTTGATGACAACGGGCGGCACAATGTCGTCTGCCCAATTCTCAACCGCATATTCGCTGACCGCATATTGCGTATCATACACTTCATCGTTCAGCTTTGCGCTATAAAACCTTGCCTGTCTCTCGCCCATGATGGAGTTTATGATGCTCCGGGCAGTCTGGATATCTTTGCCCTCCACATTGCAGATTTCAGGACCAAAGAAGCCTTTCGTCTTGTTGCTGAGAAGGACAAGCTGCATCGCCAATGCCGTAGCGCACTTGGAGAATTTCTTGGCATAAGTATCCGGTATCTCAACAGGAATATATTCAGCCGCAGGACCCTGCAGATAGTATTTCTGTGTATCTTTTTTGTCGTGCGAACTCTCGAACAAAATCGAGGGCAACGCAACCATAATTGCTTCATTTACATTTGCTTTAACAGTTCGTAAAACTGCGATATTTGCCAGCATTCTTTTATCCTCCTCGCTTTTTACTGAGCCTGATACTTGGCGATAATTCGTCTTGCTTCCCTTTTCGGTACGCCGAACAGAGATACAGCAATCCGACTCAGTTTATCCATCTGTGTGGGGTCTGTCAGGACCACGTTGCGATGCATATCATGGATGTCAGTAGCAACAACCACCTGAGCATATCCGATTATATCTTCATCGAACAGCCGCTTTAATTCTTTTGCAAACTCTTCCCTGCTGAGTTTAAGCAAATAATCGCTGTTAATGAACATGTCGAGTGGGAAAATATGCTCGTTATCGAACTCCTTCGGATGCGCATTTGCAAGGTCGAGTTCCGGGCGGAACATGGTTTTATCATGCACCAAACCGTAAATAATGCCGGCCGCTTCTCCGCTTTTGCAATCAATTTCAAATTGTCCTCGCTGTGCATCAGCCATAGGTTGTCCCCTCCGCCAGTTTTTCGTATATATTCTGTGTGCGTGTGTTGTTTTCGTCTTTGTGCATGAGCACGACATTTGCCATGCTGGTATAGTAGTTGGCTACACTGTTACCTTCTACGGTAAATTTTATGTTCTGCCCGCTATCGACTACCTCGTAGCTGATGAGTTTATTCGTGACCCACTGATTATTGTACCGAAAGTATATGTAGTTGTATTCTGTGGCTGCGGTCTCAGGCGTCATGTTTTTCTCCGAACCCACCGTTTCGGCAATCTCAGGAGTTGCCATCCGAATGATTTGCGCAGGCAAGTCCTTGATGCCGTCCATGGTCTTGTCCGCCACCTCACTGCATCCCTCGAACGCTACAGAAATGGTTGCGACAGCAAGAAGGAAGAGTGCTTTGTGGATGAACGAGAGGAATCGCTTCATAGACATGCCTCTGAAATATCTTCGATGATACGGAATGTTTTGCTTGTTTTGATACTTGCATTATACCATGAAGTTGTATTGAATACAACGATGAACGCTATATGTTCACGGATTAGATACATTTTTGGCAAAGCAAAAAACGCCCGCAAAAAGAAAAGACCCGCCTGTTAGCCGCAGGCAGGTCTTTCTTCGCAGTGAGCATTTAAGGTCGGCTCAGGACCCTATTCGTCTCTACCGAAGCAGCGTCATAAACGCTGTTTGGCATATTCTATTGTATGCGGGTCGCACGGGTCGTCAACTATGTTTTGCAGCTACACAGCAAAAAGAAGTCTCACCCGCTGATGCAGGCAAGACTCCTAATTGGCTCAGCTTAATCTTTGAGGTCGAAGCTATACCCTTTCTTATCCATCGTCACGAAGCCATTGCGGGTCTGACATTTGCTGTCACCGAAATAAACTTCGAGGGTCATGCCGGTGTCCTCGCCATCCAGCCATTGTGGGCGCATATAAGCCGCAAGGTCGTACAATACGCCGACAGCGTAGGCAATCAGTTCATCGCTGTTCATCGCTTCGTTGACCGCATCGTCATCGGCCTCGACAGGGATGCCGATGGAGGCGGTAATGGTGTCGGGTGTGTTGTCGTCCAAAGCTCTGCTCATGGTAAGTTCAAATTTCAGAATGTTAGTTTCCATGATGGATTCTCCTTTGTATTGATGTGTGTGCTTGCTACACTTTCAATTCTAGGCCGTTCGCATAAGCGGTCAACCACCACACTACCCTGAAATCCGGCTAGGTCGGGTTTTACAAAAATTTCTTTTGAAAACAAAAAAATAGCCCGCACAGAACTGAATCTGTACGGGCTGGTATTAGTCATGAGGATGTTCGTGGTGGGGTTCAGGAGGCATACCATGCGGGTCGGGCTCGGGGAAGCAGCCATGGTCCCCGATGATTTCCGAAGTACGGATACCGTTCGCTTTCCGGCAAGCCTCGATGGTCTTAGAAAGCACTTCCTTAACATCACGCGGGTTCTTGATACGACGGATATCGATTTCCGGTGTCATGGCATCCGTGGAACAGAGATGGATGCTGCCGACACGGCAAAGGCGCTCATAGAAGTTCTGTTTGAACGCGATGTCCCGGACACGGTACAGCTGAATCTCGTCTTCGCGCAGATTAAAGCAGCCACGCTGGATGATAAGTTTGGTCTCGGTCAGGGTGTACTTTGTAAGGGGCAGCGGCAGAGAAAAGATGGTGTGGCGTTTTCGGTCGGTCCAGAGAATTTTCTCCTTGTCCAAGTCGATGCCGAACTCGCCGTTTTTGAGTGTGGACATGGTATGGCTCCTTTCGTTATGGGATTTGTTTGGGTTGTTGGTATTTGAATTTGGTGCGGGATGGCGGTTTGTATTATTTACATTATACCATTCATTTTCTTGATATGCAATTATCATTATTATTCTATGGTTGAAAGCTATCCGGCAATTTTGATTCCGTCCCAATGTGAAAACCATACCGCATCGCTATTCCTTGAATCGGATATACAACAATGTTTTTGTAATCCAACTCATCAATAATTTTGGAAATAGCAGTAGTTTTGAGGATACTAACCAAATAATTACTTTTGAATATAACATAATTCAAATACGAGGCATGTTGTAGTATATATTCCATAACAGCTTTATCGTATATAATCTCAAACGGTAACTCTGTGTTACCATGTTGAATTATCCCTTCACGCAAATCATCAAACCGCGCTACTTTAAGGAAATCGTCGTCAGATTCTATCATATAAGCAGAAATTTCTAAGGCTTTCATTTTTCCCTGTTCCTTCAAATAGCTTTGATAATGGTTTTCCCAATTATTTTCCAATGACTTTCGATAATTCTCAAGACTGTTTCCATTAGAGTAAAATGATGAGGAAAATGGATGAATTAACGATTTCTCATTTATCGAAGACTCTATTTGCTTTTCGATTGCACGGTTTATATTTGCAATCTTCCTGCTGTTTTCACTACCTTTTTTATTGTGTTTGCTACTACTTACTTTAAAATGCTCAATCCAACCATTTTCCCCAATAAAATCAGGAAAGGTTGTTGTCTCACCATCTGTATCTTGTGCTGTGTCAATAAGAACATGAAGTTGCTGCTGTTCTTCTATTGATATTCCATAGTACCGGATTTCGTTTTTGTCGTATTGAAGCTTCACTTCTTCTAAGCATCGCTGTTCGGCTCTTCCCATATACAAACCATCCTCCAAACATTAAAAGCCTCTCACCGCAGTCAGCATGCTACTGATTACGATGGGAGGCTCAAATCTTTTGTGATAGCCTTATTATACCACGCTTCGTGAATTACTCAAGGCCAATCTCAATAACTCAGTCAATGTCCCAGTTGCCAAAATCCTTTGTGAGGACGAAGACGCTCTGATGGATGTATTGGGTGTTGGTTCAAGACATCTGCCTCAGCGTCGAGTGCTGAATAAGGACTACGATGGTTTTTGGGTGTGCAGGTGGTTACGATGTCATGGTGAGCGCTTGTTACGGCTTTGTTCGTTACTGTGGCATATCAATCGTCGTCATCATCATTTTTATCATAGCCACTGCACTCTTCACGATGTTCGCAAAAATCGCAACAGCAATCATCTGTAAACTCACCGGTTTCCCAGCATAAGTCGGTAGGATACATTCTTTGCCATCTTTGTATCCTCCCAAAAACAAAACCCCCGATGCCGTAACATCGGAGGAGTCGAAATCAATTATTCATCGTTCAGAATCTGTAGCAACTCGTCGAGGCTGGTCACATAGCGGTATTTCCCTGCCATCTCTTTCGGCAGCGGAATCATGTCACTCATGTAATAAAGAACCTGCACGCCGTTGCTGGTGCATTCGTTGTACTTATCAGTGTCACGCTGTTTACGCGCCTCGAAATCCCTGTCATCGCTGCCGTAGGGGTAAAAATGCTGCACACCCTGACACTCGATGGCGATGTTCTTGCCCGGCAGGAAGAAATCCAGGCGCTTCTTGCCCATCCACGGAAACATCTTTTCCCGCTGATACTCGATACCGTTGCATTTGAGCATCATGAGCACATCGTTTTCGAGATAAGACTTCTCGCGCAGGAAATCTTCCGTGTTTCGGTAAATTACCGGCTTGGCAGTCTGGCTGATAGCCTTGTTGGGGTTTAGCTTCTTGTAGTGAACGGTCGTGGGTCGGACATAGACGACCTTGCCGCTTTGCAGATGCCGGAAATGTCCGCAGCGCTCAGATTGGAGCACGCAGAACCCTGCAAATGTACCTTTCCCGGTACTGTCATTCACATAGACCACGATGCCTTTTTTGAGGTCCACGATAGTCTGCTTGGTTGTGCTTAGACATTCTCTGACATCCCCGACCGTTTCCTGCTCTCCGTTTGCGTGTACGATGCGCTGCTCGACCTTCCGACTCAAACACCGCCGCTTCCAGAGACATATCGTATGCAGCCAGATTTGCAGTATTAGTGCCGCTGAGCTCGGAGCCGTCACAGAGTTCCGTATATGTAGGGAATCGCGCTCGGTTCGCAACCACTTTTCCAGCAGGTTGCCAGACTCGTTCAGAACGGAAAGGCAGCCGTATACCCCATTTCGTGTATTTACCGCCATCATCAGTCCGTCCACACCGAATTCCTTCTCAGCCCTTCTCAGCTCGACAAATGCCGTCATTTCCCGCATCCGCCAGTTATCGGTAGGCATGACCATAGCACAGGTGTTCTCTCCATCAAAGCCCACGAGAATCGGGCACAGGAAAGTCGTATCAGCCCTTCTATGAACAAGGATATAGAATGATGCACCGTAGGTGTCATTCACCTTGATAGCGTACTCATCGTAGGGCTCCAGCCCATACTCGCCGCTGTTCAGTCGGAAATCACTGATGACTGATTCGTTGTCGGTCGTGAGTTTCGCAATGGTAGGCAGCTGCAGGATACGAGTAAGGCTCTTGACGACCTTATAGCAATCCGTCCCTTGCCTCTGCATCCGGTACTTGTCATGCGTCAAGTAGAATTCGCGTTGCCATTCGGCGTTTTTATTATTCATGTAAAATCCTCGTTCCCGGCTCCTTAGTGCAGAGAATCTGTAGTTGTGTTATTTTCTGAATCAAGTGCTTTCAGCATCTGTCCAGCCAATGCCACCGAAAGCAGCGGCGGGACCGCGTTGCCGATTTCTAAGCGTTTCAGGCAATCCGAGCCGTAGAACTGATAGTTGTCCGGAAAACTCTGTAACCGTGCTCCTTCTCGTATCGTGAGTGCCCTTGAATCTCTCGGATGGATGCATCTTGATGAGGACGGACAGGCAAAGTTCCGTGTGATGGTAGTGGCGGGTTTCTCCCACCAGAGTTTCGCGTAGGTGTTCTTGAACCCGCTCTTAGGTCTGAGTTCTTCCGGCAAATCATCCTTGCCTTGCCCATCTTTGAGCGCCGCCATGATTCTGCGAAGATGGGCGCTGTTGTTCGGGGCTTTATGCTCCGTAAGCGCATCGGAACCACCCTGCCGGACCCATTGAAGGAATGTATTGTCGGGAGGGGCGGCATACACGGTGCTTTTCTCCCCGCACGAGAGCGCAGGCAGGTCTTTAAGTGCATCTTGCAGCGTCACATACGGCAGTAGTCCTTCTCCGTGGGTAGGTTCCGGGTACTGAAAAGGATTGTCGTCCAAGAACCCTACTAGAATGACCCGTTCTCGTAGCTGCGGTACACCGTAGTCTACGGCATTGAGGATTTTGTATTGGAGGCTGTACCCTATATCCTCGAATTCCTTGCGGACATGCTCAAACAGGGCTCCTCCATCCATGCTCAGAATACCTTTGACATTCTCAAACAGGAAGGCTCTCGGATGTAGGATGCGGAGAACGCGCTTGTATTCCATGAATAGATTTGCCCGCGCATCCATCTGCCGTTTACCGAGCGTGGAGTACGACTGACACGGCGGACCACCAACCACGACATCAACTGTCCGGTTTCCTATCGCTTTACGGAGGACATTTTCTGACAGGTCTTTGATGTCGCCTTGCAGCATATTGACCGAAGGGTGGTTGATGGTATACGCTTTCGCGATATCCTTTTGCATCTCGTTTGCCAAGATTATTTCATAGTGCTCGTTTCTTGAAAAACCGTAACTCAGTCCCCCGACACCTGCGAACAGGTCAACAACGGTGTATTTCCTTGTCTCTGGCATGATGACTCCAATAAAAAATCCGGCACGAATCACTCATGCCGGGCAATGACTTTCTTGCTCTTCAATTTCATTCAGGATACGGTACAGTTCCATGCCCACGACTCTTGCAAGTTCGCAAGGCACTGCATTTCCAATTTGCTTATACTTGCTCGTGAGATTTCCGCAAAAGACCATATCTTTCGGGAATGTCTGGATAGCGGCTGCTTCTCTATAGGACAAGCGCCTTGTACTGCCTTTCTCCCCGAACTGCCAAAGGTCTTTGCCGACCTTCACCATGTCAGGCGAACCTGGCCAGAGAGGCACTTGCTTTGCCATCGCGGGAATCGTAAACGATACGCTGTCCCATGCGCGTTTCCGGTTCCGGGACATGTAGCGCGAGGAATAGGCTTCTTTGCAGATTTCATCGTCCGTCGCCGGGGCTAAACCCTCTAATGCCTGCCGGATACTGATGCGGTCAGGAAACGGTGCAGGAACCTTGAACTCTACGCCATACTTCTCAGCAAGGTCTTTTCGGATGCCCACAAGGAGGATTCGCTGTCTATCTTCCGGGACATGATAGTCCGCAGCATTGACAAGGTTGATGGACACCACATATCCCTTGCTCTCGAAATCCGCGATGATAGCGTCCTTGATTTTTCCGCCGCCAAGCGTAAGCAAACCTTTGACATTCTCAGCAAGAAACAGCTTTGGCTGCTTCTTCTCGACCAACTTGACGCAATGCCGGTAGAGCACATTCCGGCTATCGTCGATTTTCCTTGGCCCCGATAAACTGAAGCCCTGGCACGGGAATCCGAAAGATGCGATATCGCAATCCGGGATAGTATCGTAGTCTACTTTGCCGATATCGCCTTCCACCACCGTGGCATTACTCCACAACCTATGGGTCTCGCAGGCATCATGATTGAAGTCGTTCGCCCATACCGTATGAAACCCAGCCTGCTCTAAGCCGATATCAAGTCCCCCTGCACCGGAAAACAGCGAAACATGCGTGTATACTTTGTTCTTATTCATTTTTGGTCCTATAAAAACCGATGCGGAATCACTCCGCATCGGATACTTATTTACAAAAAATGAGCGTTAAATGCGCGGAATACACAAAAAACACACGCGCTCATTTATCGAACGCACGCGTGTGTTTAAGATGCTTTTTGTTGGTCGTTGTGCTTAAAAAAATAGCGGTATCTTCAACGTCTTTGCGCCGCATCGGCGATTCGCTCTTTCGCAACAACAAAAAAATCGGCATCCTTTTCGATGCCGATAAAGTTTCTATTCGTATTTATTGCCGCCACGCCGGTCGAGCCGCTTCCCATACAAAAATCAAGAACCGTATCGCCCTCATTCGTGTAACTCCTGATGAGCCACTCACACAGCGCTACGGGTTTCTGTGTGCCGTGCGCTGCGCATTTCTGCTTATCTGTGGCAAAGGTCAAAACGCTCGTAGGAAATCTCTCGGTGCTGTCGTAGCTTTTTGCCTTGTATTTCCCATAATCCTCAGTCATCTTGGAGTTCCGCTTATGCTCAGCCGTTGAGACCTTTCTCGGATGCCCTGAGGTCTTCTGCGGGTTGTAGGTGGGCAGTTTCCTGTAAAACACTAGGATGTCTTCATGCGCCCTTAGCGGCATCCGGTTCGCGTTGAGGAATCCTACCGGAGATGTCTTCTGCCAGATGAGGTTATATCGCCACGGGATGACTTTGCTGTCCATCAGGGTCTTGGTGTATGCTCCCGCCGAGAAAAGAATCACTGCGCCGTTTTCGGTCAGGATTCTATCCAGCTGCTTCCAAATCCCCTGCTGTTTGTTTTGGGTCCAATCGGACATTGCATCGGCACATGAAATCCCCGCCTTGTAGCAGAAAAGAAGAAACTCAGTCAGGCTTAGTCGCTTCCCGTCCTTCTCGATGAAGTCTTCAAACGGCAATACCGTATCCCAAGCCTGATGTGTGATACCGTATGGCGGGTCTGCTAAGACGAGGTTCACGGAATGCGCCGGAATTCCGTTCAGCTTCTCGCAGCAGTCTCCCTGCATCAGCGTAACGGCGCTCATGCTTTACCTCGGAACAGTTCCTTCAAGGCATCCAGCTGGTCAGCCTGAACCCTGCCGTCTCGGATGATGGTGAAGAATCTACCATCATCGAGCAAAGCCCTATCCTGCTGCCCGTACATCGTCACGATACCCATGTGCCGGCCTTTGAGGTAGTTCAGCATATCCTTTTCCGGGAACTCTTCCCGGAACCGCCACGAACAGATACTGAACGGAGCGTACTTATTGATGAAATCCTCACTGTCGCTGTGAAATACCTCGTCCCGATTTCGGTATCTGTGATGCCGCGCCGTAGTCGCAAGGATATCTACTCCGTGGACCGCAGGCGCATCGGTATCGACCAGAGGTCCGAACACGACCAATTCCTGTACCTGAAACACGAAAGGTCTTTCCGCCTCGCTCTTATTGATTAGAATGGCTCGCTCAATCGCTTCCAGACACCGTTTTTGTGCGAGCGCTCGTGAATATTGCCGCTTTTTTTCCGCCATGATGATTTCCTCCGCAAAAACAAAAAAGCCCCGCGCAGACATTTCATCCACGCGGGGCTAGAACAAACCATGAGATTTTAGAAAACTGCTGCCGTCTGCAAAACGACCGGCACCACCGTACTAAGCACCAGGGTCAGCGTCATCATGACCGCCATGACGAGCGAAGCCGCCTTCTGAGCTTTCTTCCGATTTCACATCTTTTGTACCTCTTTTCGAGAAAAATCAAGCCGCAGAGAACGAATCCCTGCGGCTTACATACTAAATCACCTTATATTCTCCATTGTATCCAATTCGCACAAATGTGCAACTGCCAAGCACCGAACACGTATATTTTCAGTCACCGGGCTTGCCGCCTTCCTTTCTGCAGCCCGTTAGCAGCCTACCGAACGGCAGCAGCTGAATTCCCAGCGCGTCACCTTTCCCAAACTGCTTCGTCCAGAACGGAAACAAGGCGAACCCTTTCCTGTGCCATCCGTTCTTGTATTCTCGTGTACTTTTTTGTATCTTTTTGTTGTTTTCTCTATTGCAATTCTATTTGCGTCCTTGTATAATAGTTACAGAATAATACACAAAGCTACAAAATGATACACGCGAAAGGAGTCGCCGTATGTTTTCCATCAAGCTGAACGCCCCTGTCCTGCTTCGCAAGCAGTTGCCGGTGATTGCCAAGGCATTGCATGTCGATGAGAAGGTCCTTGACGATTTTATGACCGTTTCGACTTTCTATGGCGTCAAGGATGGCAAAGGTACGATTGTCCCGATAAAGAAAACGGATACCATTGTCCATATCGATTACAAAGCATATGATAACTACTACTTTGTTGTCGATGCTATCCTGCAATACGCCAAAGACATCGATACATCTGTTACTCTCCCTGTCATCACTAAAATCGAACTCGGTACAGATGTTTTCAAGAAATTTTCTCCTGACCAACTCGGCGACATTATGTTTTTGACCAGAAGACTCAAAGACAGCAATGAACGCGTTACGAAACTTGCTGAATTGAACGCTCCTGATATCCTTCTTGCTAATGAGCGTGCGCTATTATGCAAGAAGGTTGAATTTCTCGAGGATAATGAACACACACCAAAACCTGACAGGAACATTGACGGACATGTGTGCGCCTCCTTACATGATATCGGGTATTCGATTCTTGACGGCTGGCTGAACAAGAATGATTCAGTTTTCGAGAGTGACGGCAAAAACAATTCCGGGTATGACCCTGATAAATTAGCGGCACTCGTCAAGAAAGCCATCGGTACGCGGACACAGGAGCAGTTTTCCCAGACATCGCACCTTGGTCGCGTATATGTGAACCGTCTTGCAAACGGCAAAACACAGTCTCAGCCTACCGAGGTGACATTGAAGAAAATCGCCAAGGCAACGGATGCCGTGACGGAAAACGAGCTTCGTCAGGCATGCGGTTACGAGCCGCTTCCGGGTGAGGATGTCGTGGAGTCGAAGAAACGCATCGAAACCGTGGACGACTACACATGGATTCACGAGAACGTAAACTATTTTCTCGAATTCCTGAAAGCGCAGATTCCGATGTCGTTGCCGCTGTATAATCTGGTCATCCTCGAGAATCAGTACATGAGCATCCACAAGGACGGCTATGACCTTTTCGGTATTCATCGCTGCTCAGCTCCCGTCGAGTATTCTGAGGACGGTACTGTTGCGAATGTCATTTATCCCGTTACTTTCGATTGGACAAATTTCCAGCGTGGCATCCGCCTCTCTGCGGCCGTCGGGCTTTTGGGACACTACAGCAAAAACGATGAACTGTACATCACTGACTACATCACCGATGTCGATGCGCTGTACAAATATGCGCCCTTCTTGCACAAGCCTATCGACAAAGTGGGAGAAAATTTTAGGGAAAGCGGCGTTGATATTAAAGACTTCCCTGTTTTTTACTACACCATAAACCTGAAAAAAGCATTCACAGCAAAGCATGTCCTTGCAAAGATGGAGAAGTTCCTGAGCAGCCTTGTGAAAGTCCGCGTGGACGCTCTCGGATTCTATGCGGACAATCTGAGCGATGAAACCTTCATTAAGTTCCTCAAAAATCATGAGAAGGTCATGACGAACGAGTATGCCGACAGCGAAATCAAGGACTTCTATGAAAATGTTGTTGTGCGCCATGGCGATATCGAGGATTTCTTTGCGGAGAACTCAGACTACAACAATAAGGCTGCTATCATTGCCTATGTTATCCAGAATGAGGCTTCTGACGACACCTACCGTCGTCTGGTAGACGGATTCACCTTTGACGATGATGACAAGGAAGATAGGCTCTGCGTTGCCGCCTCGAAGCGTGAAATCGAAGCATGGCAGAAAGAGCATCCCGGTAATGGCTTTAACATGAAAGTGTTCTCTGACACTCTGAAAAAGTATGCCGATGAGTTGGGCTTAGAGTTCGGTGACATGTACTACTATCTTGATGTCGAGGATGACAAGGCTGACGAGATGGGCGTTCGCGTCTAATACCTGCCTGATAGCCCTGACTATCCCAGACAAAAAACAATGCTGCTACCCATTATCTGGGTAGCAGCATTTTTGTTTTCCGTTCTGGACATGCATTATCCCGCAGCGGCATCCACACCGGGGCCCTTCTGCCGGTTTTCCCGTGAGTACCCTGCTGGCGGACGGTGGGCGGCAAGCAGTGCCGGTGCTTTGCGGTTCTGCAGGATTCCGGGCAAAAAGAAAACGAGAACTGCGCCATTAGCGGAGTCCTCGCAAAAGATAATTCTTTTTGATTACATCGTTAGTATACCCCGAGCCGCACGGATGTGCAAGAGGTCATTTGCGATTCTTTTGGGCAGGTTTCTGGCATCCTAAGCGCATCGCCTTGCAGTAGATGGCAGTGCTTGTTCTGTTCAGAGTTTTCTGCAGAGATTCGCTCGCGCCTTCTTCGGGAAAGCGTTCCCGGAGCACCTTTTCCTCATCAGCCGTCCACATCGAGCGTTTCTGGTACACAAGGCCCATGATGCTCGTATGGTTCAAGACAGAAGCGCGGCTGCGGTTGAGGTCTTTCAAAAGAGCTTCGCTTGCACCTTCCCAAGGATATCTCTCCATGAGAATATCCTCCTCTTCCTTGGTCCACCGGCGTCTATTTTCGTATCGGAGCCCCAATGCGTTAGCCTTCATACTGATGAGATAGGCACTGTGCTGAAACAGTTGCATCAGTTCCTGGCTTGCTCCCTCTTTCGGGTATCGTTCAGCCAGAATCTTCAACTCCTCCTCGGTCCAATAATGCCGAGCGCCTACTATGCCGAGCAGACGAGCCTTTCTGTTAATGGTCGCGGCGCTTCTGCCGAGCAGTTTCTGGAGGTCTTTGCTGGCACCCTCGTTCGGATACCTCTCTCTCAGAATTTTGATGTCCTCGTCAGTGAATCTCTTTCGGTTCGCGTTGCGAAGCCCAACTTGCTGGGCCTTGAAGTGAATCCCCTGTTTTGTGCGGTTCAAGGTCTTTACGAGCGCATCACTCGCGCCCTCCTTCGGATACCGCTGATTTAAAATCGCTAATTCTTCTGATGTCCAGGGTTTTGCCATGGTTTTACACCTCTTTCGTTCGTTGGCAACAAAAAAGAGCAGACGCACCACTTTGGTGAATCTGCTCTTCTTCGTCAGAATATGAATTGTACGGAAGTCGTTTATTATGCTGCTATCTATCGTACAATTATCAGTGTACGCCATTCGCACAGCCTGGCAAGAGGAAACTGTGCTCAGAACGAAAATGGCGCTGGCTGCGCTGCATCGTTTGGTCATCGCATATCGGTATGCCGACATAGTGCGGGCGTACCCATTTTTTATGAACGCTGGTGAAGAAAACTCTCATTATTGTGTATGAGTTGCAACTCCTACCAGTTTTGCGTCCTTGCACATTTTCCCAACGAGTTTTTGCTGAAATCCGCGCTTTTTCCAGCGAGTTTTCGGTTGTATCCCATGTTTTTCTGTGGATGAGCCTATTGAGAGAAATATTCTGCACCGCTTTTTCAAAAATTTGCGCCTTTGACATTAACATTACAGAATTTGCCTGAGTGAAATGTAGAAAATCAACCATATATTTTGTAAACTTTGCACAACTCCCACCAAACTTCGAAGCTCAATGCGGAACAAAATCAGCTTGTCGGAACAATGTCGATTTAGCTTTGATATTGTTCCGCATATTGTTCCGAGCCATCCCCCACACACAAAAAAGCCCTGCACACACCAAAAGCGGCATGTGCAGGGTCACTCTTTTATCCGAGAGGCATTTCCAACACTTCGAGGATATAAGTAAAGAAGTAGAACGCGAGGTTTCCGATTTTATCGGAGTCATGTTCGATGTTTGTTATGATACGGCTCAAAGACCCGTTTCTCAGCGACTTCATAGCAGCGTAGACAAGCAGATAGACATTCACATAAGTCATCTGCTCCTTGGGCTTGTAGCCCTCGAACGCTTTCAGCTGGCATTCTCTGGAAATCTTCTGAGCCAGCGAATACCAGCTGCGCAGATAAAACTGTCCTCCCTCTTGGTTCATCTCCTGCTGTACTCGGACCTGATATTTCGGATAGTTGTTGTTGACGACCTCGGCGAACTCTGTATCCTTGAACTTATTCTGGTGATAATACAGCCACAGAGTCGAGTTTGCCAAGTCCATGCACGCCGCAGCCAGAAGCTGTGCCTTGTCATCTTCCAGCGGCACAGTATGCGTCACGGATTCGTCTAAAGACTTGCCATTGAACAAGTCTACATGCTTATAGGAATCCTTGCCGGCCTTTACTGTCGTATCGATGAATTCCTTGAAATCCTCGACCAGTGCCACATACGCCTGATACTGAATATCTTCAGTAGAATCCTGAGTATCTTCAACGAAATTTTGCTCGTTCATAGTGTTATCCTTTCTCTGCTTGGCAGTTGTTTTCAGCGGCTATTCAGCTTGCCTGTATACTTCATAGTACGCAATTCGCACGAATGGGCAACTATTTTTGCGAAATAAAAAGGCAGGCTCAGAAAAGAACCTGCCATGCATATTAGAGGTTAAAGATGCCCAGCCAGCGCCGGAACTTGATACCGAACAACTCCTGTGCCTGCTCGTAGTTCATGATAAGCTGGTTGCCGCCAGAAATCTCTGCTTCGAGGGAGTTCGGCAGCTCGTCTGCAATGTATTTCAGTTCGTACCAGGGTCCATCCTGCGGGTAGGTATAAATGAGCCGGTTCTGCTTCTTATCCACCCGGAACTTGCTCGGGTCAGCCTGCCATGCCAGTTCGATTTTCTCAATCGCAGCACGGCCGATGCTCTCATCGCCCATGTAGTCGTTGTAATACAGGATACGCACATAGTCCGGCAAATCGATTCCGCAAGCCTCGAAGATATCTGCAATCACACTGGACGAAGCATGGAAGATATCCGGGAAGTATTCTTTGCCATTCGCATTCTCACGCATTTCCGTCGTCATCTCATCGATGCAAACAAGCATCCGGCGGACATACTCCCCGTAGAACGCGGTAGTCAGCTCCGACATACTCTCATTCACACGCTTCGAGTTCTTGGCACCGCGCTCGTTGTCGATTTTAGCACCGATTCGACAGATGATAGCCCGTTTCGAGAGGTCTTTTGTCAGCGAGGTGATTTTATTCGATGTGATAGATACAGCAGGATAGTTCACGAGCCTGTCTGAGATACCCCATTCATCGTTCTTGATTACCCGTTCTGAATGGTTCTGGAACTGGGTCTTGGCGAGGTCGTCGATGTTCAGCGGCAGTCCCTCACATACTCGTTTGAGGCCGTCGATTCTTGTGGCTGTAAAATCCTCCGTTGTGTTCATCTTGACGGTCTCGCCGCACATGAGTTTGACAAGGAATTTGATAAAGGTCGTCTTGCCGCCGTTTGAGTCGCCGTATATAACGCCATACATCGGGAACAGTTTGGTGTCGTAATTGTTCCTCGAGGCAAAATACCGCAGATACGCCATGAACGGGGTAGCCAGATACCAGGTCATATACTTGAAGTAGTCCTTCTTGGCCTGTTCGACATCGCCGTAAAAGTAGTCCATGCCTGAAAAGAATTTCTGGATGCTCTTGATGTTCTTTGCCACCTCGCTGAGATTCGGATTGAGGTCGATATTCTCGTCGTTGAAGGTCATGGTCCCGGCATCATAATCGATATGCAGTTTCGGAAGCTGCTTAACAGCCTCAGCTGCTACGCGCCGAACCTCGGTATACCGTTTCGTAAAAACACGCATCGGTTCCGATGCTACCACGATACGGTTACCCTGTACCGGCATCTTAGGCACGATTGGCTTGACGAGCTCCTGCATCTTCTTGACATCGGCGACTATCTCGTATTCCACTTCGTCCTCAGGTTGGGCCTGTTCCAGAAAGACAAGCTTCTGCTTTTCAATGGACTGGAAGACGGGTACTTCTTTGATGTTCTCTTTCAGATAATCTTCCTGATTCATGGTGCTCACGACTGCCTTGTAGGAGACATTGTCGGAGCAGGTCTCCTTGAAGGTCTCGAACAGAACCTTGTAATGCGAAAATGCCGCCTCATCATCGAAGCAAACGATATTCTCTCGCTGGATGCCGCAAAACGCCGATGCCGACATATTCGCACTTCCGGTGATGACTCGGACACGCTTATGGTCAGCGCTCTCCAAGATAAAGATTTTCTCGTGCGATTTCGTGTCCCGCGATACATACAGCTGCAAGGACCCGTCATCGAGCCGGTTCGCGAGGTTTCCTGCCGACTTAGATTTTGCGAGCCGCTGCACGCTGTCGATTTGCACCGACATAATGGCAGCAATGTCGTTGGCGATGATTTTCTCGCATCCGAACACGACTTCCGCATACGAGAACTTGTTGATTACCTTATTCACGAACTCGATACCGGACGAAAAAGTGATAGCATAGAGTCTGTCGAACCCGTCAAACAACTCTTCCCAATTCGTTTCGACCGTATCAGCATATATCGCCTTCACAACACTCAGCGCCTGCGTAGAGATGCTCGCCTTTGCCTTCGTGGTCTTGTTCGCCACGAGTTTGAAGGGCTTATCCGTCTGTCCTTCACTGGCCCCAGTATCCTCGCCGGGGTCCAAGAGTTCTTCCGGGCCTTCCTCGGTGTATTCGGGGCTTTCCGATGCCATCATGTCCATGAGCGACATCTGATTTTCCAAGTCGTTTGCTTTCCTTCGTGCCATTTTGTGTCTATCCTTCCTAAACAGATTTGGGTCATTTCTTTTGGTCGGGTATATAAGCGAGCAGTTACTTTTTTAGCAACTAATCATTCGTTCATGTTTTTTGTTTTTTCGGTCAACTTTGATTTTAGGTATTCCTAGTTTTATTCTACCACTTTAGCTGTCCCATTGTCCGGACTTTAAACTACTCGGTGCAAGTTTTATCTGACTCAGCCGGATTTTATTCGTCTTTTCTTGTATCCTCTTCGCGTTTCGTTTAATTTCGTGCCGTTTTACAAAAGCAGCCGTCTTTCTGCAAATACATCCTTGCATCGCTCTTTTTATCCTCTAATTCCCATTGTATGCAATTCGCACGGCTGTGCAACTGACCGTAGAATATCAAACTGCTGGAAATCATGCCTTATAATATCAAAGTGCTGGTAAAATCAGCTTGCTTTGCTTCCGAATCGCTATATACACAAAGCAAAAAGCCGTCCACCCGAAAAGGTGAACGGCGTATACTTTTACAGAGGATTATGCCTGCGCTGCTTCTGGTTTTTTTCCGTTGTACAAGGCCGCAACCATATCGACCGCCTCATCCATCGAGCGGCACTGGTAGCTGATGACCGTGCCATTACCAACCAGCATGTTACCGCTGCGCCAGAATGCCTTGGAGTCAGTGGTATAAATGATGTTGCTTTCCACACGCAGCTCCACGCCGCTGTTCGTCATGACTGTTTGCATTATTGTTCCTCCTAAAATCTTCGACCACCGTACAGCCCTATGACCGTACCCATTGCTTCGTCTTTCGACTGACAGTTGTAGCTGATGACTATGCCACTGCATGTCAGCATCCTGCCGCAGAGGTTGTATGTCTTGCCGTCCGATGCAATGAAGAGATTGCCACAGCAATTCACTGTCACACCGGATTTCGTATACACTACCATGCTCTCACCGCCTTTACCGATTTTGTTTGTTTTGTGCTGTTGCCCTTTAACCCGCCGTATTTTGCCAAGACGAGGCACAGGGCGTCTCGAATAGTCTCGGCATGCCCATAGACATGCCCATCGTCACCAATGACTTTTGCCCACTGCATCCAGTAGGATGTATCGTCGGAGGCAAAGACCGTGCTGCCATTGAGGACCAGCGTTACGCCTGATGCAGTTTCGATTTTTGCTATGCCCATATTCGTTTTGCCGCTTTTCTGAGTCGTTTTTCTTCGATTTTGTTGATTTTTCGGTTTGCTTTCTGAATTTCAGTCGTATCTGATTCTTTGCTTTCGTGTCGCGTGTTGTGTTCTAAAATTGCTTTCGCAAAATCCGCCCGTTCTTTTTTCTTTTGTCATCGTCCTTTTTCTTTTTCTTGTTGGACTTAGCCAAAATCAACACTATGCCGCCCGGCGTATAAGCCGTTTCCGTAAGCCTTGTTCACAGCTTTTTCGAGTTCTTCCTGAAACTCCTGTTCTTCTATTTCGTTCTTTCTGAATGCTTCCGCAAACGCCTTGTACAAGTCATAGGTCTCCTTGTCTGGGTTAAATGGTGATGTTCTGTAGTATTCTGTTACGAACCATTTCTTGCCGTCGATGCTTGTCAGATAAAATCTGGTGTTTGGAATTGGAATGCTTCCCATCATGTTAATTACCATCCCCCGCGTGAAAGGCGAACCCACTTGACACCTGTTCTTCTTTCAGTGCTCTAACCGTGGAAAGGAGCTCATCCTCCCTACCTTTCGCTTCGCCTCTGGCAAATGCTGCTTTTTCGGCTTCTTCGATGCGCTGGTATCTACTCTTTCGTTCCTGCTCAATGCAGAGTAGCTCGTTGGCTACTGCGCCGAGAAACTCCTGTATCTCAGATACCGGGATGAGTTCCTTTCCGTCCTTGTCTCTAGATACGCTGCAATAGCCATTATCGTCATAACGGATGAAATAAGGAGAGTTTGGAACCTGTTGCGTTTTCATGGCTTTTCCATCCTTTTCTGGAAGACTATCTGCCGGGAGTGTTTCCCGTTGCCCGCTGCTCGCCGCGTGGAGGCTGTCTTTTTGAGCAGCTGCGCGGACAAAACCGCGCTTTTGAGTTACATCTCTGCATTGAACAGATTGCGGAGCTTATAGGTAATATCCTCACTGTTGCCGACGATAGCTGCTGCCTCATTGATGGACGCGAGTTCCGAGAGGCTGTCTGCTGCATAGTTGTAGCTGATGGTATAAATCGGGATATCCATGCCTGCGATGATGTTCTTCGTATCAGAGAAGTCATAACCGGTATTGTTGTCACCGTCCGTCAACACGAAGATGATGGGCGTGCAGTTACCGCCGAGTTCCTGAGACTTCTTGTAAATGCGGTCCATTGCCACGCAAAGACCGTTGTACATTGCGGTGCTGCCGTTCGCATCGAGGGAGTTCACGGCACCCTTGTACAGGGTTTTCTGGGTAAGAGAGAACTGGTCAATAGGCAGGTACTCTCTGACATCCGAGTCAAAGCCAATGATGCCAATATAGTTGTCGTCATTGATATACTGGATGGTGTTTATCATCGCGGTTTTCAGGGCATTCAGGGGCTCGCCACGCATCGAGCCGGAAGTATCGACAACGAACTCTGCCACAATAGGAATGCCGGAATCCTTCTCTTCTTTCCAAACACTCTGCGCCTGTGCGATGGTGTTGCCGTCATATACTTTGCCGGTATAAGCATAGTCATCGAGGGCATTGAACCCGTCTTTCGTCGCCGCTGCCTGGTTCTGGGCGCAGAAGGAAACGAAAGCAGCAATAACTTCCTTCTTCTCCGCAGAGACATTCCCGATGGAATACAGAGGATTATCGTGCCGGACACCGAACGGGATGAACTCGTAGTTGCGCTGCAAGGTCGGGTCATTCTGATAAGACTGGTACTCCATCACGACACCGTCCACGATACCCTTGTCCGCCGACTGGACCATCTGCTGGGTCGTGAAGGATACGAGAGGGACGTTCGCTTGAAATTTCTGGAAATTCTCAACAGCAGCCGTATCGACAATCGTATCGCTACCGCTGCCCGCAAGGGCCGCAAGCAGGAAGTTGAGACCCGTTGCACTCGTGTAAGGGTTCGAATACCCCATCATGAGTTTGCCATCGATGGTTGCGTTCAGAACGGAAGAAACAGACGCTTCACCGTATTCAGAGCGGAGCATATCCCCTGTCTTCTTTGATACGAGAATACCTGCCACATTGCCGGCCAGACGGTCAGCCTCAACGGTCAACTCTACGCCCTCGTTCTTCACCAGCTCGCCAAAGAGCGTATTTGAGGGGGTATAGCACTCAGGCTGATACTTTCCCGTTGAAATGTACTCAGCCGCCGTTCCGGACGGAATGGAGCGCAGAGATACGCTCATGGTCTTGTCTCCGGAAGTCTTGTTGTGCTGGGTATTGAACTTCTTTGCCATGCTGGTCAGGAAAGAATCGGAACCGGACTCTGCTGCTTTCTCGCCGGAAGAGAAGATTTCAATGTTGACATCACCGTTCCCCTCCACCACAAACGGATAGGAGGAGTCAATATCCGGCAACTCATCTTTCGCGTCTAAGAACTCCGATACATCGAGCTGTTGCGGGTTTACAGATACTTCCTGTACCCCGATGCGTTTCATCTTCCCGCTCAAATCCGCATACGCCTGCTCCGTTGTCATGGTATTGGTGCTGATATTCGAGTCCCGCATCACCGTCTGGGAGAACACCGCCAATACCACGCCAACGACCGCTAAGGTCGCTACTATCGGGAACACACCTTTTCTTGCCATGGTCAATTACCTCCATTTAGAGTGTCGTATCGTTTCAAAGCCTCGCGGCTGATTTCCTCGTCCTGTTCAAGGTCTTGATTCGTCTTAGTGATGACATCATCAAGTCTTGACATCGCCAAGACCACATCGGTATCCCACGGATTCTGTGCTGAGCGCTGATTGAGTGCAAAAGCAAGAGAATCTAAGCGCAGGATAAGACGCTCATTATCATGGACCACATTGTTTATCGTCTTAATGATACCGGCGTATATCTCCTGCTTCTTTTTAGCGGTATCGGTATCTCCGAACGAGATAATGCCTTGTTGGAAAGCTTTGTATTCTGTCTCATCGAACATCGATGCCGAGCGGATAGCGTCATCCAGCCGGTCATAAAATATCCGTTCTGCCGATGCCAACAGCGTCAGGCACTTTGCCTGCTCCCCGGATGTCTTGCTGTCTTGGGTCATGCTATACGCCACCGCCATCTTTTGTCCGAATCGCTTGACCTGATACAGCATCTGGTCGGCTTGGTCTGAGAACACTGCTTTCGTCTTGACGATTGCGTTGATTTTTTCGGCATAGGTTTCTTCCCGATTCAGAGGTTTTTCCTGCGCAGGCTTTTCTGATTCCCGCCGCTTCTCCCTGTACCGGAACACAAAATACCCGCACAGGAGCAGGAACAGGGTCGGGGCTGCGTATTTTGCCAGAAGCACAAAGAACAGCGGTGCGCCGTGCATATACTCAATCGCGTAGTAGGTATGGATATACGCCTCGACCATATACACGGCAGCTGCTGCTATGATAAGTACGCATATACAAAACATCTCTGCCCCTCACCCCTTCTTCCTCATGCAATCCTCGCACACGGTTCGGAAACAATCCGCAGACGGTCTCTCGTGTTTCGGAAGCGGCTTTACCGCCTGAATATGCAGTTTCGCGCCCTGTTCCGGTGTCCTACCGCAGATAACGCACCGGAACCTGTCCCGCCGCAAGACCTCATACTTGATTTGCGAGGATGCCTGCCTCCGCTCGTTTTCCCGCTGCTGGCGTTCCTGTTCGTGTGCCTTAGCGAGTCTTACGAATTCTTTAGCCTCTGCCATCGAATAGGTCTTAGACTCCTCCATCGTCTTGCCCTTATGCGGCGTATACTGCTTCACTGCAATGAAGGTCGTCTCGGTCACGGGAGTGCCAAACACCGCTACATTGACCAGCTTCTTCTCATAGTGCTTATACAGCCAGAAAGGGATACTTCTTCCGCAATCATCGTCCTTCTCGGTCCAGTTGGGGATGCTTTTGAGTTCTTCCTTATATGCCGCAAACTGAATCACATTCGACTGCGCCCATCCGAAAACCTCTTCAAACTGGGGAATCTTTTTCCGAACAGTGCCCATGAACAGCTTATCGAGGGAAGCACCCCTATACTCTTCAAGCGATTCGAGTGGGTATTCGAGGCAGATTTCTTCGTCCACATCATAGAACTCATATCCCTGATTGACTTCCTCAATGCCCGCCAGTATCTCGCTGGTATTGCGCACGTCCTTCTTGGCAGCAGAGACGACGAGAAGCCATATACCGGCCAAAACAGCCAATGCGACAACAATTACCACGGCAATCGTCAACGGCGACATTACTGCTATCTGGTCCTCTACCCAAAACGAAAACTCTTCTGGCATATCAATCAGCCAGTCTATGAAATGCATCGGTTTACCGTACATCTATGATTCCTCCAAAATCCAGACACTGTCTGGAAAATCTCCGCGGACAACACCGCTATGACTGCCCTTGATTTTCATTATCTGCAATTCGCACGAATCGGCAACTTTTTCGCGTAAAAACAAAAAAAGCAGCCATCCGTGATGGATGACTGCAAAAAATATCAGTGAATTTCGGAAAAATGTTGCAAACGGCCTTGCAAAACCTTGGAAAAATGTCGCAGTGCTTAGAAATGTGCCTGGTCAATGTTGTTTTTCGTTAGAGTACGGAGATGACAGAAGAACGCTCGTGTCGAGCACATAAAATTTTTCTGAGATTCGCACCTATCGTTTCAGGTGTTTTCTCGGATGGCATCGAGGATGTCCTTCTTTGTGCCGCGCACCGAACAGCCATTATCCTCAAAGGCCGCAAACAGCGTTTGCACGAATTTCTCGTTCTCATCTTTCGAGATGTCTGGCATCCAGAAAGAGTAGTCATCATCGCCATATCTGAAGACGATGCCTTCAATTTTCGGGTTCTTGCTCATTGTGTCTCCTTTCTTTCCGTTCTGAGCATTCATTTAGCATACACGCTCGCAGCCAGTACCCCAACAGCGATAATACCGGTCACGAACAAAAGCATGCAGACGAACATAACGCCGAATGAAAGCGTGAGGTATGAGATTTGTTCGACCATGCTCAGCAGATGAATTTTGTCCGTTAATTTGTCAATTTCATCTACATCCTCCAACTGCTTTTGACGCTCTCCCCCCATGACCAATGCCTCATAAGCACCGCCGAAACTGAATTCATCGTCCGACAGCGGCTTGCTTTTGGTCTGCATCATGAGGTCAATCAGTTTTTCTTCGAGTTCCGCTTCCTTTGCGCATTTTTCCGCATCTTTCTCATCCAGCATCTTGCCCGATAGCTTGTAGCAAATGAACGATGCAATGCAAAGCAGCGCTGCACTGACAAGCGAGAAAATCATGATTCCACCTCAAAAGGAAGCTGCTCAAACGGCAGCGTCAAGTAATCATACAGGGATTCGGCGGTAGGCATGTCGTAGCGCATCCGGCGACCATCTTCGAGGTCGAACCAGATACATTTGCGAACATCCTCATACAGCCACCACTCAATGGTGTCCGCCTTGTCATCCAGTTCTTCTTTGAGGATGCGGAGCAATGCAGTAAGATACAGATTGTCGGCATCGAACACTACTGTCGAGTCGCAGATTTTGCCAAGCGCATGGTTGAATTCCAAGATTTTTCGGTTTTGCTCTTGGACATCAGCAATCGTTTTGCAAAAAAGTTCCTTAGAAATCATTGGTTTCCTCTCCTATACAAAAAAATAGCCCCACCATTGAGGTGAAGCTCAGCGTGTAAAAAGCAGTCAGTAAACATCATGGCACAAACATTATTTATTGTTTTGTGTTGCAATTTTAGCTAATATCGCATATAATATAATTAGCTAAAAGGAGGTGTCGCTATGATTACAGCTACTGCAACAGCGACCGAAATGCAAAACAATTTCGGAAGATACCTGAATCTCGTTATGTCCGGTCAGGAAATTATTGTGACAAAAAATGGTCGTGAGGTTGGTCGCTTCATTCCCAAAGATGCGGCCGTCTCCTATCTCACAGATTCTCTCACCGGTGTCTTAAAAGGAAACTATGACCTTGATACGGTGAAGGAAGAGAGGCTGAAAGAGAAATATGGTATTGCTGATTGACGCCAACATTGTTCTTGACGTCTTACAAAACCGAGCGGGTTTCGTAAAAGAGTCAGCAACGATTTGGAAACTGTGTGAGACAGAGCAAGCAAAAGGTTATATCTCTACTTTATCTTTCGCAAACATTGTGTATATTCTTCGAAAAGAACTCACTCCTGAAAAAATCGAAGAAATATACCATAAGTTAGGCTTGATTTTTGAGTTTGCAGATTTTAACAGCTCGGTTCTCATGAAAGCTGTTGAAATGAACTGGAAAGATTTTGAAGACGCAGTTCAAAGTGCTACAGCAGAACACGTTCATGCTGACTATATCATCACGAGAAATGTTCGTGATTTTACAAAAAGCAAAGTCGTTGCGTTTACTCCCGCAGAACTCTTAATGCGAATTTAATAACTAAAAGGCGGTTCTTTTGAACCGTCTTCTTTTAGTACCGATAATATCTCGGCACGATTTTGCCCTTATCGTTATCCATCATCATGGCGGCAAAGGTTTCCATCCCGACGGGGACGAACTCAGCGGTATAGTCGAGCGTGGTGTCGAGTTCTTTGGCGACATCCGACATTGCCTGCAGGAACGCAGCAAACGCCGGGACTTCCTTGTCGGTCAGCGTCACGCCGGTACAGATGGACAGGTAATCCTCCCCTACATCCGCAACATCGTCCTCTTCCCGACCAAAGACGCCATGCACGGACTCGATAGCGGCAAGCATCTTATCTACCTGTGCGGCATTGAACGGCGTATCGGGTTCGAGCGACATCTCGAATGTGTAACAGAACCACTTGTGGATATCCTTAACTGCGGACTCAGGCACATAGTCGGGATTGTCGCAGAGTTCCTTACCATCGAAGGACAGCATGACAACATTGCTCTCCACATCGTAGTATTCGAGGCCCTTGTAACGAACCGCCTCGCAGCCGTATTCCTGCAGTACCTCGCTCCAAAAATTGTACCCATAGAAGTTCTCGGTGCTGAAATAGTGAATCATCTCATAGGACAGGAACACCTCAACATCCACATCCGTCACCAACTGGTCAAGGATTGCGGACATTTCCGGCGTGTGCTGCCAGTCGGTATCAAGACCTTTCAGACCCACGCCGCCGGTCTTATCCTGAACAAACAATACCGTCTTGCCATCGACCTTGATGCTCAGCTTATGCATCGACAGAGATTCAATGCTGGCGGAATTGATAAACTGAAGCAGATAATGTGCGAGGCAGCTGCGGATATCGTCCGCGTTGCCGTCCCCTTTGCGAATCGTGATGCGCTCAATGGCGACCAGCTCAGTGCTCATGGTGTTCTCCTTTTTCTGTAAGCGGCAAGACTTATCCTGCGCAGCCAATGTTATAAATTTATTCGATGTTAGGTGATATTAAATCGCTTGCAAGTAGCTGACAGCCAGTTTGACAAGCACATACACGCCCGCGAGGTTTTCTGCGATTTTGCAGAGGTATGTCATGATGGTGAACTTCGTCAGTCCTCTCCGCTTGAGCCTGAACATTGCCACGGTGGACGCAGTAAGCAGGAAGGCAATAGACATCAAAGCCTGAACGCTGACCAGTATAAAGACATTAAGGCTGAACTGCACCATGTACTGCGCCTGCACATCTTCGATGCTTTGAAGGCGTAAGGCGAGCTCCTCGAAAACAAACGCAATTCCGGTACAAATCGCAATTACGAGAAGAGTCTGATTCAACACATCGTCGATGACAGAAGACGGCTTCCCGCTTTCAAATTGCCGGATAGCCGCCGTTGCTTTCTTTCCGAACTTATAATCGTACACAGCGTTTCCCGCAAACAGCGCAGCCGACGACAGCATCAGTCCCGCCGTAGAGACATTCACTATATCCATGCTGTCACCCTGTAGATTCATCAGAACGAAAACTTGCACTCACGACGTTCGCGGCCGTTCCCGCCCCAGTAGTGACGCCAGCGCGGTGCTTTCCCGTCCCCCTCATTCTTGTACTTCTCTGCCACATGGTCTCCTACCGTAAAGACCTTGACATTGACCCTCTGTGCCTTTCCCTTGAACATAAACGGCTGACGGTCCTCTTTCTTGATAGGATTGAGGTGTACATCAGAGCCCTTGCTCGCGAGGTAGTAGGCGCAGAGCATCGCAAGACGAACATACGGCGTGCCCTCGTTGTAGACGGGAGGAATCTCCTCCATCGTATCGGGGACCGCCACATCGGTGGTAGAGCGCTGATTCGCAGCTTTCTCAATATACTGTTTTGTGCTTCGAGTCGCTTCCGTCAGTGTCTGCCCCTCCTTAATCCAGGCGGGCAGAGACAGGAACGCATAGTTCTCCTTCTCATTCGCAACGCCACCGACCAACACGATGCCGATGAAGGTATCCTTGGTCTTGGGCTCGAACTCGATATGTACGAACATGCCGCAGTAATCCTTGCTGTCATACAGCGGCAGATAGAAGTCCTTGAATGCGAGGCGTTCGAGAATCTCGTGGTGGATGACGATATCGTCCGTATCCATCAGCAGTTCCTGAAAATCCTTGTCGAAGTCATAGACGACCTTCTCCCGCGCCCAGTTCCCGATAGTGTAGATGGGGAAAACCTGTCCCGCCAACTCCTTATCAAGGCCCGGCTGACGCATCTTCTGCGCGACACGGACACACTGCATCATGGCTTCTTTCGTGTACTCGTCAAGAGTCTTGCCTGCCGGGTCCTGAAAGTCGAAGCCGATACGGTTCGAGCGGGTAACGGCGTTTGCAACCAACGCGATTCTCAGCTGCTCGTTAGTCATAGTATTTCCTCCGTAATTTATGATATATTGATTTTCTATTTGAAAGCTGTTCGCCAGCAAAAGCTGTTGCCCACTGTCCGCCCCGTGGAGGCCGCTTTGAAAAGACAGTTAGCGGATTTCTCCGCCGTTACGCCTTGATATTCAGGCGTTCGTTGATTTCTCGCTCGGTCTTGCCCTTAGTGAGAAAGACGGGTTTTACCTTGAATTCCTTGTCCTTCACAATGAGCTCTAAGCATTCCCATCCCTCGCTGTCTGACAACTCGAAACCATATGGGTCGATGTTCAGGAACAGCCAGACAGGTTCTGCTTGCGGTTCGCACATCATCCACACTTTCAGAATCTTCGTAATGGCGGCAATACCCTTCTTCCAAGAAAATGCCATGACCCAGCTCACATCGAAAACCAAAAGCCTTGGTTCCTGCGAATCCTCGACATCGACCTTGACGGTATGTGCAAGGACAAAACCTTCAGGAGTGGACTTATATTGCTTGACCGCCATCGGTACTTGTCCGGGGATGAGCCTGTCGTGGTCTAAGGCAAGCGCTGCATAGCTGCCGGTAACATCGAACAGGATGATTGCATCGGTACTTTTCTTCAGAATCCTGGCAAGCTGCTGCTTGCACCACGAGGCGTTGATGACCTCGTTCTTGGCCGTCACCAGCGTATACCAGGCGTTAGTTTTGATTATCGGTTGCATATTCTCCTTGCGCTTTGGGGCTTATTCTTTGATTTAATCATTTATTTCCTTTCCGACATCAAAGGTCAAACCACCAAGGAGTGGAACGCTCTTCTCTCCCCTGTTCTATTTTTTGCCAAGGCGTTTCGCACTTGTCGTGAACCTGTTCGGTAAGGCGCTTGCTGCATTCATCACACAACGAACCATAGGGCATATCCCATAAGGGCGTTGTGATAAGTTGACCGCAGCAATCACATCTCTTCCCTTCTTCTACTTCCGCAACCTCTTTCATAAAGTTGACGGTCTCTGCATCACCAGTAAAAACCAGCGGTGTCAATTCTGCTTCTGTGCGAATGACACGAAGCAAAGTAAGAGGAGAAGAAAAGTTCCAAGGAATATCGGCGGAACGTAAAGCATCGTAAATGCCGTTTTCTTTTGAATTAGAAACAGAGCGAAGTCGCGAATAGACTTCATCCTCGGTCAAATCCACTTTTGCCATTTTATTCTCCTTTCAGAGAACGAAATGCAGTGCGTACTCGGTCGAAGAACCCTTTCTTGGGTGCAGGAGCCTTTTCGCGCTGGCGGTACAACCCGTTCATGGACTCATCCAGATTATTAAGCTGGTCGCTCAACTCGCGGATACTTTCTGGTGTAGAAAACTTCTTTACGATGTCCCTGTCGGCCTTTTCTTTGACAACGGCAACCATCTTATCCAATGTTAAATCGCAATATTCATCCGTCCAATCACCGATGAAATAAAAGCGTTCTACCACGGTTCTTGTTGCGGTATCTTGGAAAGTCCCAAAAAGAATGGGGTCTTTTTCTCTTTTGATAGCCTCGACTCTTCGTTCCTCGCGTTTTGTGTAATCTGTGAAGACTACATACATCTTATCGAAAATGCCCTTGCAGCGTTCGATTTTCCGAATGATTTCTTCCGGAATCCGCCGCTGATAATTCTCCAGCTCCACAATTTTGACGACCTTGTTGTCTACCATGTGGATAAAATCGTCCACATCACTTTTGTAGACAAAGGTATCAATGCCGAGGTCAAGCAGCTTCTTTTCTCGTGTTATATTGTCGATGTGGAAAAGCAGCTTTTTCTGCGCAGCAATTTGTCCGGAACGCTGATATTCTTCGAGAAGAGCAAGGCAGTTCTCATATAGCTGAGAAAGTCCGTCAGCCGTCATTGTCCGCTTTCGGCTTTTTACCTGTTCGAAATATTCGGCAGGAGAAACGATTGTATTGTTCATGATTTTTTTCCTCTCTGCCTTATTCGGGCAGCGTATCGCATTTGATGTATTCCTCGCAGTATTCGAGGTTGCATTCTGCATATTTCGGGTCTCCCATCGCATTGACGATGAACTCGCGCAGTTGTGCCTGAAGCTTTTCCTCGGTCAGCGTGGCAAACTTTTCGTCGAATTTCTTCGGGGGCTATTGGATATCGCAGAAAATCGAGGTGTTTCCGTAATAGTCCGACGTGCTGTAAATGCTGCCTGCAGGATACCCGCACCACTTCTCGAAAGCACGGGGCAAGGCATTTGCATAAATGGTGTATGCTTCATCCTTTAAGCAATCGCTGCCGCGTTCCTTAGCCCGGCGCAAGTCATACCAGTCACCGACAGCTGCGACCGGCTTCATGTACAGAGGCCACGATTCGTAACCGTCGAGGTCTTCATTTCTAATGGACTCTACAGTCTCTAAGACCTCTTCCTTCGGGGGAGCGCACTTTGCAAGAAACTCCTCATTGTAGCGGAAGTCTTCGACATAACCACGGTTAATGCCTTTTCCAGAATTGTTGACATGATACCAACCAATAGTGTGTTTCTCCGATTTCAGTGCCGTTTTCGTTCTGAACGCTATTACCCGGGGTGCAGTTCCCCGCAACCCGCCGCATGTCATGTGGGGAGTGACGTCCCAAAGAGCGGCAAAGCCTGCGAAATTGCTCAAAAGAAAAACCGTGACTACAAATATGCAGCCACGGTTATAAAACTGCCAGCCAAAGGCGGTGACCGGCAGGTTAAGATGTACAAGCGGGCAGACATGATGGCATATGCAAAAAATCGCACTTAGAAGGTTTTCTATTCGGCGGGAAAGAGAAAGAGGTTCGAGAACCCGCCAGACCCATTTCCGCTTGTACAATTCTTATTCTATGCAATTCGCACAAACACGCAAGCAAAAAAGCAAAAAGAAATCCCCTTGCACCGAATGACCGGAGCAAGGGGTTCTCACTTTGATAGAAAGAAGGAAGCTGCATCTCTGCAGCGCAGCACAGCTAAGTGCCGCAACCGTCATTGACGGGTCGAAGGTTTTGGTGTTTACTCCGCACCGGCTTACAAGGTCATCATCGATGACACCGTCGAGTCTATACCTCCTGCCTTCTGTAATGTATTATACCACAAATCGCGCTTTTTTGCAAGGTTTTTCTCAAAATCAGGCTCATTTTGTATGCAGCTACGCCCCGGCAGCTACGCTTTGACCTTTCCCGCACCCCTGAGTTCCAGCAGCTACGCAATTTTCGGAGGAGATGCAGTTTTTGTCCGTATTTTCTGCAACTCAATTCCTAAAAGTGTCAGTATTTCCAACTTTTTGGGAATGAGATACACCAAATCCCTCAACTCATTTGCAGTTTGTCATCTGCCTTTCCTGTATGGAAAAAGCACACGAAATGTGGTATAATTAAGGCAAATAAATTCGTCCAGAGCGGAGATACACACATGACTATCGGAGACATTCTCGTTAATACCAACCGGGCAAACCTCAATAATCTGCTACCGTTATCGGAAGTGAAAACCAAAAAGGATTTCGCCAAATTCAAGAAGAAGGGCTATACCGTCGGCATGACTGCCGGGGAATTTCAGGAGAAATACCCGCTTCTTCCCATTGAGAACATTTATGCCTCCTACAACATCCTGTCCTCGCTCTATTATTGCGAGCCTCAAAATCCTACCATCCCGATTGTCTTGAATCTTCAGATTTACGGCGACAAGCGCCTATCTGTTGCAAACGAATCGGATGAAGCATTTCAAAATCGGATTCTCTCGATAGCAAAAGCGATTTCTGAGGGGAATGTCAAGCGGATTCGGTCGTATCTCTTTTCTCTCGAAGACAGTTTCAGGGTTTCGGTGCTCTCGCAGTATATCAAGAACGCAGAGCCCTCACCGGAACTGTACAACTTCTTTATGGATTATTACAAATCTACCGATTATGGATTCCAGAATCTCAGCGAAGCCGATATACGCAAAGTCCTGTCCGGTAAATCTGAGGAGCAGAAGAAGAAAACTGCTGAAAAGCTTCGGAAATTCCCGGATACGGTTACCGTTTATCGCGGAGAGGGCAGCAAATCAACGCCGTATACGCAGTCTTTCTCTTGGACGGTCAGCTACAAAGCAGCTTGTTTCTTTGCATGCAGGTTGCCGAGCGCTGAAGACAGCACTATCGTATCGGCAGAGGTATCGAAGGATGATATCATTGAGTTCTTCCCCGAAAGAAATGAGGCGGAAGTTGTCATTTTACCGTCTGCCGTGAAATCTGTAAAAGTCGATACTCTGTATGGCTTAGAATCTGTCGAAGAAGAAATTCTCGAAATCATGCCCCTGTACCAAGCCGGCCGCGAAGAGATTCGGCATCTGTATGCAGTTCATGGCAAACTCGATGCAAATGAGTCCGGGCACGATGCCCTGCACACGCTGCGTGTACTATTCAACGCGCTGCTTCTCGTTGAGATGGATGGCATTATGCTTTCCGAAGAAGAAACGCAGATGCTGATGGATGCTGTCATTTACCACGACATCGGTCGCACGAACGATGATGTTGACGATAGCCATGGCAAGGCATCCCGCGATATTTATGCTGCTGACCGCAAACCCGAAAATCCAGGTACTGGATTTCTCATCGAGTATCATTGCCTCGATGATGCTGTCGCTCGCAGAGATTTAGAGGCTCTTTCTCTGCCGAACGTTGACCGCATCTGGCTGCTGTATACGATTCTCAAAGATGCCGATGCGCTTGACCGGGTCCGGTTCGGGCTCAGATACCTTAATCCTAAATACCTGCGCAACGATACAGCGCATAAAATTCTGCCCGTAGCACAGCTTTGCTTAGAGCACCTAACATTTTAAGGAGTATACATGGCTATCACACCAACCACGGAACAACTCCAAATTGACAATGAATCACTGCTTCGCGTTGAATACGGCGATACTTGGGACAAGAAATACAGGGACAAGGGTCAGGCTATCTGGACTTTCCAGCGCCGAAACCTTTCGACAGCGTGCGTCGTTGTTTCTCGCTTGCACGGCATCGACTTCGATGCCGCCTCCACCTTTATGTTTCACCTGGCGAACAACGCGGGTGAATGCAAACCCATCGTGGAAGCCGTAAATTCCCAGCTGGAGCTCGCCATCATCAAACCTGACAAGTTCATCAAGGGTCTGCATAAGTTCTTTCAGGAGCTCACAAAGCCTATTAAGAAAGATAAGCAGTATGCGCTCTACTTTAAGACGCTAGCGTACCTGCAGGAATGCACACACAACGGTCTTATAATTGACGGGAAAGTGATGCACAACGAGGCTGTGGTAATATCCGCTACTGACTTCATCATGCAAGGCACTGAGTATCTCAAGAAGCAGGATTTTGATGTAGTGAACATCGTAGTCGGCATCACCACCGAAAACGAACCCATCATTATCCGAGACCCCTATCCTCTTGTAGATGTACCTGCCTATTATGTCGAAGCACTGTATCTCGGCAAACCGTATGACAAAGCTGACCGGAAAATGTCGGATGAAAAGAAGGGGGACATGCTTGCCACATATTATGCGCGATACGGATACAAGAACATTGAGACACTCGATGACAGCATAACCCTGAGTCGGGAGTGCCAACTGTATACCAATACCGTGCTCTCTTTAGCCACCGTTCTGAACGAATACCTCGTGGACATGCTGCCGGACAAACCGTTGATTCGCAATACCCCGTATCAGGCGCAGTGGTGGCCGGTTCCTTTGTCGCATAAGTTTCCCGTCAGCGCCCTCAAAGAAGCCCTGCACCATCGGCGCAGAACGCTTCCTGCGAACGGTGCGGTTATTCAGTTCGGAAGTCGGCAGATGCTGCGAGAAGTAAAACTGAAAGAAACCTGCCGCGACAACGAAATCATCTGCGTTTACAAAATCAAAACTCCTGATGGAGATGTTTCCGGGTACTACAATACCAACTCGGAGTGGTTTTACTCGATGCTAGACGGTTCAGACTATATGGATTTGCACGACCAAATCACGCACCTTATCCTTTGGCTGTACACTTCCTTGGTCTGTGATGTCCCCGACCTTCTCCCGACGGACGATTCCTTCCGGCGCTCCTTTATCACCCGCGAAGGCGTTCCTACCGACTTGAAATTCTTAACTCTCGGCGGAAAGCCTCGCAATTATCTGAAAAAAGATGATGGTGAGGATAGTACACTCAACATCTTCGACAAGTCAAAGTACGATGCATCCAGCAAAAGCATCAACGGCTTTGTCCGCAAACTTCCTGCCGGACAAAAAGCGAGCGAACGGTCTCTGAAAATTGCAGAAAGCTACGGCTTCGAGTTACATGAGGATGAGACTTATGTCATGCCGTTTGTGCGCAGACAGTGGCTCAAAAAGAAAACCGAAGAATGATACCAACCAATTTGGTATTTCGACACAGCAAGAGGAGCGTCCGCTAAAGCAGACGCTCCTCTTTGTGTTTCTTATGCTTTTTGTAAGCTTGTAGCTTACTTTCCGCTGCCGTTCAGGCGCGGGATGGTCTCAGTCTTCGTTTCATTGCAAACCTTGCAAGTATAGGTCTTGACGCCTTCTTTTTCAGCCGTTGGTTCAGTAGTTACGACACCGCTATCCCAAGTATGGTTGTTGGTTTTTGGTGTGGTATTGATAATGCTGCTCACATCACCGCAGACGGGGCAGTAGATTTCGGTGCGACCCTCTTCCTTGCAGGTAGGCTCAATGACACGCATCTCGGCATGGTGACCGGTGGAGTGTACAATGTTGTCCTTGTAGGAGAGGCTGTCATCCTGATTGCACTTGTGCATCGTGTAGCCGTCCTCTGTGCAAGTCGGCGGGACAACGGTAACGGTGAAGGTGTACTTGGTGGGCAGGACCTTTTCGGTCGTAGTAGCGTCACAGTTCTTGCAATGCAGGGTCTTGACGCCATACTCATCATAGGTAGGCGGGGTAGTGATGACGCCTTCATCCCAGATGTGACCTGTACCGCCGTAGTCGTAGGTCATGGTATGAGAAGCGTCACGCTTGCAGTGCATCCGCATAGTGCCCTGTTCGGTGCAGGTAGCCTTTTTCAGACACTCGGTGTGCTCGGTGTCCCAGTCATGGTAGCCGATAGCAGGAACAGGCTTCAACACTCTTTCATTACATCCCTCATAGCTGCAGTACATCCAACGCTTGCCTTCAGTCTCGCAATAGGGTCCTTCGACGATTTCGCCAAGGCGCGTATAATCGTGGTTATGCACCTTAGCAATATCTTCGGTCTTTGTTGCTTGGCAAGCCTTGCAGGTGAAGGTCTTGATGCCGGTCTCAGTAGCGGTCGGTTCCTTCTTTACAACGCCTTCATCCCACTGATGCTCGCCGGTAGCAGGAAGGTCACTCACATGCTGCTTATCGTTGCAGCGCTCACAGACATTGTCTACGCTGCCAGAAGCGCCACAGGTAGCGGGAGTAGTGACTTCCTTGTACTGATGGCCCAGCGCAGGGACAATGTTGTCCTTGAAGGACTTGGTAGCATCTTCCACGCACTCGTGCATGGTATAGCCGTCCTCGGTGCAGGTAGGAGCGACCACGGTCTCGTTGTAGGTGTAACCCAGAGCCGGAATGCTCTCGGTGTAGGTATCACCGCAGTTGTGGCAGGTGAAGGTCTTGACACCGTTCTCGGTGTAGGTGGGCTCTTTGGTCACAACGCCGTCATCGTAATCGTGACCGGTTGCGGGGATGACCTCGGTGTAGGTATGGCTCTTGTCGTTCTGGCAGGTGAAGGTCTTGACGCCATCCTCGGTGCAGGTAGCAGCCTTGGTGACAGTACCATCATCCCACTTATGACCTAGAGCCGGGATTTCCTCAGTCTTAGTCTCTGTGCAAGCGGCATTCTGGCACTTATAGGTCTTTACACCGACAGCTTCGCAGGTAGCAGGCGTTGTTACAGTGCCTTCATCCCACTTATGACCCAGAGCCGGGATTTCCTCGGTCTTAGTCTCTGCGCAGCCATTACGAGTGCAGGTATAGGTCTTAACACCAGCTGTCGTACAGGTCGCTGCCGTTGTGACTGTACCGGTATCCCAGGCATGGCCCAGCGCATTCGTATAATCGCGTTTTTCGGTCAGAGCGGAATCCTGGTCGCAGATGTAGATGGTATAGCCCTTCTCTGTGCAGGTAGGCGCTACCGTAGTGCCCTTATGCCAGGTTTTTTCGACCATCGGGATATCTTCCGTGTAAGTAGCACCGCAGGAGGTGCAGGTAAAGGTCTTCGTACCCTTCTCGTAGATGGTAGCAGGCTTTGTGACCTTACCGGCATCGTAGGCGTGCGGCAGCTTTGCCTTGTAATCGCCCTTGTAGGTCAGGCCGGGGACTTCATTGCACTCGTAGATGGTATAACCCTCAGCGGTGCATGTCGGAGCAACAACGCTCTTGATATGATAGGTCTTGTTGAGAGACGGGATTTCCTCTGTGCGCGTCTCATCGCATTCCTTGCACTTGAATGTCTTGATACCGGTCTCGGTATAAGTAGCAGCCTTCGTGACTGTACCGCCATCCCAGCTATGTCCCTTTGCCGGAACAAAACGGTCATTGTAGTTCATGCCGCCCCACTCATGGCAGATATGCTCATCGTAGCCTTGCGTGGTGCAGGTCGCTTCATGACGGCGAACCGTGAAGGTGTATTTTACCTGAGGCTTTGCGGTAGGAGCCGGAGTAGCTGCCGGAGCAGGTGCCGGTGTTTTTGTCGCCGCCGGTTTTGTCGTCCCGCCGGAAGTCGAAGTGCCGGTGCTCGGCTTCTCTGTCTTAGTCGGCTCGCTGGTGGTATTGTCCTTCTTATCGGTGCTCTCAGCGGGCGTGGCGGTCGGTGCAGGTGTAGCGGTCGGTGCAGGTGTGGCAGTTACTTCCGGTGTTTCCGGAACCGCAGCCTGACTTTGGCTCGTGGTCACATCCGAACTCGTCGTATCGTTGGTGTTTTTTCTTTTCTTGCAGCCGGTCAAAGAAACCGCAACCGTAGCAGCCAAGGCTACAGCAACGATTCTTTTCGCTGTACTTACTCTCCTTTTCATGATAAACCTCCTTCCCTTTAGGGGATAGTTTCTTAACTATATTATATCAAAGAAAACATCGCGTTTACATTGATTTTTGTAGATTTTACAACTTCCCCATCAAGTTTTACTGTTTGCATAATTAGCACACCGCGAAACTGTGCATAGTGTCCAGCACATATGGCTAACTCTTAACCTTCACCACAAACTGTTGATTTTCGCCATTTGCTAAAAACTTCCGTCATGTTGCATATTGACTCTTTTCATAGAAAAGAGTACGCTATTCTGAATCGAAGGAAGGGGCTGTCATGGAAGTCAGTTTGTTGCTCATGTAGCAGATAGCTCAGCTGTTCACCGTTCTCATAATGGGCTATGTAGTCGTTAAAGCAGGGCTGTTGAAAGCCTCAGACAGTAAGGTTTTGTCTGTAGTTTTCGTGTATCTGGTCATGCCGTGCGTTGTTCTCACCGCATTTCAAATCGATGATACGCCGCAGATTCGCACAGGACTCTTGTACTCGATGGGTATAGCAGTCGGGATGCATGTTGTGTTTCTGGTCCTCAATGCTATCTTTAAAAGGCCGCTTAAATTGGATGTCGTGGAGCAGGTCAACATCATATACAGCAATGCGGCCGCGCTCGTCATCCCTCTGGTTCAGGCTTTGCTTGGCGAAGAATATGTCGTTTATTCCTGCGCTTTCGTCATTGTTCAGCTGATTCTTCTCTGGACGCACGCAAGTGCCTGCCTGCAAGAAGGCGCAAAACTCGAATGGAAGAAGATTCTGACCAATGTCAATCTGCTTGCGATTGTCGTCGGTGCGCTCTTGTACCTTCTGCATATCTCGCTGCCCTCGCCTATCGTGAACACGCTCAGCAGCGTAGGTGCTATGATAGGGCCTATGGGTATGCTGCTGGCCGGTATGGCGATTGCAGAAGTGCCGCTAAAGAAAGTCTTCTGTACACCGCGCAACTATCTTCCCGTTGCACTTCGTCTGCTGGCCGTACCGATGGTGGTATTGCTTCTTCTCAGTGTCATCCACGCATCTACTTGGATTGCGGACGGCAGGGCGATTCTCATGACGGTGTTCCTGTCCGCCATCACGCCTGCCTGTGCGACTGTTACCTCGATGGCGCAGCTGTACAACCGGGATGCGGCACATTCGAGTGCCCTGTATGTACTCAGTACATTGCTCTCCATAATTACAATGCCCATCATGATAGGTCTGTTTGAGATGCTGGCTTAACTGATTTACTTAACAACAAGAAGAGCGCCCACTTTTTAGCGGGCGCTCTTTTTATACCTGTTAGGTTTTTGCTGAAATGGGAAACTTTCTTTACTTTTTTGCTGAAAATTTCCAAAAAGAAATCTTAGTCGATGCCAAGTACCATCTTTAGGTTACTGTTAAAGGAATCCGCAATGCTGTGTACGGCGCGGTACTGACCCGTATACCTCATGCATTGCTCATGCGTCAGTATGGGTTTCTCATACTCGATACGGTCGATGCGGATATCCACGGTCCGCTTATTGTTGCAGTAGTCGTCGGGGCTATCTGTCAGGATATAGGGCCCGTAGATAACAGTGCCATAGGCATAAACGCCGCTCTCATGCGCCGGGTCCTGCTTGCCCACGTGCAGCATCACGATGTCTCCAATCTGCATGTCACGGGTAGCAAGGAACGGCTCCACATGCCCGGGACCTTTTACCTTGTAGAACAAGTTCCAGTTCCGGAGCTTGATGGGTTCAATATAGAATGTCACTATGGCACCTCAAATGCGTCAGTTGTTTTCGAGTACCCACTTCACATACTTTCTGGCAATGCTCAGCGGATGGTCGGGGAATTTTTCATCGAAAATATCGCGTTCCGAGAAGTTCATGAGAAAGCCATCCCTGTATTCGGAATCATAGGGGTCTTCAAAGAACATCTTCATGACTTCCTTTGTGGTGAAATGCTTATCTGGGTGTTTCTCTTTTATTGCGTTCTGGAACACTGCAAATGCGAAGCTGTCCCGCGCCCCGGTCATACCTTCCTCGGTGAAGCTGCCGTTAACGAAGTAGTCATCCTCGCCGACATTCACATTCAGGTTCAAGAGATACGATACCTCCGGTTTCGGCAGGCCCTGCACCGTCTCCTGAATTTTCCGGATGGCGTAAATGTACTTGTGCCCCTTCGCGGTCAACCCGTTCTTGCATTCCAAAAGGCCCATATTCTCCATCAGGGACAAGCGCACATCTTTGACGGTATCCTCCACGGAATCGTAGTCCATCGCTTCTTCCGGTGCCACAATCCAGGCAAAAATCAAGCCGAAGCACTCGTCATTGCGAATACCGCATCCGACATTAGGTTTCGGAACCGTATCGGGCAGAGGCTTGTTGAGGTCACCGTATTCGTCCGGTTTTACCTTGAGTTCAAATGCTTTGAAATTTTGTTCAGACAT